TGCCATCCAGGACCATACGGGGGTCTAGGATGACACTAGAGTTTACCTCGTTTCATGTCATTACCTCTTTGTGTTTAAGTTTTTATTATACAACCTTTTGCAGTAGTTGTCAACTGTTTTTTGGTACCGGATGCGAGATTCGAACTTGCGACCAACGCCTTATCAAGGCGCTGCTCTACCACTGAGCTAACCCGGTATTCAATCTTGGCGCCCACATATGGAATCGAACCACAATCCCCGGTTTCGTAGACCAGTGTATTATCCATTATACTATGCGGGCAAAATCTTGGTGGAAGCCGAGGGAATCGAACCCTTCTAGTCAGCAACCTTGCAAGGGTTACCCGTAGCCCACTACTGCTCCCAATTAAGAAACACACTACATCCAGCGAACCCATCTGCTGGCTTAGTTATTAATCGCTACAGGATAACCGGAATCCTTCGCTGAGGCGTCAGTAATGTGTTTGTTAATTGGCTCCGTGTGTGAGGATCGAACTCACCTAATCACTGATTAACAGTCAGGTCCTTGCACCATGCTTGGATTTCACGGAATAGAAAATTGGCGCCACAGACGGGAATCGAACCCGCCTAAATCGGATAGACAATCCGGTGCCCTACCCAGAGGACTACTGTGGCATTAAACTTGGCGCCCCGTAGGGGTTTCGATCCCCTTACCTCAGCAGTGACAGTGCTGTGCTCTCCCGATTGAGCTAACGGAGCATGAATTACGAGCTTGTAGACTAAACTACAATTTACCGGTTTCTAGACGAACTCATAAACTTGGTGGAGACAACTGGAGTCGAACCAGTAGTGCCTTTCGGGCGGAAGATTTACAGTCTCCTGGGGTTACCAATTTTCCTACATCTCCAAATGAAACATGCTAAAAGGGATCTAGTCCACCATTGGCACTAAGTGCAGGGGGCAGGCTAAAAGGGATCTAACACATTTCATAAACTTGGTACTCCGAACGGGTATCGATCCCGCTTCTCCAACTTGAAAGGCTGGTGTCCTAGCCACTAGACGACCGGAGTAAAATTCTTATACAACTGCACACTCACAGGAGTCGAACCTGCCTACCCAGGACTTGCCCGAGCTGTAATCCGCTACATTAGCGTGGCCTACGCCTTTATGTGCATGTGTATAAGAACTTCTTATACAATAAATTTTTAAAGAACAGTGTTAATTTCTTAACATGTGTATATTGTAACATGGTTTTGCCACTTTGTCAATAGTCTTTGCAACTATTTTTTGTTGTATTTTTACAACAATTTTGGTGCCTTTGACTGGACTCGAACCAGCACGCCTTTCGGCACAGCGACCTCAACGCTGCGTGTCTACCAATTCCACCACAAAGGCTTTTTATATTTGGTACCCCGTGTCTGATTCGAACAGACAACCAACTCCTTTTGAGAGAATCCGCACTACCAATTAGCGTAACGGGGCATTTAATTTTGGTGCGGTGAACGGGATTCGAACCCGTACTGTACAGATTTTAAGTCTGTTGCCTCCTACCTATTGCGCTACCACCGCGATGTAAAACAGGATACCTTTTTCGATGGCGTGTAAGCCATTGCTCTACCATTGAGCGATCTACGCAAAAGCGTGGAGTTGGAATCGAACCAACGTGTCGTTAGACATTGCTGTATGTATCCTAAAACTTGTGGTGCCATAGACTGGACTCGAACCAGTAACACACGAATTTTCAGTCCGCTGCTCTACCATTGGAGCTACTATGACATAAACTTATTAGGGGTGACTATCGGGATTTGAACCCGAACTACCAGAGTCACAGTCTAGGTTGCTACCATTACAACATAGCCACACCTAATAAGTCTAAAATTGGCAGGGGTAGTAGGGATCGAACCTACACTCTCAGAGTCAAAGTCTGATATGCTACCATTACATAATACCCCAACAAAATAACAGGATGCTTATTTTTCAATTAAAAGTTGAATTTTAAAAATTGCTGAACGCATCCTAAAACTGGTACATCGTGTAGGGATTGAACCTACGACCTACGCCGTGTAAAGACGCCGCTACTACCGCTGAGCTAACGATGCATAAATTGGTCTCCGTACTAGGATTCGAACCTAGACCTTACCGCCCCAAACGGCAAGTGCAACCTGATAACACTTTACAGAGATGAAATTGGCGTACCTCCAAGGACTCGAACCTTGACTGACGGTTTTGGAGACCGCGATGCTGCCATTACACTAGAGATACATTATTAAACAGGCTTCGCTTTTTTTCATTTACAGTGAAATTTAAATTTGCTGAAAGAAGCCTAAAACTTGGAGGATAGAATCAGAATCGAACTGATACCCATTTCTGAGTAGATCGGTTTAGCAAACCAACTTGTGCCCAGCACACTACTATCCATAAAATTGGTGCCCCATGACAGAATCGAACTGCCGTAACCTGATTACAAAACAGGTGTAATACCATTATACTAATAGGGCAAAATTGGCTCCTCAGACTGGGATCGAACCAATGACCGATCGGTTAACAGCCGATTGCTCTACCGCTGAGCTACTGAGGAATAAAACTTGGAGTAGCGGGTGAGATTTGAACTCACGGTTTTACGGATTTGCAATCCATTGCATTGGGCCTCTCTGCCACCGCTACATAAAAACTTGGTAGCCAGTCCACGAATTGAACGTGAAATTTCCGCTTATCAGGCGAATGTTATTCCATTTAACTAACCGGCCAGTTATTTCTTACCACTCTGCGTATTCACTTATCATACGAGAGTTTGTATCTTGTCTTTTAGTAGATTCTACACAACGAAGTTTAACTTCTTTCACATCACATATTGCTGTAATAGGAATAAGATATACTTTATCTAATTCGTTTACATAAACTGCTAAACAATCAATGTTACTTTCGTTGTAAGAAACTCTATTAGTGAATGTGTTTTGCGATAGTTTGATTGTAACTACACCGTTACTTTCCAACGATCTAAACTTAACTTGAACTCTTAAAAGTGTCCCATCATGTTTATCTAACACATAATCATAAGGACAACCTTGAGGCATCTTGCCAGTCCAGTACCCTCGTTTAGCAGAAGCAAGCACAAATGCTGCTTCTCCTATTTCACCTTTTTCATTTGATATACTCATAGTGTTTCTCCTATGAGTAGTTATAACACTCGCCAGGAAAGCGGGCGATAATAAAACAGGATACTTTGTGTCGCTAGACAACCAAAAAGTTTAGCTAATTTGAATTTGCAGAACGTATCCTAAAACTATGGTGGACCGTCGGGGGATCGAACCCCGACCTGAGACGTGCAAAGCCCCCGTGCTCCCATTATCACTAACAGCCCATAATTGGTGGAGTGTGATGGAATCGAACCACTTGGCGCCACCCTACTTGTTAGGCCTACCGGGTTACAGCCGGCAATAGGGAACACACTCCAATTTGTTAACACTCTCTTGTGAAAGTGCTTATTAAAACAAACTGTTACGCTATGCGTCCTGTTCTGAGTCAGAGTCAGCAGGTACCAATTTGCTTTAATAACTAGTATTTTTTTATCTACAAGAAGATAAGCCATCCACTAGTCCGCCCGTTTACGACATGTTTTAAGTGCGTCGCCCGGGCCTCGTTCCCGTACTTTATTACACTTTGCGTCCTACAACTGCTCTTGAGCAATCTCACGCTTTCTAACGGCTTTGCTGTACACTTGGGCACGTTCCATCTTTTCTAAGATCATCTTACGAAGATCTTCTTTGGATAGAGTATACTTTTGTGTAAACTCAGCTTCTCGTTGTTTCTTTTTATCTGTTTCTATCATTTTTCCGTTCTAAAAACAAAAAACCCCAGGGTTTTTAATCCTAGGGTCCTTTGGAGTTGTTGTGTACTTTTGTGTTACACTACGGTCTCCTGGGACCCCGGGTAAATCTCTGGTGTGCGATCATATGACAGACTACCACACTCGATAGATAACCAATTGGAGGCTATGACGCCTGCCTGTTTGGGCATCGTATTAAATTGTTGATGTCTGTTAAACGATTGCATTTTGTTTTCTTTTAAAAACCTTTGTTTACATAGATAGCACCATTGCTGCCTATGTGTTAATTATACATTTATTTAGTCTCGTTGTCAACCACTATTTGTCTTTTTGAACAAAAAGTTTTTAACAACTTTCCTAACTTGTCTCTATTGTACAGTTATTTAGTCTCGGTGTCAACCTTTTTTTATTCTGTTGAACAAAAAGTTTTTTGTTAACTGCGAAACTTCCAAACCATGTGTCTATTGTATGATCATTCATCTTCTTTGTCAACCACTATTTTACGCTGTCACAAAAAGTAGTTAGCACAGTAGAGTAAATTAAATACTACTATTACTTATATTATGAAAAATCAAAACTTTGTTACTATCGGATCGTTCGGCGATACATTATACAGTCTATGTGTTGCAAAAATTTTAGGTGGGGGCAACATGTATGTCAAATTGGGAGGCATGGACGAACTGGTCAGAACACTGTTCGGAAGAGAACCAGAGGGATTTCACAAGGGCCGTTACAATCAACAAGACTACGATCTTATTGCTCCGCTGCTCAAAGCTCAAGACTATCTATCAGATGTTGCTATTTGGACCGGGCAAGAAAATCATTTCGAATCGTTAAATGACCATTGGAAATTTCACTTACCCCGAGGTTGGCAAGGTAACCAAACAGAATGTTACGCATTAACACAAGGTATGGACATATATGAGCCTGTATTGAGTAAAAAACTATTGCTAGAGCCTTGGCTTACCCCAGTAAAACCTGTTAAAATAAAAGATAAGCCCATTGTAATCAACAGAACACCTCGCTATCTTTATGGCTGCGATGGTGCTCAGTGGACTACATGGGTAGGCCAAGGTCTAGAAGACTATGCTGTTTTTGTAGGAACAGAACAAGAACATAGTGATTTTCAGAAGCAATTTAACGTCAAAGTAGAGTATAAGCCAGTTAACGATCTGTTAGAGATGGCTCAAATTATACAAGGATGTGAACAGTTTATGGGTAATCAAAGTGTTGCGTTGTCTATTGCTATAGGGTTAGGGAAAACATTTTGGTGCGAAACAAGAAAAGATTTTCACCTAACTAAAACTCCGCATGGTTGGGGGGACGTTTGGTTCCCAAGAGTTAACGGCCACTATTTTTAAGGAATGATATGCACGCTATAATAAGCCACCACAATGACACATACCAGCCGTTGGCTGATTATACATGGACCGGAAACAAAATTCCCTATGCCGAAAAGCACGGGTATCAATGTCGAATGGAAGAACTAACATCGTTAGGGCACGGTGCCCAACTTCATAAAGTTGATTTTATCAATAGAATGTTGCACGATCCTCAAAACTACGACTGGATATGGTGGACTGGTTGTGATTTAATGGTTACTAACTTCAATACCAAAATTGAAGAAAAGATTGATAACCAGTATCACATGATTATCGCCACTGACTGCAACGGATTTAATGCAGACAGTATATTGATTCGAAATAGTCAAGAAAGTAAAGATTATTGGAAAATGGTTTCTGAAGTATTGCCGGGCTTACATTGGCATTGGGAAGGCGAGCAAAAGATTATCAAAGACACATATCCTAATTACAAAGACATTATCAAAGTTGTTCCACAGCGAGATATCAATGCTTATGATTATTCCACTTACGGTGGTGCATACCCTTCAATTGATTATCTAAACACTGACGGCAATTGGCAGCATGGCGATTGGGCTATACAATGGCCGGGACTGGGATTAGAACTAAGATTGCAATTGGCCGAACTGTATTCACAAAAGGTTGTCAAATAATGGAACATATTTTAAAACAGATTCGCGAATACATTGACGAAAAGAATTCTAAAAAATCGTGGACTGCTGGTAAGGACTTTGTTAACTATGCAGGTCCACATTTTAATGCAGATGAAATTGTCAGTGCTACTGAAACCTTACTAAATGGATGGCTAGTAATGGGCGACAAATGTCTTAAGTTTGAAAAAGAATTTCCTAAGCAGTTTGGAAAAAACTTTGGAATACTTACAAACAGTGGTAGCTCCAGTAACTTGTTAATGATGGCAGCTTTGACCAGCAAGCGTGGACATCATTTGCCCAAAGGTACAAAAGTATTAATGCCTATTGCGGGATTTCCTACTACACTGAATCCTACACTTCAAGTAGGTTTTGAACCGGTATTTGTTGATATCGAAATTGATTCACTTAATCTAAATCTCGATCAAGTAGAACAAGTGCTAAACTCTGATCCAGATATTCGTGTTATTACATTTGCACATGTATTAGGTAATCCACCTAATATGGATCAATTAATGGCATTAGTTCGCAAACACAATTTAATCTTGTTAGAAGATTGCTGTGATGCATTAGGCAGTACCTATGCAGGTATTCCTTTGGGCAAGTTTGGAGAAATGGCATCATGCAGTTTTTATCCAGCACATCATATGACCATGGGAGAAGGTGGCTTTGTTGCCTGCAGAGATTATCAGCAAGAAGTAATTTTAAGATCATTTAGAGAATGGGGCCGTGGTTGTTATTGTGTGGGTCCAGAAGCCAATAAACTCAAGTGCGGTAGTTGCGGTAATCGATTTAAAGAATGGATTCCGGAAATGCCAGGAGAAATTTTTGACCACAAATATGTTTACGACGAAATTGGGTATAATTTAAAACCGATTGAAGTGCAGGGCGCCATGGGTCTACATCAACTAGAAAAGTTAGACGAGATCCACAGTCTAAGAAAACGAAACTACCACTTGTTGTTTAGCATATATAAGAAATACGAAGAGTTCTTTCATCTTCCCCGACCTACTGCTAAATCAGATCCTAGTTGGTTTGCTTTTCCGTTGACTATCCGTGAAGGTGCACCTTTTAAGCGTAGCGACATTGTTGATTATTTAGAAGAAAATTTAATTCAGACTCGTCCGTACTTTGCCGGTAACATCATGTTGCAGCCTGCATACAGCCATTTGATGAATCCTGCTGATGCCCGTGATAACTTTCCTGTTGCTACTCATGTGATGCGCAACACGTTCTTTCATGGTACTAGTCCAGTTATTACTCCAGAACAAATTGCTTACATTGGAGAAAAGGTTGACGGTTTTATGAGTTTATTTGTTTAAGGAAAAATATGAAAAAAGCATTAATTATTACCCACAGCGGATTTCAAGACCACGAATTAGTTTATCCATACTATCGATTGTTAGGAGAAGGATTCGAGACACATATAGTTGCAGACAAAAAAGACGCACTAGGAAGATGCTACGGTATCTTTGGATTAAACATGCCTTGTCATATTTTGCTAGATGATTTTGTAAACAATCTAGACAGATATCAAGATGAGTATGATGTTGTTGTTCTACCTGGTGGTGTAAAAGCTCTTGAAAAGTTGCGTTTGATCAAACCGGTACTGTCGTTTATTCACCAATGGAATCAGAACGGTAAAGTTATTATCAGTACCTGCCACGGGGCTCAGCTATTGATCAGTGCAAAAATTGTCAAAGGTCGTAAGATCAGTGGCTATTATAGTTTAGAAGATGACATTAACAATGCTGGCGCAACTTATGTCAATGCTCCGTATGTGATCGACGACAATATTATTTCTAGTCCGCATTACGATCATATGGGAGTGTGGATGGAAGAAGCAATTAAACTATACAATGCACGAACATAACATCATAAGAAAACCCTGGGGCTATGAATACATAGCCTATCAGAATGACAGCGTAGCACTCAAGGTGTTGCATATCAGTGCAGGCGAGAGAACTAGTCTACACTGTCATCCTAACAAAAGCACAGGATTAGTATTATTAGCAGGCACTGCGGAAATTAATTTTATTGCAGATAGCAAACAGTTAACCGCTCCGGCAAAACAAATGATTCGACGGGGCTTATTCCATCAAACTCATGCAGTAAGCGACAACGGCATAATTATGTTTGAAATAGAAACTCCTGTAGATAAGGATGACCTTGTTAGATTACGTGACAACTACGGACGTAAGGATCAAGGATACGAGGACAATCAATTTGAACTGCCTAAAGATAGCGAATGTCTTTGGATTAACGATCCAGTTCTCGGAACTTCAGATTTTTATAAAATAGGTACATGTGATGTTGAAATTACTTGTGCCACTGATACATCAATTTTTGAAAACAGAAATTCTAATGACATTGTTATGTTTTTAAAAGGTGGTCTAATTAAAGAAGTTAACAATCGACCACACTTGGTAACACAACCTGGTGATGTAGGGCAAGTAAAAGTAGTAAAGCAGGTATCTCAAGAAATGGATTGTTTTGCTCCAGACACTATAATAGCATTTATCAAATGAAAAACCATTTTCCTCCCGGATTTGCCGATGACGCTAACAATCTAAGTATCGACTTCGACGGTGTAATTCACAGTCATCATTTAGGATTTCATGATGGCACTATATACGGTTATCCTATAGAAGGCAGTCTAGAAGCGGTTCGAGAACTTAGCAAATATTATCGCATAGTAATTTTCACAGCAAAAGCCAAGTCTGATCGACCATTGGTAAATGGCAAGACTGGTACCGAGTTAGTATGGGAATGGTTGGCAAAGTACGGCATTTCCGATTGCGTAGCAGAAGTTACATCAGAAAAACCTCGTAGTTTTTTGTACATTGACGACAACGGCTACCGATTTGAAAATTGGGAAAATACACTAAACTACGTTAAGAGCAATTATGAAGATAAAAGTAAGTGATTATATAATCAAATTATTAGAACAAAAGGGCGTTGATACAGCGTTTTGTATCACAGGCGGAGCAGCAGCGCATTTAATCGAAAGTCTTCGTATCAGCGATATGCAAGTTTTTCACAACTATAACGAACAAGCCTGCGCTATGAGTGCTGATGGGTATGCTCGTATTGCCAAAAAGCCAGCACTAGTCATGGTCACTAACGGACCAGGTAGTAGTAATGCTATTACCGGAGTATTAGGTGCGTGGCAAGACAGTGTTCCGATGATTGTGTTGAGCGGTCAAGTGCCGAGGCATCAAACACTTGCAGCCGAAGTTAGATCATTACGTCAATTAGGATTACAAGAAGCTGATATTATCAGCATGGTCAAACATTGTACCAATCATGCTGTTCAGATAACACAGACAAGTAACATCAAACAAGAAATAGACAAAGCCTGGCACTTGGCAACTAGCGGTCGTATGGGGCCCGTTTGGTTAGACATTCCTATCGATATTCAAGCAGAAATAATCGAAACTGATGACCAGTTAGAATATGTAATAGAAGCTGTTGATACTCGTGTTCACTCCATCGAAGGTATTGTTACTGCAATAAAGAATTCTAAGAAACCTTTGATAGTTGCAGGTAACGGTATTCATTTAGGCAATGCTGAAAATGAATTTTTACAATTAGTAAATCAATTACAAATTCCAGTTGTAGCAACATGGAATGCCAAAGATCTTTTTAATTCAGATGACGACTTGTATGTTGGTAATTTCGGATTGCTAGGTGAAAGAGCTGCTAACTTTGCTATTCAACAAGCAGATTTGTTAATTGTACTGGGCAGTAGATTAAGTATTCCTGTAACTGGATATAACACAAAAGACTTTTCTCCTAACTCTAAGAAGATCATGGTTGACTTAGATGAAAATGAAATACTTAAACATACATTAACTATCGATTATCCTTATGTTGGACATGTAAAAGATTTTATTAATGATATAAAAGACATTATCGAACCATCAAAGAGGCAGCTTTGGAATAATACCGTTAAAGGATGGAAAGAAAGATTTCCAGTGTTTAGTGAAAATCATGTTCGTGCCGATGGTTTCGTTAACAGCTTTGATTTTATGCAGCATTTAAGTAATGCCATGCGACCAGATGATGTAGTAGTAACTGACATGGGAACTAGTTTTACTTGCACTATGCAATCTTTGCAGCATACAGGCAAAGACAGACTGTTTACCAGTAGTGCTTTGTGCAGTATGGGATTTGGTTTGCCCGGAGCAATCGGCGCATATACTGCTAACGCTAATAATCGTGTAATTTGTATTGCAGGAGACGGTGGATTCCAAATGAACATTCAAGAGCTGCAAACTGTAGCTCAATACAATTTACCAATTAAAATTATTATCTTAAACAACGACGGATATCTAGCAATCAGTCTAATGCAGGATAATTTGTTTAATGGAAATCATTTTGGTGCAACTAGTGCTAGTGGTGTAGGAAGTCCTAAGTTTGTTGAATTGAGCAAAGCATATGGAATTCCTGCATATAAATTAAAAACTATCACAGATGTTAAAAATAATTTGGCTTTCTTGTTAAGTGAGTCAGGACCTTGTTTAATTGAAATTAACATGGTAAGAAACCAATTGTTAATTCCTCGTGTTCAAAGTAAACGAGATGCTTCTGGAAAGATTGTCAGCGGAAGCATAGATGCTATGTTTCCATTTTTAACAGATAAAGAAATAGACCAAGTATTAACTGAAAGCCGTAGTTGTGAATAAAATTGCAGTATTAGGCGCTAACGGATATATTGGTCGATATCTTGTTGAAAATTTAACTACTGATGGTTACGAAGTATTGCCTGTAACTAGGTCCGAGTTGACATTAACTAATACTCAGCAGGTTAAGAATTGGTTAGAAAAATACAGACCATATGCAATAATCAACTGTGCGTCTTCTGTGTCAATTACAGGCGTTCGAGAACACAATGTAAACTTTGATGATCTGCAAAATAATATCAATATTTTTCTTAATTTTTATTATCACAGTGATTTGTTTTCAAAATTTATCAACATCGGAACCGGTGCTGAGTTTGATAAAACAAGAAGTATTACAGAAATAACAGAAACCGAACTTACAAAATCATTTCCTACTGAAACTTATGGATACAGTAAAAATTTAATTTCAAGATTTGTTTTAGAAAAAGAAAAATTTTACACACTAAGACTATTTGGATGTTTTGATAAATCAGAACCCACTGCTCGACTGTTTCAACAATTGCAAATCAAAGATCAAGTTACTATTGAAGATAAACAATTTGATTATATTAGTGCTCGAGATTTCTATAAGGTATTAAATCATTACTTAAATAATAATGTAGAACACAAAGATATCAATTGTGTATATTCAAAAAAGTATATGCTTAGTGAAATTGCAAATATGTTTAAAGAATATCACAACTTACCAGTAGACATTGTTATATCGGGTATTGGTAAAAATTACTCAGCATGTGGAAAGAAACTATCGCAATTGGCAATAGCATTAGATGGATTAGAAAAATCCATCAAGAGTTATAACGCTAATAGTTTGATTTAAAAATTAAGAATAATATGAAAAAAATTGTATATGTAACTGGATGTCTAGGATTTATCGGATATCATGTAACCAAAGCCTGTTTAGACAAAGGTTGGTATGTTCGTGGAATTGACAAAGGCACCTATGCTGCCAATTGGAATCTACTTCCCACACTGGAAAAGTATAATAATTTTACATTCGAACATGTAGACATTAACGACTTAGATAGAATATACGATTGTGATTATTTTATCAACACCGCGGCCGAAACTCACGTTGACAACAGTTTAGAAGAAAGCGACTGTTTTGTCCATAGCAATATAAATGGAGTTCATCATATTCTCAAATTGATCAATCAAAGAAAATATCGTAAACCTGTATTGTTGCAATTTAGTACTGATGAAGTATATGGAGATATCGAGCAGGGCAGTCACACTGAAGAAGATAGATTAGCTCCTAGTAATCCTTATAGTGCTACCAAAGCAGCAGCTGATATGTTGATACTAGCTTGGGGCCGCAGTCATAATCTTCCCTATATAATTGTGCGTCCCACAAACAACTACGGCATTGGCCAATATGTTGAAAAACTTATCCCTAAAACTTGTAAGTTTCTAACTATTGGAAAAAAGATCGACTTACATAACAACGGTACTCCTGTGCGTACTTGGTTACATGCTAGCGATACTGCTCGTGCAGTGCTAACAATTATAGAATCAGGAGCGGTAAATGAAGTCTACAATATAAGTGGGCCTTATCAGACTGAAAATATCAATGTTGTTACTAAGATTCTTAAATTATGTGGCATAAAAGGAGATCCTTTTGATCACATTGCACAGGCTTCTCGACAAGGGCAGGATGTTCGATACTCAATCGATGATTCAAAGTTAAGAAGTTTAGGTTGGACTCCTGTTGCAGACTTTGATAAAGAACTAAGCAAAATTGTAAAATATTATAAGAACAATTTTGTATGGTGATAAAAAAAGCCCCTTATGGGGCTTTTTTATTGTTTAGGCAATCTGCCTTTTCTTAAAATTTCTTCACTAGTCTTTTTACGAACAATGAATTCAATAGCACATTCACTGATACTGTGATATGTTTGATCATATCGTTTTGTATCATATATAAATGAAGCATTAACTAACTCTGCCTTGAGCACTTCAATCTTGTCTCTAAATTGATACAAAAATTCAATTAGATTAATACTAGCTGGGCTCCAACTTTCTTGTTTTAACAGAGTCCAGCTTGTTTTGTGATCAGGATTATGATTACTAGGCCACACACCTTGTTCATATAAATCTTCATCTGGGATAGTCGTAATAATGTGGCCACCTGGTTTGCAAATACGAATCCAGTTATCAAATGCTTCGTAAGGATCATGCAAATGCTCTAGACAATGACTACTGTGTACAAAATCGTAAGAGTTATCGGCAACGCTTTCCATTTTTTGTGCATCACCGTCTGGCATATCCCAAACCTTAAGTGAAATCATTCCTGGAAATTGTTGTCCATATTTAATTAATGGGTCAGGTCCAGCGCCAATATCAATACCATCTCCTTTGAAGTAAGTACTAACAAATCTAGCATCTTGTAAACGGCGAATTAACGCTTTGCTTGTTTCATTCATTTTTAAACCTTTGTTGTTTGGCCCGGCGTCCAGGACTCGAACCTGGATTAATTGCTTAGAAGGCAACTATATTATCCCTTATATTAACGCCAGTTGTATATATTATAGCAGTATTTAATGAAGTTGTCAAGTTATATATGTAGTTTTAGATTATTATCTACATAGTAAATATCGATACACTGGAGCAAAATATGGACTTTTTAAAATTAGTAGCAGAACTGGGCTTCCCTATAGCTGGGGCTATGGCTGCGGGCTACTTTGTTTTTCTAACATTGAAGTTTATTCTTGCTGGAGTGACCAGCTCAGTAAACGGTATGGGCGGTATTATTAAGGGTTTAGACAGCAGAGTTGACACCATGACCAATCAACTGCAACGTATTGATGTTAAAGTTAGTCATGCACTAGGACTACAGCCCGATTACGATCGCATTGCTCGTGCCGATCAAGTAGATCAAAGGAAAGACTAATGAAGTATATCGATTACGAATGGGATCTACGTAAGGACAAGATTGTGCTAGATCGCCAACTCGATATTGACAAGTTAGAATGGCGAGCAGGTGATCATTTTGAATTGCAAAATGTCAATGGACAAATGCAACTAGTTAAAGTAGATCCATTGATAAAGTTTGTTAAGGGATACAAGTAATGGACATAGCAGAGATGATTAACAAATATGGATTTCCTATTGTTGCTGCTGGTGGAATGGGATACTTCATATACTATGTTTGGACATGGGTAACTACCGAAATTAAACCCGTTATAGGACAAGCCAATGGAACTCTTATTGCTCTTATTGATCGTATTCGTATGCTGGACAACGACCTTATAAGGTTGAATCAAAAAGTTGAAACAGTTATGGAATTACGCGGCAAGACCATTGAAAAAGAACGTATTGCTGCTGATGCATCTATAAACAAAGAGCCAGAACCTGTTAAAGAAAAGCTATCCCCTATACCTCAGAGAAGATTTACACAGCAAGAAATTAACGACGCAGCTGGTGATGAGTAAGTTAAATACTTAATGATACAACTTTTATACATACTGATTTTAACACACATTACCATAGTGTCTGTTACATTATTTTTACACAGAGGTCAAGCACATAGAGGCATTGAGTTCCATCCTATACTCAGTCATTTTATGCGATTCTGGCTTTGGCTTACTACAGGAATGACTACCAAACAATGGGTAGCCATTCATCGTAAACATCATCAAACTACTGACGTACAAGGTGATCCTCATAGTCCTCACGTATTTGGACTCAACACTGTGATGTTCACAGGCTGGTATTTGTATAATACTGCCAGCAAAGATGCTGACTTTGTCATGCAATATGGCAAGGGAACTCCTAAAGATTGGATAGAGCGTAAACTATATACTCCTCATCACAAGATGGGAATCCTATTGATGTTACTGATTAACCTAATGTTGTTTGGTCCTGTGGGATTACTTATTTGGGGTGTACAGATGATATGGATTCCATTCTGGGCAGCTGGTATGATCAATGGATTAGGTCATTGGTGGGGATATCGTAATGGGGAAACTAAAGATCACAGTCGTAATATAAGCCCTATAGGAATCATTGTGGGTGGAGAAGAACTACATAATAATCATCACCTAGATCCAGCCAATCCTAAACTAAGTAGAAAGGTTTGGGAGTTTGATATCGGGTGGATGTGGTTTAAAATATTTGAATTTATAGGTTTAGCAAAACTAAGATCATCTAATGGATAATTTTTGAAGTTTTGTTAGATTGTGAAGCCATACGACACCCTCTTCGGAGGGTGATCTTTTGTGTTTGTTGAGTTGCTCGGCACACACTGAGACAATAGGTGTCTTGATTTCCACGCTTCTGGGCTCTGTACCTTACCCCACCTATTACGACTTTTAAACTAACTGCGGTGTCACTGTTAGTATGAGCGTGTAGGAAATCGTTTCAACTGTTACGACTATTCAAACGTTTCGTGCCGTAGGGCAGACGTTTAAGCATCCTTTCGGGTAGTGAATAGAAGCTGCCTTCGCAATGAGGCATAGATCAGTGGGTCGCTTGTTAAGAACCTTGACCAGCAGAGAGTTACTGGCGCTGCTACGCCTTCTGTTGCGATTGATAGGGTGTGAATGTAAGTGTCTAACTTACATTATATAGGATATCCAAAATGATCGCGACCGAAACGGCGATCTATTTTGGATAGATTACTTCGACGTTGCTCGGTATGTGCCGTCCCAGTCTGCAGGAAGATATCTAGTACGCATTTCAGCAATACGCTCTTGCCATAGTGTATAGTAGTCGTCCATCTTACCGTCAAACTCGCCTATAAGTTCTTGGCACAGTGTAATGGCCTTGTCCCACTGCTGTTCACGATAGTACTGCAACATCAGTTCATGATGCTCACGGGCACTGATCCAATCTGCTGCTACTGTAACATCTGGATTGTAGAACACTGTGAAGATGTTAACACCGATGGTCTTACCTTTAACAGCAATGCAGTCTAACGGAATTGTAAAGTAGTTGTCACCTACACGAGCTTGTGTAAACTCACTAATGATAATTAACACACCGTAGTTCTTGGTCTGACCTTCTAAACGTGCTGTCAAACTAACGCTGTCACCTAAGACGTCATAGCCAAAACGGTCCTTACTACCAATGTTACCAATCAGTGTAGGACCTGTGTTGATACCCAATCCGCAACCTACTAATGGCTTGCCTTCTTTGGTAAGTTCAATGTTAAACAGTTCAACAGCATGTAACATTTCTAAGCCTGTACGAACAGCAGCCAGCACATGATCTGGGTCTTGTTCTTCTTGAATAGGAGCACCATGAACGTGTAGTGACGCATCACCAATGAACTTGATCAAGCATCCGTTGTTGCGTAAGATAGGTTCGGCAATAGCAGTCATGTATCGATTCATAGTGTGTGTAAATGCCACAACGTCATCGCCATAAGTCTCACCTAAGCCAGTGAAGTTACGCATGTCGCTCATGATAACTGTTAGATCTTTCTTTTCGCCGCCCAGTTTAATAAAACTTGGATCTTTCTGTAAGCGTTCTACGATAATAGGATTAACATAACCGCCAAATTGTTTCTTGATCTGTTGCTTCTGTAAGAACTCACTTACAAACTTGATGCCATAGGCATGCAAAGCGACCAAAGTTGTGCCAACTGCAAAGGCAGTAGCATCGAATAAGAATAGAAGATTACTGTAAGCAAGAATACTGCCAGCAATACCCCCACCGACCAATACAACCACTGCGGCAAGTCCAACATATGTCCACCTTGTTAAAAATAGTAATAATAAACCTGCTAATAGAATAGCCACAGTTTCTAAATCATCTGCGTAGCCAGGACGTTGAATAGTAGTGCCTGACATCATTGTGCCTAGCAAACTGGCCTGCATGTCCTGGGGCCAAATTTCACCAAGACTAGTAGCTACTGGTTGCACTAAGCCTGCTGCACTCAATCCCACAATAACAACCTCACCATTAAAGTCTTTGGGCAATTTGGCAAGACTATGCTGCTTGGGCTGCTGACTCCAATCAATCCATACACGACTCAAAGGGTCCACATTGATACGGTTCAGTTTAGGTATTCGCACTGCTTCAACGCCTGCGTCAGTAATTTTAACCTGTATCTTTGTATCCCCTGCTGCCATTCTAAGTGTTTCTAAACCAATAGCAGGATGCACAGTTCCACTGCTTAGTATTAACAACGGCATACGACGAACAACACCATCTATTTCAGGAAAGGTATTTACAATACCCGTGCCCGCCGCACGTTCTTCTAACATAGGGACGTTGGCGATAATGCCTGGATATTCTACTAGACTACCGTTAGGATCAGCTCCTACAATTTGCACAGCAGATCCAAATGTTTTATTTTTGTCGGTAGTACTGGCAACTTGCGGCAGTACCACTGGATATTTTTCTAATGCTTGGGCCAGTTTATTATCTTGACCAAACCTATCTGCTTCAGGCATGAGGATGTTGAACACAACAAGTCCAGCATTTCTATTATATAAATCTTTAATAATGTCGGCATATAGTCCTCGAGGAAAAGGGAATTGTCCATATTTGTCTAGTGCTGCTTCGTCAATATTAACTGTGTGTACAGGAATATCTTTTGCAGGTTGGCTTGTGACCAGTTGATCAAAGTAGCGTAGTCTTACGCTTTCTACAAATGCAGGATCTGCAAATCTAATACCTACAATTAATACTAGCGTTACTAATGCTGTCCAAGGACTTAATAATATTTTTTTCATTCTTCGCAATTCCAACGACTTAATGCTTTGGCTTTTGGAGTAGGGCGGCCTTTCTCATCCTTCATAGGACCTTTGTTACCTGACATCCTAGCACAGAAACTCTTGCGGCGTTTAGCATCCTTGCTACCTGCTTTGAGTTTACTAGGCTTAGTAGTAACAGCAGTCTTTAATTTACTGCCTGGATTCTCACGACGATAAGCATTAACTGCTTTTTGACTTAGGCCGTCAGTCTTGTCTTTTCTATTGACTTTATTCCAGTCTTCATTAATAAATTCGTGTGCTCTCATTTCTTTTTGGCCTTTCCTGCTTTCATGTTAGCCATCCAATGAGCTAGTTGCCCTTTACGCCCACCTTGCTTGGCAACCTTGCGTAGTGTGCTTACGCTGGCTTTTGTCGGAACACCATGACGCTTACTATCGCCTTTATCTTGTGGATTCTTACCGTCGGCAAAGTTCTCAAGTAATTCGTGTATTTTCATAGTGATATTTATTATATAGTGGGCTTGAGAAAAACTTGTCTGTGATTTTCGCCAGTGCCAAGAACGCAGGCAATGTTATCGTTAAATTGCACGAAACTCCATGTTTTAGTTTTTTCGTTTACCATCATTATAAATCGACTAGTGGTGTCGTTTCCAATCCAAAACGGCTGTTCTCTGTAGCCACTTCCGCTTAATGTTTCGATTACAATTTTTGGGGTATCGCAGACTACTGGTTTTTCTACGGTTACGGGCTGTGCGTATGCCAAGGCGGGTAAGAGTAGAACACCTAAGATAAATTTGTGCATAGTGTTCTCCTATGCTGTATTTATGGTCCGCCACCCTGTGTTACAGAAACACTACATCCCGAAAGTGTAGCACATTGCTGTGTAATATTGATGTTTTGTGCTGTAGCACCTTGTTGTACAAGGTTAATTGTACTAGCCCCACCTGCATTAGTTAGATTAATAGTAGCTTTGTGACTACCTGCGTCTTTTTGGTTGGCTGTTACGTTATGTCCGTTACCAGTTAAACTTAAATCAAAGTAGTTTACACTGCCCTGCTGTGTAACATTAAACACATTGCTGCTGCCGTTAACTATGCCAAAGAACGTTTTTTCACTGTTGTTTGACTGTGTCAATGTGCCTTGATTGTTATTACCAGTAACATCAACATAGGCAAAGTGCCCTGAAGAGGCGCCTCCAGTGTTACTTTGTTTTAAGCTCAATGTATTGGTGCTGCCATTTACATTTAATCCCAAATAGTGTCCACCACTCTCGCCTCCGTCTTGCAATCCTGTTGTAGGGTTACGTGCTTGCCATATAGTTACATTATTAGTATTGCCTACTACATTAAACTCAATAAGATTTTTACCTAGTGTATCACCTTGACGAACATTAATAGTATTGTTGTCACCATCAATGACAGCATAAGTTCCACCGCCTATGCCAGCAATTTTGTTGAAATTTCCAGTCTGTTCAATAGTTACATTATTACCGCTGCTGCCAATCTTTTGTTCAAGATGCAAGCTGTTGCCTAACACTATGTTTGATACTCGATTCTTGGCTGAATTACGCTGTGTAGTCTGCCCGGCAGTTATATCACTAGTAGAAGGCCAACTAGGAGCACAGTCAGCACAAACGCTGCCTGCTTGTCCTGGGTTACTAGGTGTGCCACCTGAACCAGTAGCTGTTGAAGTTACACCGTCATTTAAATCATAGTAGTAGGTAACTTCACCAATCTGCATACTATTGCAGTTTTCTCCGCAACCTTCACCTGCTTTGGTCGTAGGAAACAGAATGAAGTAATAGACATAGGCAGTGGTGTTGCCCGTTTGTATTTCGGGACTGGTCCAGTATCGTGACTCACTTAGACTTAGTGAATCTTGTTTAATCAATGTCCAAGTAACACCGTCATTTGATCCATACAGCTTGTAACTTGTAGGATCACGACCAGAATAGTCATTGGCAGTAGTAATGGTAAACTTTTGTACCACGCGGCCTTGACTTAGCTTAACTGTAACACCAGCATTGGCTTTGTCAAAGTTTAGGTACTTGGTGTAGGGATTACCGTCAAAGGCATTGGCAGCACCTTCGCCACTTGGACTGTTATAGCTAGTAGGATAGATGTTGCTGATAACAACAGGATTACTGTTAGTGTTAACTGTTTGCCAGTTTGGTGTAGGGGTAGCTGGCGCTGCCGTCTGTCCTGCTGCTAGAGGAGTAGAACTTGGCGGTGTGTAGGCCTGTAGTTGTGAGTTTGTAGGATTACTTTGTGTTACTGCCCAGTTACCACTTTGTCCGTTAGTATATCCTTGCCCTGTAGTAATTAATGTGCCCCACATGCCGTTACCGTTGTAAAATATAGCACCGTTAGCTAATGCAGCAAAAGATCCTGTGTTGTTGATTATTTTATAAGTTGAGCCATCACTGTTGAACACAGCCATACCATAAGTACCAGGATTAGTAGTACTATTGAAGAATCCTATGTATCGTCCGTTGCTGTTAGCATCTGAAGTCTGTGCCGCAGTCCAACGTGCCGCACTTGTTGTTTGAGTAGAATAGTTTACCGAAGCATAGATATAGTTGAATCCGCTGGCATACAATGTGCCGCCGCTGATATACCATTGCACATCAAATATTTGTGCTGTACTTAATTTTAAGTCAGTGATGGCTGCAAATGCATTAGAGCATAAGAACATTAGGGCAAATAATATCTTTTTCATCTGTAGTTCTGATTAATAACAATCTGGCCTATAGGTTTACCTGGGGCAAAGTTCCATTGATTAGTTTGCATGTCTTGTGTAACTGTGACTTGAACCTGAGTGTTAATTGGCATAACCACATTAGCATAGTTTCTGCTGTTAGGACTTAGGCTTTCATACAGCCAGCCAACTTGCTGTGTTTCACTTTTGTCTTTGAATAATTTTTTAACATAAGGATTATCAGTGTCGCCTACACTGGCTACTTCGTTAACTAATGCATCTTTGTTTGATTTTTGATCAACGCCTACTTTGGTTCCGTTGGCAGTGTCTTCATCACCTTCGTTAGCACTACGATCTCGACGCTGTGATCTATTACTGCTGCCGCTTTCTTGTCCTCCAGCTACCTGTTGTTTTTCAACATCTTTAGCATCATCTTTAGCATCATCTTTGTCGTCTTTCTTATCACTTTTTCTAGCATCGCCTGTAGCTATTGCGGCAGCACGAGCAGCAGCAATTACATTTACCCCAGTAGTTGTTTGTGGCGGACTAACCATTAAGTTGTTGCCAATAGCCATGCCATTAAGAGCAACGATAACAGCAGGACTAGGCATGCCATTTAATGTTTCAACTAGTGTAGCTTGATAAGGACGATTAAGTTTAACGATACCTGCTGGTGTTTCTACATCGATAGCACCACTTCCGCAGCTAAGACCTTTAAGATTTACGTTTTGTTCTATCTCACAGGTTGGCATTAGCATGATCATACTAGAACCTGTTTCACTCACAGCCATAACGAAATCTGTACCGCGAACAGCAATGGCTGCTGTGGGTGTGTTGATTTTTACATTCTTAGGATCTTTGGCAATAGCACCTGATACATAACGTACAGTACCTGCGGCTGCTTTGAGCCCTAGCTTGCCAGCTCCGCTCTTAGGATCATATACAAAATCATCAATAACAAGGCTACTCGACTCAGTAACAGTAACGTTCGTATCGTCTTTAAAAACAATCTTAACCTTACCATTCTTAGTCTCTACTTTGTCGTTGATTTTGATTTCTGTGCCTTTGACAATTTGAATTGTATCTTTGCCGCGTTTGATAATGGCCGTACCTGATGATTCGGTAACAGAACCAATGTCTGCCCAGGCTGATGTAGCCAGCAGCAGGCCCGCGATAAGAGCAGCAACTCTCATTGCCGCTCCTTAGTTCTTTTGTGTTATGTTGAACATGCCATTGTTAGACACGCTCTTAATATTAATCACATTATCAATTGTGCCAGTTTGACTCATTGTCAATGTGTTGCTACTACCAGTTAGATCAACCCAAATGCTAGAACCAGCGGCTCCTGTACTACGTTGGTTGATATCAAATGTATTGGTGTCGCCTGCTACTTTAATAGTTTGGCTATGCTTGTTGCCGATGGCATCAATACGGAAAATGTTACTGTTACCTGTAACATCGATGGCGCTCTTTAGATCAGCACCAGTACCACGGAATTGTAGATCATTGCTGTCGCCAGTGAATTTCCAGTTTAGGTCAGCAGCATTACAACCTGTTAGGGCTGTACCACCTGTTGAAGCAGTGCCATATCCGCAGGCTGCGTCAACTTTGTTGCTATCACCAATTTGCTGAATGGTGATATTAACACCTTTGCCGGTGCCTGTTGTATCATTAACTGCTTCTAGACTGATATCATTGCTAATGCCAATCTGACGAGTAACGACCTTTTGGTCAATACCACGTAGGTACACAGGACGGCCGCCACTTCCGGCAGCATTGCCTGTACCATCCTGTGTCATGTTGACATTAGGATTGTCGCCGCTCTGATCAATGAAGATACGGTTAGTTGTGCCAAGGGCTAATGCGGCTGCTGCGTTAGGGCTAGTTATGGCCATCGTTGGAATAACGGGTGCCGACGGTGCCGAAACCGCTGTTTGTGCAAATGCCGGTAGTGTTGCGGCTAATAATATTGCTAGTAGTGTTTGTTTCATTTTTTGCTCCTAACCTTATGGGTTATTTTATTTTGTTGAGTTGATGGGCTTTCCTGATCCATCAACTGCGTTTGTAACAACTTGGCCTGTTCCCACAGCTTCTCTGCTGTTGGACTGTAGTGGTGCGGATGAAGCTTTGGCGGCTCCTTCACGTGGGGTTTCCTTTTGAACCAACTCATTAGGTTTCTCCTTGAATTTCCACAAATTTTGACGTTCGCCTTTATTAATTAACTCAATAACTGCTGTTTCGATTGCAGAACGTAGGGCATAGTTGCCTGGTTCGTTAAATGTTTGACTTGAATCAAATTCAAAAGCTCTTGTTGCCTGGTTGAAAAATTTCAACGCAGTAGCGCCATCGGCGGTGCTGAGTAAGTTCTTTTCTACAGTGACTGTAGTTAAAACTTCCCCAGTCTGAACACTCACTAGTCGTAAACTGATTACAACTACATCTTGAGTGTATGCTGTTTGTGCTCCAATGCCTAACCAACGTGCTCCTGTGCCACCTGTTAGTGTATTAGAGTTATAGTCAATAATGCCACCTTCTAAAATAACACCTGCCATTTGCAGTGGTGGTAACATCTTAGCATTAGCACCGTCATAGATCTCACGTGTCTGTTTGATCATTTGGCGCTCTTTCAACAAGTTGTCTAGGCCGACACGCTCAACTACAGTGAACCATTGACGATTGCCAACTTCTTGTAAACTCTTGATCAAGTATGCTTCTGCACCTTGTGTAACTGCTGTGCTAAACAAGCTCAACGTCGAACTTGGTTTACGTTGTCCAGTTAAGTCTTTGAAACCGTATACAGCTACGGTCACGGCCGGGCCAGCAGGACTTGGTATATTGCTAAAACTCTTGTTGATATTTTCACTTACCTTAGCTTCTTCTTTTATCTGTATGCTGCCCCATGGACGCACAGTAGAACAACCTGCTAGGACTACAACTGCCAGTGTAATTAAGGATAGTTTGATTGTGTTCATTCTTTACTCCTTAAAAACTAAAACTAGCAATTGGGACTATAACGGTAGTAACTGTGCCTTTGGCATCTACTACTGTTAGTGTAACTTTGTCGTTAGCTTTACGCCAAGTGACTGTATTGCCGTCTAGTACAAAGTTACCAGTGTCTGGATTTACACAACCGGGAATAGCAGTACCGTCTGCGGCTGCACATTTGTTTGTGAATAAGTTGTTGCTTAACTGTGTTGCAAGTTGAGCATATACTTGACTTTGAAATAGACTCATAAATCTATTCAGTGGAGTGTTTAATAATTCTGCTTCTGCTTTGGCAATAGCAGATTTCTTATCTGCTTCAATGGCATCACGACGTGACTTTTCAATGCTGTCGATAGTTAGTACGTGGCTGCTAAATCCAATGCCACTAAAAGCTGGGTTTTTAAATTGATGTACTAATTCTGCATGTGCCGAAGTAAGGCCTAGTGTTAGCCATACTGCTGCTGCAATCAAGGGTTTCTTCATAGTTCGCTCCGATGTCCTTAATCATATTTAAGGACTACCAGGGGCAAATTAAGTGAGTGGTTTTCTTTTAGATTAACCAATCACCAAATACCATATCATCCATACGTATGTAAATTGGTGGGCCAGTTGATCTAATCCAAATTGTGTCCAGAAGATAGGCTTGGTGTTGTCTTTACTGCCGTACCTCACTTTGCTGTAATCAATAAGGTAGTGTGTGATGCCTTCTATTAACACTGCAAACACTATAGCAAATACGCTGACAGGAACAAAAAAACTAAAAATCAGTATTGCAACCAAAGAACACCACATGTGATCTAATGTATGACTTATTCCGACAGGGTTTAACCAGACTCCCTTTTTGACAGTCTGCATGTAAGTCTGCAGAACGAAGTCTGCATAACAATGCTTGATCTGCAAAAGAAGAAGTAGAGAGAGTAATTCCATATCTTTTCTATATAAGAGTATTTAACTCTGTAGAGTTATTTAAGTCTTAGAAAAGAACGTGAAATTATTGTGGATTTGCACCCATTGGCTCTCTGGATCCGCCCAATGTTTTGTTCATATTTCTAGTGCCGGGCGTGGAAAACTGTGTGCCCTGCAATGTTGAGGTATTAGGACCAGATTTGATTCCAGCTAAGTTTTTTATATTTTGCAACTCATCAGGTTTAGCTGCCGTAGGAGTTTGATTAGTAGTTGCGCCCGGAGCAGGTTGCTTAGTTGCCATGGTTGTTAATTCGGCCAACAACGGCTCCATTGTAATGGCATTCCAAATCTTTTTATTATCACCAGTTGCATGATAACCAAGTTTTACCAAAGATTTTCCAGAATTTGCATCTTTAATGTTAATCTCAGGCCTAGGTTCACCTGTTTTACTTTTTCCAACTCGGTAATCAACAGTTAAATTAATATTATCTGATATTAATTTTTGTAATAGTCCTCTAAAACTATGGACTGCACTAACACCTTTTTTACTTAATTGCACCAATCGAACAGTTTCGTCGCCTTTAGTAGCATGATTAACAATCATATCAGCAATTTTAGTAACAATTCCCGCTTCAGATTTAGCATTGTCTCCTGCTAACAGTTTAGATAATTGTTGAGCAGCTTGATTGTAGGCTTGATTCCACCATTCAATTTTTGTCGTAGGAGCTTTAGAGGGTGGTGATAATTCTATTCCTAATGGACTAAAAAAGTTAACAGAGCTTTGATAGATACCTTTAGCACTGGTAACATCGCTAGTTACAGATCCTGCGCCCTGTTGTCCAAACTGGCTGCTACCGGCTTTCAAACTGATCTTGATGTTCTTAAGAGAACGTAGTTGTCCATCTTCGCCTTTTACATATGCTTCGATATCAGTTTTTCTACCTTTCTGATCACTCATTCCGTCACTTTGGACTCTGATTTCATCAACCTTACCATTCTTATAAAAATAATCGGCATATCGATCAATCTGACCACTGTTGGCATAATGCACGGCACTTTGTGCTATGCCACCGACGTGGTCCCAAAATTCAGGTTTTTGCATGAATAACTTGGTAGGTTCTCTAACTGCGAGTGTAAATGTTATCAAATCAGCAATGGCACTATTTTTATCTGTAGGTTTATACGATGATGTTCCGGAAAAGACTGCATCATTCAACACATTTTTTAAATCTTCGATATCGATATTTTCTACTTTGTTAGAACCACGTTTAATTAATTTTGCTACTACCGCGGCACTAAGCACTGGCTCAGACAAGTCGCCTACATTGCCTTCTGTGCTGCCTTTTTGTCCAGGGGCATGTATCAAGCCACCTTGTATTGCACTGTCAGATCCAGCGATATTAAAATAAGAATTGTTACTTCTCTTAAATGATCTTAAATTTTCGCCTTTGCCAAATTGTACTGTAGCAGTTCCTCGGGGAGCTTTTTCGACCCATTCGATGTCTTCTATAGGATCGTAATCTGGAACAACTTGTTTAATAGCTTTAAATAGAGCGCGGCCTTTATCTGATGATACACCTACTCTAACTTTATGTCCGTAGGAGTATTTGTCAAGACGTGTAAAAATGCTAGCTTCAGGTAAAAATTCTTTTAATCGCATAATAATTTATTTACCTAATTCAGGAAACAATACTTCCTGTACAAATTGCTCAATAATAGACTGCTCATAGCCCATAGCAACCATGCTGCGTACTACATGCGGATTCTGTTTTTGATAGTGACAATATCTATTTTGTAGGTCACTGTAGTCTGCGCCAGGTGTTGAATAGCCGTTGCAGTTGTCCAAATAGTAGTCTAGTGCATCAAATCCCAATTCAATGAATTGGTCTACTTCGTGCAAATCTTGCACATTACCCGCCGCAACCATACTTTTGCTAAAAATAGCCTGTGCCCACTCGGGTAGTTGCCTAGGCTTATTCCATGTGTACCCCGAACTCTTGTCTTCCCACCATTTAAACATGGGGTGATCGGAGGTACCTGCCAAACTGAAATCGTGAAATGCACCTGTGATTTTGTTTTTTCCACACACAGCATCAAATCCCCATATGGGCGCACTAGATGTTACATGTGGAAATACTGTAGCGTGAACAATAAACAGTCCGTATTTCTCACGCTGGTCAACAACTTCCACATGACCTCGACGATATACGGTGCTAGTATAGATATGATTTTCCCAATTGTATTTCTTCAATATAGGATCATCATATAGCTGACCGGCAGCTAACATTTTATTTTTCAAAGAATCTGCACAAGATTCCATTCTGGACCACACTTCGCTCATTTGAATTCTTTTAATTTATTCTTTATAATTTCGATAACTTTGGTTGACACAACTACCTCATAATGATTTACGTCAACTTCAATAATTTCCATATCTTGTTGTCGTCTTTTCATGGAGGAAATAGTTACTACTCCGTCATTAGGAACATTCATCCAGGGACTGCGGCCAGCAGTGGTAACTATGTTGATCCAAGGTCTTGTAATTTTGTCTACCCTAGCATGTTGCATGGGCCAACTGTTGGGACCAATATCTCTTAGCAATCTACTGAATGGCAAAAAGTATTTTGCATAGTCGGCAACTTCTGCGCCACCATAAGGTGTACTGAGAGTGATAGCACCTTTTACTCGTTCGGGAAAAATGTTGGCCAAGTGTAGTGAATAGATTCCGCCAAGACTGTGTGCAATAAAAATTATGTCATTATAATTTTTAATTACTTCCGCCATTTCCTCCAGATTTTCTTTAAATCCGTGAGCACTGTCGTATTCTATAGCAATATCGGGCTGTTTAATATGCTGTCTTATATAATTGAAACTTTCAGCAGTTGCGCTGGCCCCATGTATATATACTATCATTGCAGTATAGGCTCACTTAGCTCTTTCATAATTTTAATAGCCCATTCAAATGCAACTCTAGCTTCAGGGCCGAGATCATCTGTAAGTTCGGCTCTAATGGATTGTTTTAATATTTCAACGTCTTTAAACTGATAAAATTTACCACTGCCTGGAACTCGTTTGGCGATAATTTGTCCACCGAATAGATCTCCCATATGTCTGCAATAAAGGTGAGCTTTTATTAAATGTCGTTTTTCAGGATCTTGATTAAGATCAAGTAGATATTTGTAATAGTCTACTACACTAGGCAACCATTTTAATTGGTGATGCTTACCTACCAATTCTATGCAATCTTGATAAATTTTGTGTGTTCGTTCTATATCAGGTAAGTTTTTAAACATACCCTGACTGTTTCCTGAAGTTTCAATACCATTATATACAAGAACCATTTGCCACAAGTAGTTGGCATATTCTTCTTTAGAAAGAGTTCCTGCAATTAATTTTTTAGCAAATAAAGATCTCTCAGCTTCTGTGTGTAGATCTTTGGTAATTTCTTTTAGACTCATAAATTCTCCGTATGGGATATTTATGGGCCTGAAAATTATTCTTCTTCAACTTTGATTACAAGGGGATGATTGCTGTTTCGAGCTAACATTGTGGCATCAACTGCCTTTTGTTCTGCAATTTCAAAATTATATGTTCCTGCTACAGCAGAACCTTCATTGTGAATCTTCATTGTGAGATCAATTGCAGCCGACTCACTATGTTTGAATACTCCGATAAGCAGTGCAACTACAAACTCCATGGGAGTTTTATCATCGTTAAGAATTATTACCCTATACTTTGAAGGTTCTTTAATACGATTACTAACTAGATCTCTGCTTTTAACTGCGGTGTCTGACATGAAAGTCCTTAAAGTTTTTTATATTATACAGTAATACTAGAAAGGGCGCAAGGCCCTTTCTGCTCATTCGCCAGTAATTTTAATCTTACGCGGCAATAGTGCTTCCGGAACAATACGTTTCAAATAAATGGTAAGAATACCATTTTTAATAGTTCCAGTTTCTACAACCATATGATCTGCTAATGTCCAGCTTCGTGTAAAATCACGTGTGGCTAGACCTCTATGCAGATATTCATGGGCCAGGTCGTCTTCTCGAGCTCGTTGCCCTTTGACAATAAGTTGGTCTTGATCTACTTCTACTGAAATTTCTTCTTTATCAAATCCACTTACTGCGACTTGGATCTCATAGTTATTTTCTCCAGTTTTAATAACATTGTATGGAGGATAATTTTGAGTTACCTGTGTTGCAAACCTAGCTTCGAAATCATCAAAGAATCGATCAAAGCCTACAATGGCCCTGTTTAGAGCGGTTGTATCAAATCTTGCTATTTGTGTCATTTTATTTTCTCCTTAAAAGTAAGATAATAGTTGGGGCCCATTAGGTGCCCCAGATGATTACGCCGACTTAACTTCTGTTGCGTCGACATCTACCACACCGTCGGTAGATTCTTGTTTAGGCTGCTCGGGATTCTCAGCCTTGTATTTTACACTAGTCAATGGTGCTAACGATTGAAATACTTCAGAAATCTTCGCTTGAATGTCTTCTGCGTCTTCGCCCTTGACAGATTCTTTAAGAGCAGTAACAGCAGTGTCAATCTTGCTCTTTTCTTCGTCTGTAATTTTGTCACCATATTTTTCAAGATCTGTTGCAGTTTCATTTAGCAGTGCTTCTGCAGAATTTCGACGGTCAACTAATGCTCGACGTTGCTTATCTGACTCTGCATTGAGTTCTGCATCTTTGATCATTGCTGCAATTTCAGCTTCACTCAATCCACTGTTAGATTTAATAGTGATCTTGTTTTCTTTACCTGTGTTCTTATCCTTGGCACTGACATGCATAATGCCGTTGGCGTCAATGTCAAAGGTAATTTCAATCTGTGGAGTACCACGACGAGCTGGCGCAATACCTTCTAGGTTAAATTCACCTAACAGCTTGTTGTACTGTACAAATTCACGCTCACCTTGGAATGCCTTGACAGTAACAGCTGGTTGATTGTCTTCGGCAGTAGAAAATGTTTGGCTAGCCTTAGTTGGGATAGTTGTATTCTTTTGAATCAACTTGCTCATTACGCCACCCATAGTTTCAATACCTAATGATAGTGGAGTAACGTCTAACAATAGAACGTCTGTACGGTCTCCTGCCAGTACTGATCCTTGAATAGCGGCACCTGCGGCCACTGCTTCGTCTGGGTTAACATCCTTACGTGGTGCTTTGCCAAACAACTGTTCAACAACTTCTTGCACCTTAGGCATACGTGTCATGCCACCAACAAGGATAACTTCGTCGATGTCTGCGGCTGTGACGCCTGCATCTTTCATAGCAGTACGGCAAGGTGTTAGACTACGTTGAATTAATTCGTCAACAAGACTTTCTAACTTGGCACGTGACAACTTAATGTTCATGTGTTTAGGACCACTAGCGTCTGCTGTGATGTATGGTAAGTTAACATCTGTTTGAGCACTGCTTGACAATTCAATCTTTGCCTTTTCAGCGGCTTCTTTTAGACGCTGTAGGGCAAGTGTGTCTTTCTTAAGATCAACACCATTGTCTTTCTTAAACTCGTCGACTAAGAAATCCATAATACGCTGATCAAAATCTTCACCACCTAGGAATGTATCACCGTTGGTGCTCAACACTTCAATTTGCTTTTCGCTATCTACGTTGGCAATTTCAATAATGCTAACGTCAAAAGTTCCACCGCCTAGGTCATAAACTGCAATTTTTCTATCTTTTGTTGATTCTTTATCAACGCCGTATGCCAATGCAGCGGCTGTTGGTTCGTTAATAATACGTAAGACTTCTAAACCTGCAATACGGCCTGCATCTTTTGTTGCCTGACGTTGACTGTCATTGAAGTAAGCGGGCACTGTAATAACAGCCTGTGTTACTTCATGTCCTAGATAGTCCTCAGCAGTTTTCTTCATCTTGCGAAGAACTTCTGCTGAAATTTGTGGTGGCGCTAATTTTTCGTTATTTGCTTCTACCCAAGCATCACCGTTGTCTGCCTTGATAATTTTATAAGGCATTAGGTCGATGTCTTTTTGCACGGCCTGCTCTTCGAACTTACGCCCGATTAATCGCTTGCTAGCATAGATAGTATTTTTGGGGTTTGTTACAGCTTGACGTTTTGCTGATGCACCTACTAGAATTTCTTCATTTGCATATGCAACAATACTAGGTGTAGTACGAGCACCTTCGCTGTTTTCGATTACTTTTGTTTGTCCGTTTTCAATTACGGCTACGCATGAATTTGTTGTACCTAAATCGATACCGATGACTTTACTCATTTTTTTCTCCTTAATTAAGTAAGATTTATTGCCCTAAGGGCTTTGCCTTAACCTCTAAAGTATTAAAGCTACATATATTTATACAGCCTTTCTATCTAAAAGTCAAATTTCTATGTTTTTTATGTCGTTTTTAGTCAATACATATACGCCATTATGCTGTACAGATATTGAACTGGCCTTGTTTGCAAATTGAATTGCTGTGGCCATATTTTTAGTATCCAAATATTTAAAAACTAGCGCACTTAAAAATGTGTCTCCAGCACCACAGACATCCATTACTTCTACTTTTTCTGTAGGATAATGTATGTCTTTATAATATGCACCATCGTCTCCGGCAGTGACAATCAATTCTGTAGGAACAGTTTTAGCTAGAGAAAATTCTTGCGAATTTATTTTTACAATACAACCTTCGAATCGAGATAGATCATGTTTCTTTGTATCTACAAAAATAGGACCAGTGTAAGTTGCTCTAATTTCTTCTACAGTTTCGTAATCAATTGTACCTTTGATGTAGTCACTTATTACTACAGCATCGTAAAAATTAGGAATATTAGTATCGAATGTTATAGGTTCTGATTTCTCATCTACATCAATTCTTACAATATGTTGTCTGCTTCTCAGATCGATTAATCTAGTTTTAGTAGATGTTTTTCCGTGTAAAAAATCTACTTTGCAATCAAACGCTTGTAAATTCAATGCAACATTACCAGCCATGCCGGGTTTGCTTTCTTCGTGACTGAATTTAAAAACGGGCACTGGCGCTTCTGGACTGATACGATCGATCGTTCCATATTGATAAATGTCTGTGCAATTGTCACCTAGCAGTAAAATTTTATACATTCTAATCTTTTTCATTCATATGATCAGCTACTGGTTTGCCCTTTTTCAAATATGCTTCTTCGTAGCGTCTTTTCGAGTCTTCGACATCATAGTTATTTTTAATCTCTTTAACAGAAGTTAAAAGTGGATGCATAATTTTTTGAGTTAATTTGGTTGACAATATTTCTAGCACTTCATTAATTGGCATACCATTTTTTAAATTTTTATGTGCATTGTCCAATTCGTGTACTCGTGCCCGCCCAACCCATTGTTCATAGCTTTCATTAGAAAGTTTTCTCATGACCACCTTAGAATAAACATAGTCATATCTTTTTCACTTTTGAAATAAAACCTGCGTTCTTTCTCAAACCAGCGAGCACCACTGTTTCCATATTGGCCTCGACACCATTCGGTGGCTAGTTCTGTAGTGTTTTCGTATTTGTTCTTTTCAGTTACAGGCAAACTGACCCAATGATACTCACCTATCCAGCCTTTGGCCTTGCCCGTTTGCATTGGTTCTAATGCTGGCTCCATTGACACTCCATTAAACACGCTTGTGTTAAAAGATCCGATACTCATCTTACAAGTCCTTTGATAATTTCATATTGACGAACAGCTTCATGACCAGTGTATCCTAAACATTGTTGCTACCCGGGCGTCTTTGAATGCGTATTGATTGCCAGCTTTGGCCCAACCGTGTTCTCCGGCATATTGCTTACACCATTGTATTACAGTGGTTAGACTGTTATGCTTCCATGGATCAATTTGACATGTGTGCCATCCACTTTGGCACATTAGGCTGAACAATATTTCAGCGTCAATTTCCTTAGCAATCTCTGCAGATAGTATTGCCGAATATTCTTCTTCTAATGTCATAACCACCTCAAAATAAACAATAACAAATCTTGTTCGTAAGCAAAGCAGAATCTATACTTGCCTGGCTGGTCTCTACCTGCCCAAAATAAACACCAGCGTCCGGATCGATAATCTATAGCTTCCCAACGCTGACCAAAATGTTCTGCACACCATCGAGCTGCGTCATTATGTTTTTTAGAATCTATTAGCACTTCGTGATCTAAGTGTCTAAATTCTTCATTAACGATTTTAGGTTCTTGCACTGCCACTTCCAAACTTCAAAGCAAACATACTGGAGTATTTTTCACCTTTGTTCATAAATTTGAAGATAAGTTTTTCTTCGGCATGCCACACTGACCATTCGAAGTCAAGGCCCATAATTAGTCCTTGATCCTTGCACCATTCTGCTAGTTCAATAGCATGATTGCTGGCATGATGCAGTTTCATAAAGTCCAGGTGCTTGTATTGAACTATCGTATCGAACGGTATATGCAGTTCAATCATCTAATGACTACTAGATCTTCTCGACTGCGATCGCTGTAAATTTTATGGCCGCGCTCTCGAATAAGTTCCGCTGTATATTGCGGATCTTCTTTCCATTGTTGTTTCCAGAATGCTTCATCTAAACTAACATCGCAGTCTACTGCATATATTTCATAGTGGCGATGTGTATTAAATCTGGCTCTCATGATCAGCTGCTGAACAATACTGTCTAGTGGATTTCGAATCCGTGATTGATCCTTCAACATTCGCATGAGATTTTCTTTGTCGTGATGCTCATACTGACTAATTGGAATAATACTTTCAATACCAAGTTGATCCCACGAAAATATAAATGCGTTAGTAGTCATAAGAATTTCCCAATGTATTCAACAGCCAACTGCTCTTCAGCAATAATTTCTGCATTCCACCGCAGTGCCATTACCAGTGCATCTTTATTACTTTTAAAAACAAAGTCCATATAGTTGACATTGGCGTGGGTTTGAAATCTGTCCCCAGGCAACCCAAAATATTCGATTGCCCAGGCACAGACTTCATTCCAGTAGGTGTCGTTATCGTACTCTCTTGTCCAGGATATGCGAACTGTTGATCTCATACTTCAAAATACTGTCCAGCTAGAAATCCGTTGTCTTCTTCCCAGGGAATATATCCACGTGGGTTGCAAACAACACGAGTATCACCGACCATATAGTCTACAGGATCATGAACATGCCCATGCACCCATACTTTAATGTTGGGATTGTCCAAAATCAAGTTAGACAGATCCGAAACATAAGCACCATTGCTCAACTCGCCTTTATATTTGTCATTGATACTCATATAAGTTGGACCCATGTGAGTGATCACTACTACTGGCATGTCAGCATACTGTTTGGCCTTTTCTTCAATGTAACGCTTGCTCTCGATGTGCATGTTGACAGTATCCATAGGACGCATCTTGTGGTATGCGTTGTACTGGGGATAATGAAAAGTGATAGCCTTGTAGTCGTTCATATAGTTCTGCATAGAGTGCAAGGTTATAGGGTCACCTTTGTTCATATCAGTCCACAAAGTGGCACCAATAAAAACTACACCTTCGTAGACTTCGCACTGATTTTCCAGCACGGTTATATTCTTTGGCAACACACGTTCTAGTTCAGCTTTGGTTTTCCAAAACTTTCCACGATAATGTTCGTGGTTTCCCATAACGTAAAACACTTTTTTATATTTTGCACACTCGAATTCAAAGAAGTCATAGCAGGGAAACTTGCCGCCAGTGTACGGCAACTCTTTGGTGCTGTGATGTTCGTGAACTAACTCGCGAGCTTCGCAAGCATCGCCCGCAACAATAAGAACATCTCCGCCAGGTAGCTCGAGATGTTTACTGATATCCAAATGCAGGTCTGATAAGAATTGTATGTTCATAGAGTTATTATACATGATTTTTATTTAAAAGTCAAGCCACAAAAAAAGAGCCAATGGGCTCATTTATTGTCTGCGCTTCTTCCAATTGTATTCAACACCATCTGGACAAAGTCCATCTTCTATACTGTCTACTCCGAACTTGCCGACTATTTCCATTCCATTACCTATTATGGTAACAAATACTGCTACAGTCTTTGCCCAATCCATCGCTGGACCTAAGTTATCAAATTCTCTATCAAATTGGTCATCGCCTATCTTCCATAGGACTTTATACATTTCTCTCCTTTATAAAAAATGGGGCACTAAGGCCCCATAAACACATTAAGCAATTACGCTGTAACGTGGACTGTTTAGTGTCGCCAACATTACGTTGGTTGGATCTAAATCTTCTGCCTTCAAGATTGAAGTCATGATGCTTGGGCTGAACCCAGACACCAATGCAACTCCCTTCTTGTCGAACTTGACTGGACTTTGTCCCGCCTTAGCGTTCAAGTTCCAGAATACAATGTTTGGCACAGTGTATCCTGCTTCGGCAAACTTACGTTCGATCATTTGCATAGCAGAGTCATCGTGACGAGCACATTGATCAAACTGCATATCACTCATGATCAGAACATACTTTGGCATGTCGTTGGCACTAACACCACCTGCCTTGGCAACACGCAACACTTCTTCAAATGCGGCGTTTAGGTTAGTGTTCATGTCCCAATCTGCTCGTTGCAACTGTGCCAACTTGCTGGTCAAGTTACCCTTCAAGATTTCGATCTTGCTCTTTGCAGAGAAAGTCAAAAACATGTCCTTGAATGGACCAGTGTTCTTGTCAGCGAGGTACAGGCCCAAGCTAACGCAAACGTCCATACAAGTCAAGTTGGCGTTTCCACCAACTGGGCAGCTCATAGAGCCCGATACGTCACACATTGGTAACACCAGTTCATCACCGATGTAGTTTGGCAATGCATCCCATTGGGCTTGCATTACAGTGGCATCGCCGCCAAACTTGTTGCTCTTGATGACATCGTAAGGGTAAACAGCCGAAGCGTTTACCTTTGCTTCACCAGTAACCAACTTGCCCTTGTAAGCTTCATACCCTGCGGCATCGTGCTTCTTAAAGGCCTTTTGGTAACGTGCAGCCGCAAGCGACGGCACATGGCTATAGTTGATGTTGGTCCAGTCGTTGGCACACATGTTCTGTTCCACAGTCTTGCTCAAAGAGACAAGGCTCTTACGGTAAAACTTTGGGCTCATTCCGAAGAATGTGCGGATTTCTGCGGCCAATGCACCCTGACGTGGCATCCACTTTGCAGCCAGGCCGTTACGTTCACGAAGAGCGTCACCGATTAGGGTAAATGCCTGTGCCTTTGCTTCCTTAGAAGTAAAGATCAACAGGTCATCCCAACGACCAAATTCTGCAAGGTGAGGGATCAAACGAGCCAACGCCTTAGGGTTAGTCTTTTCAAGATTCAAAAGAATCTTACGCACGACTTCACGTTCGCCTGCGCCACCACGGACGTCACGTGCCCACATCAAAAGACGTAGGGCCAGTGTTTCGTCCTGTGCAAGGGCACGGGCAAATTGGGTGCTCAAGTCCTTACCACGGCTTGCGCCAATAGTGAAGAACAGATCAACAAGATCGCTCTTGCTGGAATCGAAAGTCTTCATACCGTTATCGGTACGGACAGTCTTAGGTACGGTCTTAACCGCTTGAACAAATGCGTTCATTTTATTTTCCTTCAGGTTACTTTTAAATTAAAAAATTATGCTGTATATAACCTATACAACAGGATGGGTGGAACCGTAATATTTTTTCTGGCCAACTTTCCCCAGTATATCGGTTCAGTTCCTTGGCCCTATCCTAACTTGTGTCTGCGTTAGAAAACATATATGTCTTTCCATAAGTCGTCAGTTCCATTAGTGTTATAGTTTATACATTTCTGTATTCCTACTACAGCCTTTCCACGGGCCACTGTCTACTGCATTTACGGCTTTAGTATTGTTTAAATTGCTGAATCCATCCTAGGATTTAACAGGTTAGTTGTTGACTGCTTTTATTTTACTCAGGCCATCACTCTGAGCTTGTTGGTCTATTTCAATAGCTACCTTCACAGCACTTGGGCGAACCTTTGTGCTCCAGCGGACTACCATAGGGTCCAACGATCCATAGTAATATGAATGTTGCTGTACCTAACCTTAAAAACTTACTGTCTAAGCATTTATTATATAGTAACTTAATTATCTTGTCAATACTTTTTTGGCACTAAAATAGCCAAATTATACACGAATTCCATAAGTTACTACTTGCCACTTATATCCATTCCAGCGACTGTTAACTTTCATTAACGAATTACGTCGAATGTCATGAAAAATTGGCACACCTTTTACATCAAAAATCATGCTGTCAACTAGATTAAAAAAGCTACTGGCAACACAATGAATTTCAGATGCATTTTCAATGAGCTTTTTATATTGCAACATGTTCTCCGCTTGCCCTGGGCGTACTTCGATAATTTTTTTTGGCTCGAGTCCCCTAGCAGCTCTGTATGTAGGAACATCGATAGCAATACCTTCTGGATGATCACTGGCATATCGATGTACCAAAATGTAATCATCAACACCTTCAGTTAACCAAGTGTATAGTTCGTCTGAACCTGTGATAGTTTTGGGCATGTGAAAATCTAGATATCTCATTTTGTATGGAATATCCCAATTTTCATATAATTGCTGTTGCCAATGTATTTGTATCTGTTCTAATTCGCAACCTTTTCTATCAATTTCTTGAGTAATTAAAGGCAAACTTTTTAGATGAATAATATCTGGATTGGCCGTTAAAAAAACATCTTCTTGATCATTGCTGTAGAATCTCCAAACTTCAATATTTGGATAATCTTGATATAAACATTTGAGTGTTTCAAAATATTCACCTCTAGCCGGATAGTACAATTTTTTGCACATCCTTGCATAGTGATGCACAATAGGACTCATTACAAATGCATCACCTAATCCTACGCATCTATCAAAAAATAATTTATTAAATTTTGTCATTTTTGCCGAATTTTTAATTTAGTATAAATGTTTTGCACTCCGACGGCCTGGCGAATAGCATCTTGCAAGGCATCGTGTTTACTGCCTTTTGGCATATCAGGATCATATCCTAGATCAAACAATGTGCGAGTATCACGCAGTTGCCAAAAATTCCAAGGCAAAGGCTTGTTTAATTGTCGATAGATATTTTCAATAATGACCAAGTCGAAGGTAGCACCGTGACTCCAAAATGCATCACAGCCCCAGGCGAACTTATGGAACTGATCCATAGCATCCACTAACGAAATACGATTGTCCGGACTAAATGCTTCTTCCATAACTACTGGATCTTGCTTACTCCACCAATCAATTGTGTTGGGATCTATTTCTCTGCCCAACTTGTCTTGATCATCGAGGTCAATACGGAAGTACAGTTTATCTCCGTATCCGTTGCCCCAGGGATTGAAATGTACAGCACCTAGGCTAAGAACTACTGCGTTTGGGGAAACTGCCATAGTCTCCATATCGATCATAAGATGTTTTGTCATCTTATCATTATACTATAAACAGGAACAAAAGTCAAATTTTAACTTCGTCGGGATAGAGGCAGTATTGCCAATCCAATCTAAATATTCTTGGCAAATCGACAAAACTAGGGGGCATATACCTACTGATCAAATGACAAGGTACTGTTTTTGGAAGATACACTTCGGCTAAAATAGGAACAGACGTATCTACCGTAATTAATCTACTGCATTTTTCAATGACTTTGATCCAATCAAATACTGAGTATCCTTCTAGTTCTGTCATGTAAATTGCTTTTCCCGGAGGTGGGCTAATATTGATAACGTGAGAACTGCAATTTTGATTGATTAAGGTATATTCTGTATCGTCTTTAAGATCTAATACGTTATAGAACAAATTGTTTTCTTTGTCCATATTTCTGTTTATTTTTACATATTGTTGCCAGTCTTGATAATCAACGTCTGCGGCCGAATACTTTCCGGCCATCATATCATTTCTTTCTATAGTAGAAGGACCACAACTTAGATAAATGAATTCATCTGCTATCACTGGTTTTCGAAACAGTGCATTAGTAGAACCCATTAGATAATAGAATTGCTCAGAAAATTCAAAAGAATCTTTCAAAGTTCTATTGTTGTTCATTAAAGGAAACGATATCCTTGGTCCTTGGAGGTATGGGACTATCCAGCTGTAAAATTCAAATAACGGAAATACAATTTTGTATCCTAACTTTCGATAGTGATGCACTACCTTTTGAATGAATATAATATCTCCAACGCCTTGTGGTTGGTAAATGAAACAGGTTTTCATCTATTAAAATAGTTTCTTTGGTAAGCTATCAGCTTCTAATTTTTTAAGCCAGCGAGCTCTTGCAGCTCCCTTTTTACGTTTTTTTTCAGTTGTGGGCTTTTCGTAGGCAGTTCTTTTAATGATGTCAATCAACTTGTTGCTTTCGTCGACTTTCTTCTTAAATTTACGTAGTGCAGAAACAATATTACCGTCTCGTACCTCTACAGTAATGCCCTTTTTATGATAGTTTTTTGTCATTCGTTTTATCAAAAATTAATTTTGCAGCGTTTCCTTCAACTGCTGATTTACTTATAATAATTTTGGAAAGACCGCGCTCAACGAGATTAATTGCATCAAATTGATAGGGCAACAATATCTTTTCTAAAATATTTTTTAAACCTCTTGCATTGGTTTTTAAACTTTTAGATTTTTCTGCAATGGCACTAAACGCTTCGTCGTCAAAATCTAAATTAATTCCGTCAATGTCGAACATATATTGGTACTGACGAGTTAAACTATTTTTAGGTTCTTTTAGAATTTTTACCAGTTGTTCTGTGCTAAGTTCTTCAACACTGGTAATGATTCCAAATCTTCCTACAAATTCCGGAATCATGCCATAGGTAATTAAGTCTTTTGTTATGACATCGCTGTAATTTAATGCAGAATCGTCTTTAGCATTAACTTTACTATTAAATCCTATACTAGTGCCGGTGTTCTTTCGTTTTTCAATAATTTTATCAAGACCTACAAATGCGCCGCCGCATATGAATAAAATTCCCCTAGTGTCAATTTCGATAATATCGCCCCTAGGGCTTTTTCGTTTGTCACTAGCTGGGACTCTGCTAATAGTACCCTCGACCATTTTTAGCAAAGCCTGTTGTACGCCTTCTCCACTAACATCTCTAGTTATACTAGTGCTTTCGCCTTTTCTAGAAATCTTATCAATTTCATCAATGTAAACGATTCCACGTTGAGCTTTTTCTACATCACCGTCTGCAGATGCCAATAATCTAACCAATACACTTTCTACATCGTCCCCTACGTAACCAGCTTCAGTTAATCCAGTAGCATCGCAGATAGCAAACGGAATTTCTAAATAGTCTGCCAATTTTCTAGCAAGAAATGTTTTGCCGCAGCCAGTAGGACCCAACATCAACACATTGGTCTTTTCTAGATCAATGTCTTTGTTGGGATGATTGATTCTTTTAAAATGTTGACATACTGCAACACTTAGGGCAATCTTTGCCTCATCTTGCCCAATAATGTACTCATCTAAGTAATCTTTTATTTTACTGGGATTATAAACTGACTTAGTTTCGTCAATTGGAAACTTCTTAACTTTTTCGTCTTTTAGTATATCCACACATAGATCTATGCAGTCATTACATATGGCGCTTTGATCACTAACAATTAGTTTTTCAACATCCTGTTTGCTTTTTCCACAAAAATCACAGTGGTGTTCATTGTTCTGTTTCACCGATCGCTCTTTCTAAAAATTCCTTGACACTGTTTAATCTATTTTGATTAATGTGGCCATACACTGCTTGTTTGTTTTTATCGCTGGTAGAATAAAATGTATTAGTTTTTCCTAAAACATATCCGGCCAGCATGTCAATCATAGGTGCCGCGTTATCAAGGTTAATATACTTATGACTAGAGGATGCCATGGCGTGAAAAAACCAAACAACGTTTGGTTCTTTCTGTATAAAATAGATGTTGAGATCTATATCTCTTTTACAATCTGCCAACCACTTAGTGGCTTCATCTTGTTCGCTATCTGATATGTTGATTAGAAAAATGCTGGGACTGTCATTTTCAAAAATATCAGGTGGGGTTACTAGGGTTATTGTTAGGCTCATTTTTATCTTTTTCTAATTTTAATCTGTATTCTTGTTCTGTAATTACTTTGTTCCAGATTCCGCTTTCTGTCTGCTCTTCATTCTGGACATAATTTGAAACTAGGTGTTTTGGGCCATACATGTCTTTGGCTGCTCGAACGTTCATTCTTTCCCCTTTGATAGTAATGTATCCGTCTGGCGGCAATTTATCCCATTCTATTTGAGATATTTCATCATCCTGCGGTGCTACATAATTAACGGGACGTTCTGCATCTGGAATTTTAGTTTGTGTTAAACTACTATCTTCGTTTAGTATCTCTGTAGCTATAGGATCAACGTTAGTTTCTTCCGATTTATATACCATTGGCTTCAAATTTTTAAAATGTGCAAATGGTTGATTTAGATAGGGATTCTGTTCTAATATAGATTTTTCTTTTTCTGTATTTCTAGCAATGCTGTCGGGAAACATCCAGCCAGGAATGTGAGGATTTTGAGATTTCGTGACAGTGGGTTGTTCTTCAACTATGTCAATAGAGCCCTTTGGGCTGTCACCCTCCGTAATTTCTTCAAACGTTGGGAACAGATCATCGTCCTTTAGTTCTTCTGATGTAGGTTTTTCTCCTACATCGGCAATCCAAGCATCGGGTTTGTTTACTTCACGCTCTCGGAAGTTTTGGAAACTGATCTGACTAGACAGTAGTAGTATAACGGCCAGTGGATCGAATACCACAATAAGAACAATAATTACCCACGTGACTGCTTTTTCCAATATTGTAGGATCTGTTTCGCCGTAGACAAAGGCCGCAATATATTTTATCGGACCTACTTCTGCTTCGACTTTACGTACCTCAGCGGCAATAGGCGCCCTCTCTTCAGATAACTGACTAATAGTTTTCTGTTCGGCTGCGATCTCAGTTTGGATACGAGCACGTTCTTTTTGTTGTGCTCTTCGAATTGCAACTGCTTTGTCAGCACCTTTTTCATCTTGGCTTCGGCCCATGACTTGGTCCACAGCCTCATCCATCTGTTTAAGCGCCCTACGGTTCGCATCTATATTGTCCTTTGCTGTTTTAATCTTTTCATCGTAGACTGCAATCTTACTCAGCACATCGCCTGACACTAAACTTTGGTCACTGTGCGCCTTTGACAGAAATCCAAAGATACCCATTGAAGTGATCAACATCAATACTGCAATGGCAGATAGTAGATATGACCGAATGGTCCAAGGTGCAATAGACCAATTTTGTTTTAGCCATAAGGTAGCAGTGATCTTACCTACACCTAGTGCAATCCCCATGATTACCACTGACCAAGGAGCGGCAGAGAAAATGGCCATGAGGCCCAGAATACTATAGTACTCTGCTACAATTGACAGCGTGATACCGCTGACTAATGCTAGATAGGCGAGAAACTTTTCATTTAATGTTGGCTGCATGGAGAGTATTTATCGACGCATGTTGGCAATGGCCACAGCTTCTTCGTCGCTAAAAATAGGCACAGCGTTTGACTTGTGCATAGTACCAATGCCTTTAATTTTATCGCCAGTATAAACCTTAGCCGGTGCCAAGGCAGCAACTCCTGCACCGGAGTTGAGACTAGGAATATGATTTGAAGTTGCGCGGCCTACTGGTGCTGACAATTGGTAAGACAATGGCTCAGCAGACAGGGCTCGTTTGCGCTTTTTATCTTCTGCCTCCACTTCCCACTTTTTCTGTAGTTCCTTCCATGACTCATCGAGTTCACGTGCTTTGCGAGCTTCGTCAGCATTGCGGAATTTAACCTTGCCCTTTTTCTTGCCGTTAAGACTAAGGCTGGGATGGTGTAGATGCATTGTCATTCTTCGTCCTTTAGTTGATCTCGAAACAAGGATAGTTGATCAATAAGATGTTGAACCCCTAGTTTGGTCATTGTAATCTCATGCAACCCCATACTAAATGCAAGCCTGTTCTCATTGGTAACACCCAATCGATAAAAGACCGTTGCCGGTTTTTCTGGTTCAGGCCTGGGCGGCACAATGTAGGGAACTTTTTCCGGGAATGGAACGACATTGTCGGACATGCCTTTTCCCTTATTTTTAAACCAATCAAACATGAACTTCTTCTAGTTTAGGAAAGTTAATAGGACTAGCAGTATTCGAAACGTGTGGCTCAAATGTTTTTTGGATCTTGCTGGGAATGCCCGTAAATCGAGCTACTGTACCGTTAGGGTTAATTTTCAGCGAGCCGGCGACTACCCAAATTTGTTTTCCGCTAGCATCAACTCCTGCTAACTTTCGTACTACTCCATTGATCAGGCCAGTAGGGGTATCCTTACCGCGAGTCCATTGATAATGTGTATCTTTGTTAAACCAAATTTGCTCGGCACCGGATTGTGCGATGCACCAAAGTTTCAATTGTGTAAGTGTGTATTCAGCGTTCATTATGAACCTCCTATTGCATTAGTATACAACAATAAGGAGGTTTTGTCAACAACTGATTTTACCATTTATGTAATGTTTGGATCAACTGGAGTTGTTGCTTTTAAAATTAATGGTGCAACAGCTTTGGTAGTTTCTAAAATATCAGGTTTAACAGTGCTTTCAAATAATGCCTTCTGTTCTGGGTTAGTAATACCAACGTAGGTATTAGAAATTAATCCTATATCATCTAATGAATTTTGAGCTTTTAAAGATACTAAAATATTTTGTTGATCTGATTGGACTTGTAACTTAATAGCGTTACCGGCAGTTTCTACAGATGCAGCAGCAGCGTCAAATTGTTCTTTAAAGAAATCGAAACTATCTATCAATACAGCCTGATCAGCAAGTGATAATGAATTAAGGCCTAATTCTGCAATTTCTGGATTTGTCGTAGGAATAGTACCTCCCAACCCGTCATCTATATTAACTACTGGATACTTCAATGCTGATGATTTTCTCAAATTTAATAATTCTTTTTCTAATTGATCTTTTGCTTCGACTAAGTCTTTATATAGATCAGGCCTTGCCAGGGTTCCGACTAATGATGTTAAGGTTGGTACATCACCGATTCCGAGATACTCGGCCATAAATTTAGTATGACTACTGTTAACAATATCGAATGCATCAGTTAATTTAAAATCACCAGTTCCTAGTGTTAGTTCATTTGACCAACCTTTGGCCTTATCAATGGCACCAGTAACTACGCTACCTAATTTTGTTAAGCCTGCACCAAATTGCCCTGATAATGAAGGATCATCTGCATACAAGGCTTGCAGTCCTGATAATTTACTAATGTCACCATTGAGTGCAGCTTTTGCACCGTCTAGTACATCTCCTATAGGATTAATAAAGTTATCAGTGACAGACTGTAGTCCACCTTCCACTGTTGTTTTAAATGCAGCTAAATTGCCACCCTCCGGAATTAATCCATCGATACCTGTTTTTAAACTGTTTACAGCATCACCGGCGGATTTGGCTAGTGCTCTTGCTGGTTCAGACAGTTCTTTTGGTAGGGTATCAAGGAATTTATTAAGTCCCGCAGTGCCGCCTTTGATAAATTCAAATCCGCCCAGTGCTGCTTGAATTCCCAGTTGCGTTAAACCTGCTTGCAACATTTCTCCAAAACTGGATTTACGTACAGCTGGTTGTCCGTCAATTTCAACACTGTTGCTGGGTCGTGTTTTATTTTGTCCATACCACGTTTTAAACGCAGCTATCATTTGGGGATAAGTTACGTTAGCCATAGATTATACCAATGCAATGCCAGTGGTGCCCTGCATATACTGATCAGCAGCGTCTTTCTTTGCGGGCATAACAATAAACACATGCTCTCTTTTTAGAGTCATTGTTTCCTTTGAACCTAGGAACACCCAGGGAATCATTCCTAGGCCACCACCGCTCATTGTAAGAGCCAACGGGCGATTGATAGTATATCCATCATGGTTATCCTTTTCTAAACGTGCAATGAGTTCATCACCGTTGATTAATTTGATACTGACTACGTCCCCTTCGGACATTGGTTTTTCGATTAACATTTATAATTCTCCTGATTGTGCTAACTTTAACATTAGACTGTATTGTTCGTATGCCTTACGTACTGCTGGGTATTTGCTTCTTAACTGTTGTTCTTGTTCTTTTTGTTCCATAAGAGTTTCAAACAATCTGTAGTGCCCAGTTTCTTTCATGTTGTTAAACACTTGATTTTCAAACCCTGCAATTCGAGTCAGTTCGCTTTCACTGATTTCAACAGTGTAAAGAGTTTCGGTTTCAAACGTCAGGTGGTCCTGCATAAACTTGTTATAGTCATTGGCATAATGAAACAGTGCTACATTAGCTTTGGTATGCCTGTGAGCACGTTTGTCTGAGTTAATCACTCTAATACCGTGCTCATTGCAAAATTTCTGCGTTGTTATATCTACCATTACGATCTTCCTATAGCAGATGCAAGTTGATTCATTTCTGATTTTCTACGACTGTTTTCACGTTCTAGAAAGTTAACACGATTTTCTAATTCCTTAACATATCTTTCAGTTATTCTAAGTTGTTGCAGAATTTTTTCTATGTCAATTTGTTCTTTACTTTTCGGCGGAATCATTTGAATCATCTCCGATCAATCTTTCTAGCATTTTGTAATTGTCGTATGCTTTTTTCAATGCGGCAAACTTTTCTAGTTTCGCAGGATCTGGATCTTGCAAGATAGCTAACCTGTCTTCAATCTTTTTCAAGGTACTAGCAATGTTTGAGCCTTTGATAGTAACATCGCCATCAAACACAGCATTACTGGTAACATGTAGACCGGCACTGCCATTGGTTATACTGCTTGGCCAAGCGGTGCTGCTAGTACCCCAAGATACACCAATTGATCCGGTTGCTCCGGTCTGGAGCATCGATCCGGTTGCTCCAGTAGCAATACTATACGTTTGATTTGTAGGACTGGAAAACATATAGTTACTGGATGTAATACTACTGGTATCTATACTAAGTGTATCTATGTCGATTGTGATATCTTTGTCATCCATTTAGTTTGACCTTAAGTTCTGTATATCCGCCTATTAGTTCTTCATCTAAAAAGATTTGTGGAACTGACCGTGCATCGGGCACGGCTTCTAATAATTCTTCTTTTGTATATCCATCTCCGATTTTCCTTTCTTCGAATTCAATACCGTGTTGTTTTAATAATGCCTTTGCTTGATCACAAACAGGGCAGTGATATTTTGACCATACTACAGCTTTCATTTTTAATCACCTCTTTCAATTTCTACAGTAATTCCGCTACCAAGTAATTCTGTTGCCACTTGCTCTAATGAATTTAAAAACTCGTTGTCAGCTAACAGGATATCGGACGTATCTTCTTTATTCTTTAACAATTTACTTACTCTTAGTATTACTATTTCTTCTATAACTTTGGCCATTGTTAACTCCTCATAAATCTGGTAATTCTTCATACTTAACGCTGTCCGACATTACGCCAATGACATAGTTAGTTGATTCATTTTCTTGCAGAGCAGTCTGCTTCTTGTTAATGTTTACATGCTTGTTAAACCAAGGAATAGGACTTGCCTTAGGGTGTTCACCTTGATACTTGATACCAATTTCTTTTAAACGGGTAAACGCAGTATAGTCAACAAAGTCGCTTAAAATTGCAGCGTTTAGTCCGATAACTGGCCCTAACTTGAACAGGTATTGAGCCCATGCTTTTTCCTCTTCAATAACTTCCATGTACATGTTATATACTTCTTGTTCACATTCTGTTTCTAATGTAACAAAGTCTGGATCGTCACGAGTTACATTGTTGATCAACCAAGCAGTCCATTCGGCATGTAGAATTTCATCTTGCAGAATTAAACTAATGATGTTGCCGTTACCAATGTAGATCTTGTTCTCTACCATTGCTAAACTGGTAGCAAAGCTCACCATGAAGCGTAGAGCCTCCAATGCATATGATGCGTGTAGAGCCATCCAGATTGCTCGCTTGTGCTCCATGCTTGGAATTGTCTCTCCCAATTCTTTGCGGCAGTTAAGAATATGAAGATCCTCATAGTAGCGACCAATGTTAGCAGCCATGCCAACAATTTCAGCTGTGTCGTGAATCTTGTTAAACTCTTCTTTAGGTACTCCATATACGTTCCTAATGATGTGACTGTAGCTCTTTGAATGGATGTTAGTTTCAAAGAAACTCCAATTGCTTACTAATGATTCAAGTTCGGGAATACTGATAACAGGCTGAAATACCTGATTAGGTGCTCGCCCTTGAATACTGTCTAATGCGGTCTGTCTTAACAAGTTACTAGTGAAGATATGTTTAACCGCATCACTAGCTTCTTTGTGATCCATCTTGTCTTTGGTAAGACTAATCTCTTCAGGAACCCAAAAGAATCCCCGAGCAAGTTCTTCATATTTGGCAATCTTGGGATACTTGACTTCTTCGAATCGCTGTACAGTTACTGGACCTGCGGGATCCAAGAACATTGTACGTTTGAGATAGTTTGTTTGTTTTGATAAGTTATACTGTTGTTTGCTCATTTATTGTCCTCTATAGTTGAAATAACGTCTGACATGTTAGGAGCAGTGGGATTATCATTAAATTCAAACATCAGTGCTCCGTTATCTACATATACCATTTCAAGATCAGCAGATTCTAAAAAATTTAATAATACTTCTTCTACTTCTTTTTCAATAACTACTTGTTCTGAAATGTTATGATTTAAAAGATGGAGTCTTATTTTTTCTATAGTAGTTAATTTACTCATTATAATGGTTCCCCGATGCAAGTACTATCTTGCAAATATGTTCCAATCTCTCAATATGTTCGTAAGCACGCCACGGGCTAGTGTCTATGGCCACAACTCCGTGTCCTTTGATACCTACAATGTCATAGGCAATATTACCTTCATGATCTAATTGTAACATCTCAAAGCATTTGTCTGCAAGTTCTTGGCTAATGGGAGGTACATCACCTACGTTGGGTGCAACCTTAGTGTAACGATTCAATTCTGGAAATGCTGCACTAATTGTACTGAGATCAATTCCGGCATGCATGGCAGCAATACAGTATGTAGGATGCACATGAACTACTACCCGGACATCGTTGCTGTGTTGACCCATACGTTTTTGTAAGCCAAAGTGCAGAGGTATCTCTCCACTAGGTTTTAGATTGGCACTTATATCAGTGTAAGGTAAATCTATCCAGTCCCATCTTTCGACTGGTTGGAACATGATGCCAATTTTTTTAAATTGATCAGGTTGTAGGGTTTGTTTACGTACTCCACTAGGAGTAATGTAAAAGTGATCACGGTCGTGGTGACGAATGCTCACATTACCATCGCGACTGGTAATCCAATTACGCTTGTAAGCGTCTACTAATATGTCACATATTGTTTCTAACATTAATATGATCCCAGTTAATAATTTTCCATTGGTTATCTAGGTATTTCTTTTTGTCGTGTTGGTAATCGAGCGAAAATGCATGTTCCCACCAATCAATTAATAACACAATGTCTTTCTTAACTTCGTGATTTTTAATTGTTTTAATCTTACCATCTTTGGCAAGGTAGACCCAGCCGCTGCCTTGTATCTTCATTGCTTCTTTGGCAAATGATTCTTTAAAATTTTCAAAGTTTTTATAGTGCTCTACAATAAATTCTAGTATACCTCCTGTGGGTTTGTTAGAACCGTTAGGTGACTGGTATTGCTGAAATAGAATGTTGTGTAAGAATACTCCAGCTTCGTTAAATCCTGCATCACCTTCGTCATTGTTATAACGTTCGGCATAAGTCTTAGCCAACTTGCCGTAATGATAGTTAATGGTATCTTCAGAGATTGCTGGATCTAATTCATCAGTATCGTAAGGCAACGGGAGAATTTCTAATTTATGTTCTCTTCCTTCCTTTAAGACATTTCGTAAGAAACTAAAAGTCATAACTTACAAGCCTCGCAATCAGCATCCTCGTAAATTGTAATTGGTTCAGTCATTACTTGTGCAGTAGTAGCAGTAACTCCTTCCTTGGCACCAACTTTATTGATTAAACTATAATACACTGTTTTAAGACCCCACTTGTAAGCCAGCATTAAGTTCTTGGCAATCAATGTACCTGGAACTTTTCGGTCCTGCTGTGAATTATCACTGGCAAAGTGTGCAGGGTTATAAAATGTATTAGTACTTAAACTTTGATCAATATAGGCAGCTAATACGGCACTGGTCTTCAAATAGTCCACACAGTCTTTCTGGTCCCACATCAACTGATAACGATTCTTTAGACGTTTATACTCTGGCACGACCTGTACAAACGATCCAGCTTTCGATTCCTTAACACTAATCAATTCCATCGGCATTTCAATTCCGTTAGTGGAGTTTAACACAACTGAGCTAGACTCGACTGGTGCCACTGCCATCAATGTAGCATTACGGATACCGTACTTGATCATGCGCTCACGCAATGGCTCCCAGTCTAGGCTAGGAGTAAAATCTGTTAGTTCATTAACGCCCGCTGCTCGGCGTTCCCAAGGAAACACGCCCTTGCCGTAGTAAGTGTATTGACTACGAACACAGGGTCCGCGTTCTTGAGCAAGCTCAACACTGGTTTCCGTTAGGTAGAAAGCCTGATGCTCTATCCAACGCTTAACTTCAGCGAGAGAATCTTTCTCTCCATACTTGAAGTTACGCTTGGCATGCCAGTAGGCTAAGTTAGTAATGCCAACGCCCAATGGTTCAAAGTCTAAGTTAGCTAAACGGCTTTGTACACTCAAGAAGTCTTGATATGATAGCAAGTTACTTAGGCTACGAACTAGCACACGACAGGCTTTTCTCATTTCCTGTGGATTGCGGAACGCACCCCAGTTGATTGACCCAAGAGTGCAAAGAGCAATTCGTCCCTCTGGATCTTCAATTCTCTGGAAAGGGCGGGTGGGTAAAAGTATCTCTTGGCATAAGTTTGATTGATATATCGGATCCAAGGTTGTATCAAATGGGCCTTGGTTAATAACGTTGTCGATGTTGACAAGATATATGCGCCCTGTATCAGTACGCTCTTTAAGTATACCAGCTTTGAATATCGCATCCGCTGATACAACCTTCTTTTTCTTTGTCTTATCTTGTTCATACTGTGTGTAGAGTTTTTCAAATAGGCCACTATCCCTATAGTAGGCTTCGTAGAGGTCCGGAACTTCAGCAGGATCAAACAAGCTGATCATCTCTCCGTTCTTGTAACGGTTCCAGAACATCTTATTGACTACTACACTATAATCCATTTGACGTACACGAGTTTCTTCTGTACCTTGATTATTTTTAAGAACGATAAGATCCTCAAATTGATAATGCCAAACGGGAAATGTAACTGTACAGCTGGCATTGCGAATGCCGCCTTGACTGCAACTGCGAAGGTCACTAAACCATTTCTTCAAGAAAGGAATCATTCCAGTATGTTTGATCTCACCGTTGCGAATAGGGGCACCTAACGGTCTGATTCTGCCTATTTCGAGACCAATTCCGGCTCGTTTTGAAGCATATTTGGCCATCATTTCGCCTGCTGCAAAGATACTGTCTAATGTGTCGTCTGAGCTGATCAATACACAACTACTGAATTGTTTTGTTGTAGTTCCTAAGCCGGCGAGAACAGGTGTTGCTAGTGTGAAGTGTCCATCACTGGCAGACTCATAATATTCCTTAACCCACTTTAGTCTTTTGTCTTTAGGTTCTGCATGAAATGCCGTTGCTGCGGCAACAGCATATCGCACCTGGGGTGTTTCGTAAATTTGTCCAGTGGCACGATTTTGTACTAGATATTTTTCAGCTAACTGTGCAATGGCTGCAAAAGTATAGGATTCGTCTTTGGCATGATCAATAAACAGATTGATGATATCCCATTCTTCTTTGGTATACCAATCTAGTAGTTCACTGGTGTACATACCAAGTTCTACATTTTTCTTTACAATATCGTACAGTGCAGGAGGTTCGTAGTCACCGTATACTTCCTTACGCAACATGCTGACTTTTTGTCGGCCTGCTACATATTGATAATTTACATTATTAATTTCTGGATTTTCTTCTTCGTCAATTAAATTGACCATAGCCTTGAGCAGCAGTTCGTCGATGGTATTTGTTGACATACCATCGTGCAGTTCTATCTGTGCTTTAATTTCAATCATTGATGGGCTAACGTTGTCTATGCCCCTGCACGAATATGCAACTTGTCTCTGTATCTTTGCGATGTCTAAGGGGACACGATTCCCATTTCGTTTAACTACTGTGATCATATGTCGACCTTTTATTATATTTTTATGAAAGAACAAACTTTTAGAAAGATATTTACCTTGGTTTCTCTATGTCGACTAGGTTTTCCATCAATAGTGATTCGGTGATTTCTTGGGATTTTATACTTTTCCATTTATCGTAATTTAGCACTATATCGTTATCTATATACACTAGATTATACAGCTTTGTACGATGTTCATCAACCATAGTACGTAGATCTATACGGCTATTGGCGAATTTAGTTGTTAGTTTTAAAGTCCACGCCATCATTAGACTGATGGTAAAATCATCATATCTATTTTCAGCTATGATTTCCCATGGTGTGGGCCAGCTTTTTGAATTGTACTGATCTATCGTGTGATTGAATGCTGTTAATGGAGCATTGCTCCAAAATTCAGAAAGATCAGTTAGTGGGTCGTTAGAGTGGTCTAAACTTTCTCTTAATTTTTTCCACTCCGACAATCTTTCATCCGGAGATTTGTTAAACATTAATAAAATTGATCGAGTTGATAAGTTAATGTACCAGTTACGGTATTTCCAGTGTATCCAATAATGATAGTATTGTTTCCGCTGTCAAACGTGCCGTTAAAAATAATTCCCGTATCGCTTGTGCCTGTATACTTATAATTGTCAGTTACATCTACAATACTACTTTGACTGCATACAATTGTCAAGTCTCCCCAACGAGTAATTCCAGATGCAGTAATTTGGTATTGTAATTTGATATTAGTAGTTACACCGCTGTGAGCAACCTTGACTATGCTGCCCGTTGCAGATGAATCGGATATAGCAACATTGTTTACTCTATGATCTATTAGAGATGCATTGCCTGCTACAGGAACAATAAATGCCGCAGCAGTGGTTGTTGAATTAATTTGTACATTTCTATCAAATGAATCATAATCCGATACATTACCACTGGTTTCAAAATTTATAATTGAAGTAACTTGACCACCAATATCTCCTAATCCTGGCGTATCGTATGAACTGCCGTTGCCTACATTTATATAAGAATTTTGAGATAAGATATGATTTGAATATACATCAGTACTACCGGCTACTGAAATTGCTTCTTCATAGATAGTATGAAAAATATTTCGAGTAAATCTAGTTCTTACAGGACCAGTTAAATGAACACCACCAGATGCAATGTCGTAATTTACACCTCGATGTAAATTTTCAAATCGGCAATTGTCAACCACAGTGTCTTCAATGTCATGGTCGGAAAAGACTCCATAATACAATGACTGAAATACACAATTGGTAATTCTTAAATTTCTACTGGTTATACCGCCCTGGCCTCTAATTTTAATGCCCGAATGATTTACGTTAGTTACAGAACTAGTTCTTACTCCTAAGAATTTAACATTGTCTATCATAGAGTCTAAACAACCGTCTGCAAACAGTAATGGTAATGTGCCTGACGGGTCTGCTGCTTCCGGATCATACTTGATAGTCATTCCTGAGATTATAATATGTCTAGGACTTGCTGCACTATCAAATGAGCTAACGGTTACATAGCTACCTGGGGTGCTGTCAAACCCTACAAATTGTAAACATGCTGCGGCAGAAGTTTTGAAAACTAAAACTGTTTTGTCTTTGCCTTCGCCTATTAAGGAGCAATATGAAGGGATGTAAACTGGATCTTCTAAGTTATATGCGCCAGCAGGAATCTTCAATATGACTCTACCAAAAGTTTCTGCTTTGTCAGAATTTAAGTATAGTTCGTCAATTGCTCTTTGTAATATAGGAGAAAAATTTAGATCAAGACTTAATAAGTCTTCTTTTGGTATAAAATCATATAAACTGACAAAGTCGTCGAGTTTGTCTTTTACAGTTCTTATGAGATCAGAATCTCCAGCACCTGTATTAATGTCAACATTTCTATGGCCTTCATAAAAGTATGTGCTGGTTGTGATGCTGTTTGAAAAAATATTAGGTAAGTCTAATACCGTTAAAATTCTTGTGTTGGTAGTGACAGCAGCACCTTCAGTAACTCTATTACCGATGAATAACTCTGGAACTATTGATTCCGGATCTGTTCCAGAAATGGCCCAGCCAAATTCTCCAGTATCTAATTGAGGCATGCCTTGAGTTCTAGCATCCCCTCTTCTAACCTGTATTTTTGCAATCTCTACGACAGCCATAAGACTTCCCCTATTATAGGGTATTTATCGTATCACCCCATGTGAATTCTGTAGTACTCTTCAACTTTATTGAGCCACATGTCTTGATATTTGTTGAAATCTTGGGGTAATAGATCAAACTGTTGATAGATTTCACCACCTACCTTAATACTGTCGTCACCGCGGCTACACATGAAAATAACGCCACGACGCATGTCTGTGCCATAGACTTCATTATGTGCTAGGATATATGCCATTAGCTGTAGATAGTAATCTTCTACCCATTCTGCTTTCTTAGGCTTGTTAGTCTGCTTGTGATCGCATACAGCAGGCTGGCCTTGATACACACCCACTAGATCAGTAGTACCGCTGTACAAGCCCGGAAAATACAGGCTTTGTTCCATAGCCCACACTTCATCCATTTTACTCAATCCGTTGACAATGATTTGATCAGCCATTGCGTTGGCTTTGATGTGTACAGGATTGTTGCCTGGCTGACGTTGCTCACCGATTAGAAAACGCTCTAAATTGGCGTGCATTGCTGTGCCTACTCCGGCTGCTTCTGTGGTAATACGTTGGGCGTTGGCTTCGCCTACTCGTTTCTTCCACTCATTCAAATGCGTCATATCCTTAGTTGCACTAAGAATAGTTGTTACGCTGGGAAGTTTTTCTCCGTCTGGAGTTCGATATACTCTTTTACGAGTAATTGGGTCATTTACTTGTTCGCAATTTTTATACTGGAAACGCTCCACGAATGGAGGAGGATTTAGAATGTTCATTCTAACAGTATATATTATTTGAAGTCTGGTTGCAAGCCTTTTGACACAGCTCTGTCAGCCATTTGATCTACGCTAGGTCCGGCTTGTGTATCTACTTGCGTTTGTTTCTCAACATCGGGCGCTTCTTCTGTTCCTAGAACAATGCCTTCTTCGTTGAAATTTTTAATTAATGGTTGAATTGCGGGATTAGCATCATAAATTTTGCTAAATCCTGCATAATCGATATCACCATATCCAAATGGTGTTAGCATGTTGCTTAATGCAATCCACGTGAGTGTTTTAGGAGCTTGTTTAGCATCACTCCTACCGATTTCATTTCTTAGAATGGTTTGTAGATCATCTACAAACCTATCCGCAACTTCAAACAATCTCATCGTGCTAACTTGCTAATAATACTGTGGCTTTCTGCAATCTTGCGATAGCGACTTTCTCTAACTTGACGGCCGGATGTTTCTGCGCCGCCAGCTGCTGCGTCACTTGCACCAAACTCGTCTTCTGGAGGGTTCATAGAATCTGGTTCTACATCCATTGGCACTTCGCCGCCCATTGGTGGCTCGCCCATACCTGGCTCTTGACCCATCGGTGCTACGTCAGTTGCTTCGCCGGCTAATACTGCAACAGCGTGACTGATAGCTTCTCTCTGTTGAGTCAATGTATCTAATGTAGCTGCCAATGCTGGACTAACTGATTGCTTAAATGCTTCAGCTTCTTGTTCGCCGAAATCTGCACGAATAGCATCTGCTAACTCAACGATGGCTTTTGTTTGATACTGACCTACACGTTGCATCCATGTTGTAAAATCGTTAACCATGTCGCTGGCTGCGGTAATGGCTTTGGCCTTGCCTTCTTCATCTTCGTTAATTAGATACTTTAGACTTTCATTGACCAATCTTACGTGCAAGCGGAAAATGTCTTCTTTCATTTTCTTCTTAAGATCTTTCTGGCCTTTACCGTCAGCTGCAAATGCAGGAACCATTTTACCCTTAGGACCTTTTACCATTGGCAAGCCTTCTTTAACTTTGGCTGCTTTCTTGGCCTTTTTAGTATCGCTGTCATCACCACCGTCAGTGAATGTATTAGACTTGCGAGTGTAGACTGTACCTGTGCTAGTCTGCTTCTTGTCAAACTTACCAGTAGTCTTTTCTTTTTCTGCACGAGCCTTAGCATCTGCTACAGTTGGGAAGCCTTCTTTCATATTGTCGCTAGTTGCCTTGGCAATAGCTTTTTTCTTTGGCACGCCGCCAGCGGTCATTCTGGCTACTTGAACATCGTCGAAGTTCTTCTTGCCATCGCCTGTGCGGTCTATTTTTTTACCTTCAGTTGTTCTGTTATTCATATTTGTTTCCTCGATGCCCTCTTCGGCGTTGGTTTTCTTTTTCTTTGGATGCTTGATATGTGCCCAAGCAATTTGCTCTGCTTCGTCCTTAGACTTGCCTTTCTTCATCATACTAGTAGTGATATGTTTAGCTTGACGGTCTACTTTAGCACCTTCACCTAACATTTCTTTAATCTTAGTATTCAAAAGTTCTAACATGTGCTTGTCTTGTTGATAAGTTTCGTTAGCAAGCAATTCATTAAATTTAGAGCTAGATTCAGTTTGGTGAATTTTAGTTCTAAGAATATTGCGATAGTCTTCTAGTTGTTCTTGTGTATATTTGCTAAAATTAATTTTAGTACCGAATCGTTTGAACATGTTTTCGTTCAATTGTGCGGCTGTTACCTTAGCAATAAAATCAGTTGTCTTCATGGGTAGTTCCAAAGATTAATAGTATATTTAGTGTATCTTTCTAAGTTTTTCAAAGCTATTGAAAATAGTTGACTTAGCAGAATTACCTCTTGCTCGAGCAATACCTAATCTAGTGAATAGAAAATCTGCTCGATCTACGTTATTTTTCTTTAGACTACTGTGTGCTCGCTTTGATAATAATTCAACTTCGAAAGTTCTAAATCCATACTCTTGATCTAAGTTATACAATTTAGTGTCTACCATCTTACCCAATGCTAGACTGTTGGCCAACAGCACAGCACTTTGTGGCAAATTAATGTTGCCTAATATTATGTCACCAGATTTATTTTTAATACTGTAAAACCCTGTAGATTCTTTTATGACAAAATATTGATCGAGTGCAATAGAACCATCAGAATTTTTTACTGGAACTGCAATACCTTGTTTTTTCAGATCGTTCTTAACGGTACTGACAACTATCTTAAATTTTTTAAGTATTTGGTCTGAGACTAAAGACATTTTTAACCCTTGTTATTTGGCCTGCGCTGTTACTTATTTCATATAAGCCTTTGCGCACAAGGTTTTGAGCTAACCAAACTTCTCGTTCATTTAAGCTGGTCAATCGAACATCATCACCATGCCTGGAAACAAATTCTCTTTCTTCGCGATTGATTACAACCCCGATAGAGTTAATAACATCTTTAATTTTCATGCTAGGTCCTTAGGGTCAACAATAATAGGGTAACCTAGAGTTTTAGTTGTATCTAACTTAATTCCTTTTCCACCAGGATTAGGCAGTACTTTGATACTACCTTTCCCAGTAATTGGATCTTTAATTGTTTGGCCTGCTTTAGGTTGCGAATTCAGAACTTGATTAACGTAGGCTTGTGGATTTACTCCACCGCTTGCCGCTGCTGATGAATTTTTCATACCTAGACTACTCAAACCTTTGGCAGCAAGAGTTTGTGCCATACTGGCATCTGGATCTATGCCCATGCCTTTCTTAAATCCTTGTGCAAGGCCACCAAGGAAACCAGACGGCGCTGCTTGAGTAGCAGCAGGTGCGCCTAGTGTAGGAGCACTTCTCATTATTCCTGGGGAAAGTTTTTGTGCGGCTGCAACTTGGGCAGCAGTTTGTGCTTTTTGCGTAGTATTAACTGATTGACCGGGTACTTTTACATCAACATCAGTTGCAGCAGTTTTATCTTTTGCCGCCAATGTACTTTTAGCTGTTTGCTGAGGAGTGCTCTGTCCAGTTTGTTGAGTAGTTTGCTGAGTAGTACTCTGTCCAGGTTGTTGAGTAGTTTGCTGTTGCGCCCCTACTGGCTTAATGACAGGTTTAGGGACTCCGGGTGCTGCATACTGACCTATCATCTTATCGAGTGAAATATCAGTTGCAGGTTTAGAATCGTCTCGAAAGCGTAAGTTTGCCAGGCTAGAAGTCTTTAATGCTTGATCTTTATTAGCTCGTATCTGTGCTCTTAGCTGATCTTGGCTAGGTGCAGGTAATCCTACAGCTTCTCTGATAAATTCTTTAGCTCTCATCAGGGCATCTTAGTTAAAATAATAACCAAAGTGCTTAACACTGTTGCTACAACAGTACCGGCTGTGCCGATCAATACCTTGGTCATACTCATTTGACCCTTCTCAACAACAGAAGCTAATGTTGAAACTTTTTCTTCTATAGTTTCTAATCTTGTTTCTAACTGTCGATATCGTTCTGCACATAGTTCTACGTGCGCCTCAAGATTTTCTTTTTCAATCTGAGTTGTTTTAGTTTGGCCAGCCATTATTGTTCCTCCGAGTCTACGATGTTTATTTCAACAATGGTATTTCTGTACGCATCGTCATTGAGATCGAAAACCGCCTTAGTCATATTTATTGTTTCGTCTAATTTTTCAAGCACTGGCACTTGATGAAGATCATTGATTAATAAGTCCAACGGACCCTGATCTGTATGAAATGGCGCACTACGATCAGTTGAAAATTCAAAGGTCCATACTTTGTGTTTTCCCTTGTGCTTCTTTCCAAATTTTAAATCTTTTAGATCTAATACTTCTACTGAAGGATTACTGCGATATTCTATAATAGATCGTAAACCTATACACTGTAGCAATGTTATCCAATTTCTATGTTGACCAAACTCTCTGTCGGCGCCAGGTCTTGGTCTGCTGACTCCGGAATTTGTAATATCTACGAGCGTTTTGATTATGATAGTTTCCATATATACCTACTTTATGATATTTATGGTCAAAAGAAAAGGGTGTTAAAAAACACCCTTTGTCATTACTTAATTTAAAAATTAAGCAAGGTATGGGAAACCAGTTGTATTAGTAACCAATGCAGCGTTTAGGTTAACGCTACCAACACCAACGCTAGTTAATGTTCTGATTTCGGTTTCTAAGAACTCAGCAAGAGTTTCGTTGTTTGTTCCGTCATATGTGTCTTGACCGTACTGGCCTTCAACCATGATGTCGAACATTTGACCAGCGTTAGAACCATCAGTGCGTAGAGCACTCATAGCAATAACAGTTACATTGCGACGTAGAACGTCTAGAACTGCTTGAACGGCGCCTGTTGGGCCCATTTCTGTTGAAGCAAAGTTTGTACCGTTTACGGCCAAATCAATAGTAAAACCCATAATGGTTCTACCGTTGAAGTTTCTAGAAACGTTTGCTAGTGTTGGGTTTTGTTTTGTAATTCCACCTGACATAATATTCTCCTATTTTGTGTCATACCCCTTCGGGGCTATTGTGCAATTATTTAGCCAGAATGAAAAAAAATGCCTCAAATGGGCAAAAATTAATCGTCTTTGACGTCACCTTCGATGATTGTAAGACCTTTGAGAACTTCCTTGTTATCTCGTAATTTACGTATGCTGCGAGTGAATTTAGCAGGATCGCTGCCTTTAATACTGTTGATGAACCTGCGCTCTAGCTCATATGCAGTTTCTGGATCAAAATTTTCTTTGATTAACTCTAATAGATTGATTGCACTGTTGATAACATGAGTTGCACGGCTTTCGATGACCAACTCGCTATCACGTTTAACAGCTACTTCGTTTAATTCTTCTAACAGACTTTTGGTTTTACGTTGCACAGTGTTATAATCCTTCTGCATATTTATTTTATTTGCTTACAGTATAACACCTATTTTGGTAAACTGCTATCTTGTAAATTGTGGCAGTGCAACATATACTAGTATAAATACTATCAGTAGAAACCATGAGTCTCTACACTTTAACACACAGGAAAACACAATGAAATACATATCAGAAAAAATGCTAGCAATCTTGGAACGATTAGCCGAAATGTTCCCAGGATCTAGCTATCAAAGTAGCCTAGATTCTTATCTAGCAACCAAGGGCATTACCGATGCCGCACAGTTAGAACACTATGTTCGACAATTTAATTCTCAAAAGGAATCTTATCTATGAAAAAATTACTAAACATTCTATACGAAATTGGCCTAAGCATTGGTCAAGCTCGTGCTGCCGCTGCTATGGCTCGTGCAGGCATGTACACCGAAGCACAGGCATTAATGGCTGGCAAGTAATATTGTATTTTGTCAGACCGCTTTACAGATAACACTGTTGCCTGTATAATAAATACTTAGACAGTAAATTAGTTACTGTTTATTCAGACACATACACAAGGAGAAAAATATGTCTATTCCAGAAGTAAAATTACCAGAAGTAAAATTCAACAAGAACGGTTATGAAATCCGCACAGATATCTTAGCAATGGCCAAGGATCTAGTACAATCGGAACACAGTGTAAAGTTTCATGGTTGGGAAATGTCCGCCAAGCGTGACGAAAAGACAGGCCAGATCGTTACGTCAGTAGGTATGCCAGAGTTTCCAGGACTTGATAAAGTTTTAGAAACCGCTGAAAAAATGTACGGTTTCGTCAACCAAAGTGTTAACACTGTAAATAAAGTTACCACTAAAAAATAATATAATATAATTATAATAATATAGGTGCATAGCACGTTAAAATAATAAAAGGGCGTTAAACGCCCTTTTATTTTGATCTTACAATATATATTTTGTCTATGGAAAAAAACTGTGGATGATCTTTTGCAAAATTTCTCATTATGATGCCTGCTTGTCCGTTGGCTTCATTTTCTTCATTGCTGCCCGTGTCTCCGCTATGCGGATCTAATCTGTTTTCAATATCTTGTTTGTAATGAACAAGCTCGTGTGCAAATGTTCTTAAAATGTCAATCGGGTGTCTATTTAATACTGCCAGTATAATTGAAGAATCTTCAGTGGAGTATCTTCCAAATGTCGGTTGATCGTCTTCTGGGACTTTGTCTACTAGAGAAATTTTAGGTAAGCTAGGTAAATCTAGTTCTGATTTTATAAAGGGAAGAAACTTTTCAAGAGCATCTAGCAAATCAACTTTGCCGCCCACGGATTCTCTTAAAAGTTCAGTTACCTTCATATAGTGTATTTAGTGCTCACTTTTAATTTCGGAGTAGCGAATTCCTAGATCAGCCCAGCAGCCGGGCCACACATACCGTTACGAGTAACGGGTCCTAAGGTGTGTTCTTTATGCCCACGGTGAATCGATTACGATCACTGGGGGATTTAATTTTAGATCAATCTGTCTGGTAACTTCTGTTTCAGCCATTACACGATCGACTCCATTTGTCCAAAGCCAACTAATAACTTGAGATTCTGTAAGATCTTCTAACTGACTAAATTCAGCGCCTTCGGGCCAAATATTGGCAAATCCTTCAGTAGTACCAGTATGTGTTACTTGTCCTACTGTTGTAGTACCATTTACACTATACCATACTTTGCTGATAAATTTTTCAATTCCGTAGTGGCCAGGCAAACATTCAATTTTATCTACTTTCCAAGAGATGTCAATACTCATACTAACTCCTTTAATGTAATATTTATCTTATATTACGGAAGTAATTTTCTATAGATATCGTAAATGGCTTCGGCTGTAGGTCCTAAATAGTCATCGTTTGCAATTCCGTAGTCAATTTCAGTAATCCAAAACATTCTCAATTCAAGTTCGGCTTGTTTCTCAATTAAGAACTCTAATGGATGAAATGTCATATGATCTACTGTAGGAACTTTAGGATATGCAATCAATCGACCATTTTCATTATTAAAAATCCAACGATGATGCATTGTTCCTCTAAAATTGCCTTCTCTACGTTGTAGTTCATTGTACTTGCTAGGAACAGCAATAAATCCCTGTTCTGCAATTCTAGGTAACATATCTAGTACCAGCATAGGATTGGCTAAATCTTCAAGAGTATGAGTACAATTAACAAAAGTAAATTTCCCGTGTTGCTCGACATAATCTAGCAAAGGTTTCCAATCTTCATACTTGTTCATATTGCCTACAAATCCGTGAACTCCTTCAAAGCTAGTAGGCAGTATGTCAAACGTGTGAGTTAGAAATTCCTTATTAAAAGGATTGTGGCTCGCACCAACATCGATAAGACTAAATTTCTCACCTCTATTGGCTTTTAGTCCTGTCACGGCATCTATTACCTCGGGTCTTAGATGCCATGGCCATTCTTGTGTTTCTCTTGCGTTTAAGTATATTTGTTGTGCCATTATTCTACTCTAAATGTCCATGAACCGTGATGTCCGCACAAAATTGTAGTGTCCGCCCAGATTTGTTTTCCTTGAGCCTTAGCTTTTAGACAAAAGTATACATCTTCACTGATTGTATATTGATGATCTAATGCACTTTTATAAAGGAAGTGAGGATATTCAATACTGGTAAACACATCTTTCTTGATTAGAACACAGCCGAATCCACAACTGTCGACTTCAACTAGACCCCTGCCTTTTAGTTGTTCCCAAGGAACATGAGTTACGCCACCATGTTCGTTTCTTTTCATAACTTCTATGCAATGCTTGCCCGGAATTCGCTGTATATAAAGACCTGTCACCATGTCTTTGTTATGTGTTAACATTTTTTTCAATGTGTCAGCTGGAAAACTGATGTCAGAATCTACTGCAAATAGATAATCATAAGGTCCCTTGACAATCCAGTCTGCAATTAAATTTCTAACTTGTTCAACTTGATATCCATAAAAATATTGAAACTCTGCTTCGTATCCATCTGGTATTTCTAAGTCGTAGATACTTTTAAAAGTTTCTGCTTCAATTAGATTTTTGTTAGGAATAGCAATGAGAATTCTTTTCTTGGGCACCTGTGGTGGTACAGGTTGCATGGTGTTTAGTTGTAGCTTGGTAGCAGCTTCAACTCTTCTTTGCGGAATCTGTTCTATTGTTTTCATATTTTTGTTTAAAATCTTTCCTGCTGTCTTATTTTGTTCTTGACCGTTGATTTTATAATCATTCAAAGGATTAATGTCATTGTAATTATACACAATATCTGAGTTAACAAATATTCTTGCAGGATCACACTGTTCTAATGGATTATAGAATGTAGAATTGTCGCCGCCAGCTTTGAACCATTGACCATTTTCATCTTTGAATTCGCTTTCGGGAATGTCTTTAATTAACTTAGCTTTGTAAGTTCTCAAATGTGTATAAGGCATATTCCAGTTGAATCGATAGTTTCTATAATTTTTAGAATCTTTGATTTCTGGAGGATAGGGCTGACTGATTAACGGAATATTATCAACCATACTCCAGCTAGACCCATAGACAAAGTCAGCATCTTGATGCAGTTCATTGTAATAGGTGAAAATGTCATTTCTGTTGGCAAGACTGTCGTCGCCGTCTAGCAACATTATAATATCATCATCGTCGAGCTCTAAGTTTTTAATCATAGTAACTTGATTAGCTACCGCACTGCCGTTTCTTGTTTGATTTTTAATTAAAACAAATTTTTGTCTCAATGTATCTGGCAAACAATCAATTGCTTCTTTTGCTAAATCAAGCCCATTGTCTTCTGAACAATCGTCTATTAGATAATGGACATAGTTATCATAATCCTGTGCTGCAACACTTTCAACACACTTTGCAATATAAGGTGCAGCATTCCAGAACGGACTGATAACAACTATTCTTTTCTCGTCTGAAATTTTAGGGCAAGTCCACAATTCAGGTCCAGATGTTTTCCTGCCAAATATTTTATTGTATTTGGCTGCAAAATAATTGCTTCGCTGAAATTCGCCTCGTTGAATATGCAAACCTAATTTGGAATATAAATGATGTTTCCACTGTAATGCAGTGACATCCCAACCTACTAGGTCCTTAATTTCATCGAGTGCTTCTTGACGTCTACGCAATTCTTTTGGATTCCTATGCACATCTAACACTAACTTGACAAAGTCATCTGCTTGTTTTTCTGGATTGATATGTGGAAATAGTCCGTTGGGCACTATTGCATAGTCAATCATCCAGCTGTGCTCAGTTGCAGTTTCTTCCAATGCACCAAATCTGCAGGTAATCAACGGTGTGTTAGCATACAGACTTTCTAAGGTACTAATGCCGTAAGTTTCCGGTAATTCTGCTGGGAATATAAAATAACTAGCTTCTGCAGAAATTTCTGCAACTTTTTGTTGACTGATTACTCCGGTAAATTCAATGCTAGAGTCATTGATAGAATTACCAACTAAATCTCTAAAATGCTTTTCTTGATCATCACCTGCAAATGCATTGCCTAGCTTGTAAAATCCGCCTATTACTTTTAGTCTTGCTTTGGGAATAGACTGTTTGACTCTAGGCCAAATGACATGCAACAGACTACGCAGTCCTTTGCTCATATTTGCATTGAAGAAAAACAAGTTGGGATCTTTTTTATCTAGATCAACTTTATCAAAGTATTTTGTAATTCCGTTACGTGTGATCCACATGTGTTTTCGTAACACTTCGTAATTGCGAGGCTTACCGTGATTGCAATTTGTCACATAAGTTGTGTGGAAATCACTTAAACACCAGATTTCATCTACAGCACCGCTGATAACTAGATCCTCGATAGTGTCGTCACCCCAGCTGAATGTGTCATGCATCCAGAATACTTTAAACTTGGCATTTTCTCTTAACCGTTTGAACATGTCATAAGGATACTGTCGTGCAGTATTGATCCTTAATTCATAGAAAGGTTCTGTAACAAATGGCATGACAGTTCTTGAACTGATTACCACATCATAGTTGCAAGGATCATCGGCAATGTCGGTAATGGGTCTATATGTAACTCCGCTATATGTGCCAGGTGCGCTGTCATCTTCATTACAACCGTTAAACACTGTTACATCAAATCCGATCTTCACTAGATTTTTTGCAACTAAAATAACAGCACTTTCACTACCACCAAGACCTCTTCGATCCAACGTACCACCGTCGTAACTCATTCCAGGAATGTCTACAATAGCCAGTCGTACTCGAGCGCCTTCTTGATGTACAGGTACTGTTACTTGCGGGATAATAATTTCTTCCGGGTTCATAAACTTTCTGCCAAAAGTTTTGTGAACACGATAGTTGATCCAATCGGCACGAGCCTTGTCTTCCTTGGATAATTCTAAACCTAGCTTATAAAAGAAATGTTGTTTCCATTGAACAGCTACAGTATCCCATGTGCTGACATCTTTTACAGCATTACAGGCATATTGTTTTTGCTGATGCAGATAAGGATTGTTTACAGCAGCAACGACCATCTGTGTAAATTTCTCAAACTGCTGACCCGGATCGATGTTTGGAAACAACCCATTGGGAACTACAGCATAGTCAATCATATAACTGGCTGCTTCTGTTGCAGTTTCTTCCATTGCACCGAATCTAGTGCCCAACACAGGAGTGTTATAGTTAATAGATTCTAATGTTGCAATTCCACTAGTTTCTGGAAATGCGCCAGGGTAAATCATATAAGATGATTTGGCCACAATTTCTGCAATCTGCGGTTGGGGAATAATACCAGTAAATTCTACACTGGCATCATTCTTATACATTTCCTGAAGTCTTAGTACAGTATGTCCTGCTTCATTTAAGGGCTCATTGGGAAACTGATAGTAACCACCGATGATTTTTAATTTAGCCTGAGGTATTGCTTGTTTGACTCTGGGCCAAATATGTTCCAATAATGGAACCATACCTTTGGTAACGCTGGCGTTGTAAACAAACTGAAATGGATCTTTGGCTTTTACATCAACCCATTCGATCCAACGATTCATTGCGTTACGTGTTTGGAAGATTTTGTTTTTTAATACTTCAAAATTTCTACGGGGACCATGTTGATTGTTGGTAATATAATTGGTATGCCAATCACTTAGTGTAAACAATTCATTGATATAGCCTTTGACTACCAGTTCCTCTAGGATGTGATCACCCCAAAGGAACGTATCCTGCATCCAAAGAATTTTCAACTGTCCAGGACGTTGAACTTGTCGCCAAGTGTCAAAGTCATGATCTCGTGGCGGCGGCTGCTTGACTTGATCATAGAGATGCGATGGCGTAAAAGGAATAACAGTTCTTTGACTGATAACAATATCAAAGTCAAATTCTCGTTCTTTTAGCCTGCGAATTTCACAGTATTCAACTTGATCGTAGATGCCTTCTACAGCTTCTTCTTTGTTGTTGTCATTAAACACTGTAACAGAAAATCCTAGCTTTGCCAGTTCTCTTGATACACTGATAATGCTGCTTTCGCTGCCGCCGATGCCCTTTTTATATAACGTCGTGCCATCGTAGGGTAATCCAATGACATCGATAATAGCAATTTTGATTTGTTTCATAGCACTCATACTTATCTACGTATATAATAGCATAGATAAAAAAAGGACTCAACCAGAGTCCTTGTTTTTGAGTGAAATATTTTTAATTACACCAACTTTGTTTAGCATCACCGTAATATTCACGTGCCAGTCCGTTTTGAATTAGTCCAGCACGAACACTTTGTCCATTTACAATGATGTCACCTAGTACACGGCCACCAAATTTGTCCCAGGCATACAATGTAACTTGAATCTTGCCACCTTGTTGGATTAGCTGTGTAGTAAACTTGCTGGCTAACTGTGCTCGTTGATCTTCTTGAGGGCACTGTGCTCTGTGTCCTTTTTCAGGAGTGTCCACTCCAAAGATACGCACTGCCAGTTCTGGTTTCAGCGGTGCTGGCAAGAAAGGTGCAGAGATGACGATAGTGTCACCGTCGCTTACGCGGATGATTTGTGCGTCATATGTTGCACCTTTTGGTGTTTTTTGTGCCAATGCGGGCATTGCTGACGCTGCGATTAATAGGGTTAATAATAGTTTTTTCATATAGTTACTTATCCATGTTCCTGCCATGATACAGATGCTACTGCATCATCGTTGTTAGTAGTGGCGATAGCAGCCAAACACCATATGTCTGATACGCCTGCGATAGTGCGACCCAGTTGATTGCTAAAATCTACTTCGTTGCCACTTACACTAGCTGCGCCACCTTTGTTAGATCCCACAAAAATACCTTGGTCTATTACTGTTCCGCCAGTCAATGCTGTGGCTGATAAATCATACTCTACTGAACTGTTGTCGCCTGCTGTAGTCCAACTAGCATCAGTCAGTGTAGGGTTTAATATTACTCGATAGCCAAACGCTGCCAGTTGTAGACCGTAGAGGTCAAACTTGGTCGGCACTACAATGCTGTCTATGTTGGCAGACTTCAGCCTAATACAAACTAATGGACGATATTCTGTTGTGGTAAGATTCTTTCCGGTCAGACCGGTGCCAATTGCTCTGCTTTGACTACGATTGCTGTAGCCACCTTCTGATATCACTGTACTACATATGGCTCGCATAGTGCCCGCGGCACCTGTACTAGTTAGTTCATACCTAACGGGCAATGACGCAGTAGTCATGTAGACCTTATCAAATATGTTGGCATGATGGAATATATGGCAAACAATAAATTGTCCGTTGATCACAAAGCCACAGCGCACTGATCCTACACCCAACCACTCAACATCGCACCAAAAGATATGCGATTTAGTCACATCTAGAGTAACGCCGCTGATGTTGTGTTGGCCGCCTTGACCATCCATTCTGTCACCGTTCCATGCTGATCTATTGATTTTTTCACTAGTGTCGTCTACTGTGCCGCCTGTGTATTTTCTAATCACAAGATTGATGTCAACACCGTCTACTTCAAAGTACACACCGTTCTGTGCTCCAAAATATCCCACACGCTGACGCAGGCCCGTAGTAGGAGTATTCATAACAAATGTGGTCATAGTTAGCAAACTCTTACCGGGTTGATAGCTAAACACCTGTTTGCTTTGTCTCACTGCTGAATCACCGTTGCCTGACACTGTCATCAACATGGTGCTTTCGTTGGGCTGAAATACGCTAGTGCCTGCACCTGTATCTACTTGATTCCATCTAAACTCATCATCTCTATAACGTAGAGAACCGTCAAACAAGGTAAAGGGATTGCTGACACGCATACGGCCAAATGCGTCCATACTAGCTGAGATGTTACCGGCGTCATTGTAACTGACTCCGCCTACATTGTTTACTCGTAATAGTGGCTCACCTGCCGCACTATAGTCCATTGCCTTATGAATGTTTAATAGATTAGGATCAGTAGAGTGAAAGTAGTTTGTGGTTGTGGTGCGAATGTCAGCTACCATATATTACCGATTAATCTAGATCTAAAATACTAATTGCGCTAGCGGCTGCTGATACAGCGGCAACTTTGTCACCTGACTTAAAATTAAAAATCATTTCGCTGTTTGCAGGAATTTGAAAACCAACGTTAACACCAGTTACTGGGTTTGCCCCAAATGCTATAAATGCAGGGCTTGCTCCGTTAGTAATCAATACTCGTCTAGCGGTAATCGATGTGCTTGTTGTTACGGTACCTGCACCCAATGCTACGGTTGTATATTTGTTAGTACCTGTAGTTGCAAGGGTGGTGATTGTGTAATACTGACTCATTGTGTTTGTCCTTTGTTCTGGGCTGAGAAGTTTGGATACATTGCGACACTGTCGGCTCTGATATCCGCGGGATTTTTAGGACCATTAAGGCCGCCGCCCGCATGTACTGTAACGCTGTCTATGCTGGCCACTACTTCAGCTGGACTGTTGGCATACATTTGATGCTGTTGTGTCAATAGATCAACAATCTGTTTAAATCTATTTTGATCCGGACCAATAGCTGTTGTGATATTGGCAGTAGCAGGTTGAACTACCGCAATTTCCTCTTGAGATTCACCGTCTATTTTTTCTATAATATCTAACAGATCTCTAATTATTTCAGTAGCTCGCATGAGTATTCCTAGTTATAGAGATATTTATTCTTTTATAGAGGTTAGACAAACCATGTAATTACGGAGTATCTAGTGCCTTTTGTAACTTCCATTATTTCGTGTGGAAACATAAAGTTACTAGGGAACATAATAACTGAGCCCTTTTTTAATTTATATTTCAATTTTTTATCAAAAAATGCAAATTCCCCACCTTCGTAGTCATCATTTAACGCAAAAGAACACGACACTGTTCTCGGCTGTGCCTTAAAATGATCACAATGCTGTGTATAAAAATAACCTACGTTATATCTTAAAAGTTCGTAACCACTATCTTGTTCAATACTTGCCATAGGCCATTTTTTATTGTACAACTGAATTGCATTGCTAGCACACTCCCATATTTTATTATCTATTATTTGTCTAACACCCGGATTTTTTTGTATGATCTCAGGACGCGAAATTCCCATTACATCAGCATTCCTAATAGATCTGTCAATTGTGCTGTCTGAGCCAACTGCGGTGGCACGCCATTCTAAAGAACTATCTTGGTATTCTGCTAAAATTAAATCGCATATTTCGTCGGACACTACATTTTCAAAAATACAGATATATTCTTTAAGAAAGTCGATATGATTATTACTATCTTCAGATTGTTTGTTTTCGGGCTCTGCTACTTGGTTAGATTTTTTCTTTACATCATCAGGCGGATTTTGAATTTTATCAAATACTGCCCAACTATTTTCTCCTCTACTTTTTACATAATGTAAAAATACCTGAACATATTCTTTACCTCGATATTGTTCTCGCCAATGTTCTGCTTGACATCCAAGATACAGCATGGCATCTCCAGATTCTAAATCTAAAGAAACTTCCTTACCGTCGGGAGTTTTAATCCATATAGGCCAGCTTTCGTCACCGGATAAATTAATAGTAAGACTAATTTCGCAGGCATTTCTATCTGTATGCTTTTCTAGAGTTGCCCCATTTTTATAGACTCGTGCATAGGAGTATGTTGGTAAAACAGTTTCGCCTAAAAATTTACTTACCTCGGGAGTTTTTTCACATAGTAATTCTAAAAAATCGATATGATTATAATGCGCTGATGAATTTTGTACTTGGTTATCATTATTGATATTATTTTCTTTGGTAAATCTAATAAATTCTTTGGCCAATTCATAAGATCTCTCAGAGCTTATAAAATTTTTTATGTATATAAAATTTGATTTTTCTAAAAGTTTATTCATTTTAATTAATTTACATTGTTGAATAATATACTGGAGGTGGATTTGCGTCGTATGCCGCTTGCCATGCTTCTAAACATTTTACCCCCCATGGAGGTAAAACTGAAATTGTTTCGTTCATTTTTTTGTTATTATCTATAACCCGATATTCAATTTCTCCAACACCGTTTAACCATTGAAGTGCATGAACATCATCGGGCACCCCGCAATCTGAAAAATCAAGACCTTGATAACTACAAATATCAGTAATTACTATAAGATCATCTACAATAATTGTAATTCTATCAGTATTAATCATTATAATTTTTAATATCTTTATTAATGTTAATTACAGGGGTATCATTTCTTAGGGGAAGACCCGCAGCTATTGCTGCTCCCAAGACCTTAATATTGCTGTCATTGGCTTTTACCATCTCATTCCTAAAACTCTCTACCGCAGCACCTGTTTGTCTCTGCTGCCCAGAATTTTCAATCAATAACATAGGTAAAAATGCCATTGAACAATTCCATTCGTCTACCCGTTTTCCTGTATTTGTGTCATAGCCTTCTATTTTTATAAACCATGCACACTTGAGTCCAACACATTCTTTTTTGATAAGAGGGCACCAATTTTCTCTTTTTAACTCCATATTAAACTCCTATATTATAAAAATATTTATAGTTGTAAAGTATGTAGAGGAAAAAAATTAAACCTTATATGCAATGATTACATCTACATATTTAAGGCTCCAACCGGGCAATTGAACTGACCCGTTTACCCCAACTGTGACTGTATGAGAATGAGTTCCATCAGCGCCATTTGTAAGACTGCCGCCGTCAGGTTGACCAGTTCCAGCACCGAGAGTCATGACAATACCCGGACCTACGTTATTGTTAACAAACGTGGGGCCATTAAAGCTGCTGTTAGGAGCTCCTAAATTAACTCGATGTGAATGGTTAGGAAGTTCTGCTAGGGTGCCATCTGAAGTTGACGGTGAATATCCCGGAGAAGTCACTACCCAAGGCCATCCTGCTGATCCTCCTGGATGCAGAGTTGAAAAGAAATTTCCAGTATCTACTACGCCGCCACCGGCCCCTCCAACAATTCTAAGAGCACTATCAGTACTGCTTACAATCTTAACCCAGCCCACCGGCGCAGCAGTTTGTCTAAATGGAATTATTGTACCAGAAGGAAATGTTTGAGTCCCCATAATTAATTCCTTTGAGCTATTATTGCGTCAACATATCTCAGTGCCAATGGAAGAGGCGTAGGAGATAAATCAACTCCACCAGAGCTAGAAAGTGTATGATTATGGGATCCACCTCCACCTGCGGGTCCTGCAGGAGTGCTGTTAGGTCCATAAAATACCGGCAAAGGCGATCTGCCTGGTCCTGTTCCTGGATGGACAGGGTAAGGTGAAGTTCCTGATCCAGGAAGGCCCCAATCAAGGTGTCTATGAACTGCCATTTGAGATGAAGACAGAGTAGCAGGACCAACAGTCGCTGATATGGGAATTGTACTAGTCCCAGAAATTGTACTTGTAAGAGGTTTATCTGTAAAAACTGTACTGAAGTTTGAAAGTCCGCCTGCGGTCACTGTGCCACTGGTTATTCGTAAAGCAGCGTCGTCATCTGTAGTTAATTTTGTCCAGCCGACAGGTGCTGTGGGTTGAACAAAAACGGTTATACTACTGGATGGAATAGATGGTATTGGCATTATGCAAAATTTTTAGTTGCTCTTATAAAATCCAAGCGTCTAATTGAAAATCCAGATGGACTTGTTGCAGTAAAGAATCCGCCGCCAGCGGCACCGGGCCAATTATGATTGTGCGAGGCTCCCGGAGCAGGATAACCGGGAGGAGTTGCAGGAAATGTAGTTCCAGCTGATTCTCGACCATAATACCAACCGTAGGCCAATACTGGTCTAGTGGACGGGACATTCGTTGTTCCATAGACCAGTGGGTTACTAGCACCAGGAAAGGTATTAGAAGTTACAGTAGGCGAATGTGTGTGGATAGGCAGGCCCGCAGTACCAATTGAAGTAAACCCAGTACCAGTTGAAGCAATAGGAGCCGTGGCAACTGAAACTTGGACAGGAAATCCACTTGCTGGATAAACTGATGTAAATGACCTAGTGCCTGATACTGTTCCGCCAGTTGTTCCGGACACTATTCTTAGGCCTATGTCATTTTCCGAGGTATCTTGTGTCCAACCAGTGGGTGCAGTCGCCTGATGAAATATCATAGTGGAACCGTAGTATTCGGGTTCTGGATCTGTGAATGGTTGTAGGTAAAAATCAAAACCTGCTGACGAAGCTGCTCTTGGCATGATAATCCTTTTTATTTAGACATATGTAGTGAATTGTCCGAATACAATCCATGATCCTGCAAGTCTTACTAAAGAATAAGAAACCATATCTGTTTGATTGGCAACCCCTACTGCTGTTACTCCTTGGCTCCATCTTATAGTCTGCGCTGCACCGTTAATTTGTATTCCTGTAGGAGTTCGTGCAGTTGCTCCTTGAGCTACATAAAGAACAACTACTGTGGTAACACCGTTAGTTGTTGGTATATTGTTAAAGTTTGGTGTAAAATTAGCTGCCGGTGAAGTTAGATAAAAAACACCACCTTGTGTGAAATCAAAAGTTACTGTGCCAGTTGCACCGGAACTAGTTGGTGTAAGATCAACAGTGGTAGCAGTAACTCCTAAAGAACCAGTAAATCCTGAAATCCCTAGTGATCCGGAGAATCCAATTGATCCAATAAATCCGACACTACCAGTGAAACTTTGACTACCGGTAAATCCCTGACTACCAGTAAATGCCCGGCTACCAGTGAATCCTTGACTACCACTATAACCAAATGATCCAGTGAAACTTTGACTACCAGTGAATCCCTGACTACCTGTAAATCCGCTACCAGTGAAACCTCGACTACCAGTGAAACCAAAACTACCAGTAAAACTTTGACTGCCAGTAAATCCAAAACTACCAGTAAAGGCCAGGCTACCAGTAAATCCAATACTACCACTAAATCCTTGACTACCTACATAGCTTCTGCTGCCGGTAAATCCTATCCCTCCTATTGATCCAGTGAATCCAATAGACGCAAATGCTCCAGAACTTCCCACAAACCCGGTAACTCCAAATGAACCAGTATAACCAAATGAACCTGTAAAACTTTGACTTCCAGTAAATCCAATCGAAGCAAATGCACCAGAACTACCAGTATAACCTTGGGTATTGCCCACAACAACCCATGCTTTTCCGTTGAACTGCCATGTTCTATTTCCAAAGGTATAAGTTTGATTTAATGCTGGGCTAGGTGGAAAATTCATTGGTATTTTTAATTATGTTATCTTTGTATATTTAACATTTTATTATTCGTTGGCTGTTCTAGTTGAAGGGAACAGACGTAAATTGCCTGGCCAAATAATTCTAACAGCTCCGCCGCCTGGTTGCCAAAGTGCAGGACTACCCGGACCTCCGGCGCCGCCGCCATACAATTTACCGACGCCATTTGACCCGGGGTTGCCTGGCTGTCCAGCAGTTGTTGCTGAACCGGAAGACGCACCTCCAGTGCCGCTCGCGCCTTCACCGTATATTCCCACGCCGCCACCAGCACCTCCACCACCTGGTCCGGCACCGCCGGCACCACCGCCACCACCTGCACCTCCCGAGCCAGTGAAACCATTTCCATAAGTGGCAAAAGCGCCACCATAATGCGGAGCGCCCGACCCACCAGACCAAGACACCTGGCCACCTACTGTTCCTCCACCGCCTCCACCTGCACCACCAGTTCCAAATAGTGAACCTGCTCCTGCAAATATGCCAGGTCCACCATTTCCAGAATATCCTGCAGCGCCACCGCCACCACCCGGATAACCGCCAAAGGTAGTTACGGTACCCCTTCCGCCACTGGCAGCAAACAAGTACGTTTCACTGTTAAAGAAAGAAGGTGGTAAGTCCTCAGGCGTGTTGCTGACGCCAATCCGCGCAACTTGAATAGGGTATACAGTTCCTGCTGTTACTGATAGATTATTCTTATATGTTAATCCACCGCCGCCACCACCGCCATAATAGCCGTTAGGTGTGCCTCCGGCACCTACTAGTACTATTGAAATAGATGTAACTCCTTCTGGTACTGTCCAATTATAGTTGCCAGCTGTTGTAAATTCAACTTGTCCTGGTGGCGCAACTACTTGGACTGAATTACTAGCACCAGAAGATGCACTGTTTCCTGCTGCGTTAGTAGCATATACCGTAAATGTATATGATGACAGTGCAGTTAATCCAGTAACAGTGATAGATCCTGATCCCGATCCCGACAATGTTCCTGTAATTCCTCCAGGACTACTAACAGCGGTATAAGACGTAATTACACTGCCACCGTTATTTGCAGGCGCAGTAAAGCTCACGCTTGCGGTAGTAGCATTTACACTTGTAGCTGTTCCAATTGTTGGTACGTTAGGAGCCACTGCCGGAGCAACAAACAGATCATTACTGAATGTTCCAGTTCCAATAAAATTTGTAGACAGTACCTGAACATTATATGTCCTACCTTGAGCAAGAGAAGTTGCAGTGTAGGTAGTAATAGGAGCTCCTGAATTTGGTAAAGTAACATCTACTGTAGATGCAGGTGTAGTGCTGTAACTTCCAGGCGGAACTCCTACATCTAACAACAACAATCTAACTCTCCAAGAAGTAATTGGCCAACCGCTTGTATTTGTTGGGTTTGTCCAATTTACTACTAAAGAGCTAGTGCTTGCAATAGATACATTGACAACACTTATTGTAGGTGGAACACTTCCTGCTGGAATATTTCTAAGTTGTAAAGGAGAACTTGTGCCTATTGTGTTAACAGCATATACATCAAAGTCGTAATATGTACCGGCAGTAAGACCTGTAAATGTAAACTCGCCAGCGCCTGATTGTTCTAAGGTAATTGTAGGTCCGCTAGGTAATTGTGTTGTATAATATGAAGTAACAATTAATCCTCCAGTATTTGGAGTATCGTAAAGAATTACTATTGTAGTGGCGTCCGGATTCTGTGTACCTGTTGATCTAAGTCTAGGTGGTCCAGGCGCAATCAATGGAACATAAACAAAGCCTGGCGCCACATTCAAATCTGGGAATCGGCGTTGGTTTCCCGGCCATACTATTCGAACTGCTCCGTATCTTCCTTGATTTGCGCTAAGAGGTGTTACTCCTGTAACGTTGCCGTAGCTATATGCACCTGCGCCGCCACCTACATATAGGTATTCGTTATTAATCACTGCTGGTGTAAATGAAAAAGGGCCAGTAGAACTACTAAGCCTATTTGCACTTCCTCCACTTATGGCAATGCCATAGGCTTCTGATCCCGTTGCATTGAATACTCCAGAGGTGCCAGAAGCGCCACGTGCATTTTGAACAATGTGAAAATCTATTTGATTTGGTGTTGCTTCATAAAATTGATATTCTACAACCATATTAGGAGAACCTAGGGTGCCTGACGCAGATGCGGTTCCTTCAAATATAATTACATATATCCTATTGGGGGCGGTGCCTACAGTTCCAAAATAAATTCGTTGTCCAGAATTATCTGCTGCGCTAACCATTATTTTTGGAAATGCTGGGACATTGCCACCTAACCCACTAAAGGCTGAAGAACCGCTGCCAAATGTTATGTAGCTGTTTGTTCCTACAAAAACTTGCGAGTAAGATGTACCGAGAAAATTAACATTCCAAGGTAAGCTAACAGTCCAAAAGTTGTCGTCGCCGGCATTGCTAGTTGAACTAGCAAGCCCAGATATTCCTAGGGGACTATATGTAATAGCACTCACAGTGGTAATACTACCGCTAGTCACTGCATTACTTATGTTTATGGTACTTCCGGGACCTGTCGCTGTAACCGGAGAATTTGTAGCTGTGGGAGGTGATCCGTCTAGTCGCTGCCCGTAAATTCCCACGCCGCCGCCGTAGCCTCCTGATTGAGTTTGTATTGTTCCAGCTACACTGTTGCCACCTGCGCCAGCCCCACCAAATCCTACCGCGCCCTGCTGCGAATTGAGACTAGTTTGGCGGCTACCTTCTCCTAGTCCACCAGCACCGTCATATCCGCCTGCACCTCCGCCACCTGCACCAGTCTTTTGAACGTTGTTATTTAGGCTACCACTACCGCCATCGCCACCACGGCCTCCGCCCTCGCCAATTACTCGAGCTCCCCCTGTGCCTCCTTGAGCGAGGAAGGCGCCAGGAGCACCACCATTACCGCCAGTTGCTGAAACAATAAATGTACCACTGCCCTGTCGTCTGACCCAGCTACTGCCTCCGGCTGCACCGGCGGTTACGGCAGACCCTATATTAATGCCAGGAGAACCTGTAATAAAATTTGAGCCACCATTACCACCAAACCCGGCGTTTATTTCTAAAATTTCTCCGGGTGTAACAGCAATATCAGTAACATAGGCTAATCCACCACCACCGCCTGCACCACCTGTTGAAATTATACTGGTGGTAAAATTGTATGCTGATCCACCACCGCCCCCACCACCACCTACTACTACTATTGAAATAGATGTAACTCCTGCAGGCACAGTCCAAGAAATTATACCCGCAGTATTGAAAAAAATACGTTCCCCACCAGATGGTCGTACTAAATTCCTTGCACTACTTACGAAGAATGTTCCACTCATACTTTTCGATAATAAATTGTTATTTTTGCTCCAGCTGCACCAGATCCAATAGTATCAACATCTAAGGTAACTTCATCATCGTCTGCAAAACTAGTTGTAACTAAAGTTGTAGGTGTCGCAGCAGTAGTTGATGTCTTTTCTCCTGCATCAATAGTTAGTTTATTAGCTCCTAATACGGAAACACCATTTTTATTAATATCAAGAGTTACTATTGAGGCGCCGGCTGTTGTCAAGCTGGCTCTAGGCAATTGAGTCAACGTTAGTGCGTAAGGAGTCCTAAATGTTACAGCAGTTCCTGCAGATAATGGACTATATTCGTCGCTAAGTGCAACGCTCATATAATCACTAAATCCTGCACTACCAGTAAATCCTATTGCCCCCTGGGCCGTTACATTTCCTGCACTACCAGTAAATCCTAACGGGCCTAAGAATCCGCCGCCAGCAGCAACTTCAACCCATTGGAATGTGTCCCCGTCATTGGTATAGACATATTCTAAACCTAACGCACTGTCAAACCATCGATCACCTATTACTGGCGATACAGGAGCAGTTGCACTATATGAGAATGAACTTTCACCTTTTGATCCACTGAATCCGCGACTACCGGCAAATCCAAATGATCCAGTATAACCAAATGATCCTACAAATCCTTCACTACCAGTAAATCCGCGACTACCAGTGTAGCCAAAACTACCCGAGTATCCAAATGATCCTACGTAACCTCCACTACCAGTAAATGCCCGGCTACCAGTGAATCCTTGACTACCACTATAACCAAATGATCCACTAAATCCAAAACTACCAGTGAATCCTGCGCTTCCAAAAAATCCTTGACTACCACTAAATCCTTGATCACCTGTTCTATTGAAAACTAGACTTAATGTGTCGTTGTTAGTAGGAATAGCGCCTGCAACATATGAAACAGTTAATGTAGCAAAAGTAGTACCAGTAGTAATTGAAGTAACATTCCAAACATTTATATTAGGCGATGTGTTTAGATTATTTTCAATAATCAACTGTCCCTTATTTGGGTTAGTACTGTTGGCCCACTGATTAATATAGGTATTGATCTGCGAGCCTAGTGAATCTAAATTATTAATAAAGATAGAAGTAACACTAGTTACAACACCATTATTAAATCTTAAACTACCATTTGATCCAACGCCGGCTGTAGTTACGTTGTCAAAGTAATATTTTAGGCCGCCCTTGTCTCCTTGACTACCACTAAATCCAAAACTACCAGTAAATCCTTGACTACCGGCAAATCCTTGTGATCCACTAAATCCAAAACTACCTGTAAATCCAAATGATCCAGTGAAACTTTGACTACCAGTGAATCCCTGACTACCAGTGAATCCCTGTGATCCACTAAATCCGAAACTACCAGTAAATCCGAAACTACCAGTGAAACTTTGACTACCAGTAAATCCCTGTGATCCACTAAATCCTTGTGATCCGGTGAAACTTTGACTGCCAGTAAATCCTTGACTACCACTAAATCCGCTACCGGTGTAGCCGAAACTACCAGTATAACTCTGACTACCAGTATATCCAATAGAACCAGTATAACCAAATGACCCAGTGTAGCCAAATGATCCTACATAACCTTCACTACCAGTGTAACTTTGACTACCAGTATATCCAATAGAACCAGTGTATCCAAATGATCCTACATAGCCTTCACTACCAGTAAATCCTCGACTACCTGTGAATCCGCTACCAGTATAACCAAAGCTACCAGTGTAGCCAAATGATCCAGTATAGCCAAATGATCCTACATAGCCTTCACTACCAGTAAATCCTCGACTTCCGGTATAACCAAATGATCCAGTGAAACTTTGACTACCAGTGAATCCCTGACTACCAGTGAATCCCTGTGATCCACTAAATCCGAAACTACCAGTAAATCCGAAACTACCAGTGAAACTTTGACTACCAGTAAATCCCTGTGATCCACTAAATCCTTGTGATCCAGTGAAACTTTGACTGCCAGTAAATCCTTGACTACCACTAAATCCGCTACCGGTGTAGCCGAAACTACCAGTATAACTCTGACTACCAGTATAACCAAAGCTACCAGTGTAGCCAAATGACCCAGTGTAGCCAAATGATCCTACATAACCTTCACTACCAGTAAATCCTCGACTTCCGGTATAACCAAATGATCCCACATAGCCTTCACTACCGGTATAACTTTGACTACCAGTGAACCCTCGACTTCCACTGTAGCCAATAGAGCCAGTGTAACCAAATGATCCTACATAGCCTTCACTACCAGTGAAACCTCGACTTCCACTATAACCAAATGATCCTACATAGCCTTCACTACCAGTGAAGCTCTGACTACCAGTAAAACCTTGACTTCCGCTATAGCCAAATGATCCAGTGTAACCAAATGATCCTACATAACCTTCACTACCACTATAACCAAAGCTGCCTGCAAAACCTGAACTACCAGTAAAGCCTTGGCTACCTGTAAATCCTCTATCACCTGTTCTAATAAATTCTACTACAACTTGATCATTATTAACACCATATACGCCAGATGCATACGTAACAGTTAATGTAAAATAAGTACTCTGATTAAGAATAGCGGTTACATTCCATGCACTGAAGACATTAGAAGTAGAGCTATTATTTTTAATTATTAGCTGACCCTTGATTGCATTTGTACTATCATCCCACTGGTTAATGTAGTTTGTTTGGCCTATACCATTTACATCATTAACGTTGATATAGATTGCAGTTACGTTTGCAATAATTGCATTATTTGTTCTTAAACTACCTGCGGTGCCAACACCAGCTGTTCTATTGGTATCATAATAGTAACGCAGGCCACCTTTGTCTGCACTACTACCTGTATAACCTAGGGCCGCAAATGCACCTGAACTACCAGTAAAACCAAATGAACCAGTATAACCAAATGAACCTGTAAAACTTTGACTACCAGTAAAGCCAGCGCCTTGACTACCAGTAAAACCAATTGAGCCAGTGAATCCGAGACCGCCTTGACTACCAGTAAATCCCAATGCAGCAAATGCACCAGAACTACCAGTGTATCCGTCAACTCCTATAGTACCGTCTAAACCTGCACTACCAGTAAATCCGGCACCTTGACTACCAGTAAAACCAAATGATCCAGTAAATCCAAAACTACCAGTATAACTTTGACTACCAGTAAAACCAGCACCCTGACTGCCGGTGAATCCAATAGAGCCGGTGAATCCAAAACTACCAGTGTAACTTTGACTACCAGTAAATCCAGCACCTTGACTGCCGGTGAATCCAATTGAACCAATATAACCAACTGATCCTACATAACCTTCACTACCAGTGTAACTTTGACTACCAGTATATCCAATAGAGCCAGTAAATCCAATAGAGCCAGTAAATCCAAATGAACCAGTAAATCCTGATGATCCAGTAAAACTTTGACTACCAGTGTATCCTATTGATCCAGTATAACCGATTGATCCTATATAACCTTCACTACCAGTGTAACTTTGACTACCGGTAAAGCCAATACCTTGACTGCCAGTATATCCAATTGAACCAGTAAATCCGATTGAACCAATATAACCAACTGATCCTACATAACCTTCACTGCCGGTATAACCGATTGAACCAGTAAATGCTCTACTACCGGTATAACCTTCACTACCTGTAAATCCTGATGATCCAGTGTAACTTTGACTACCAGTATATCCAATAGAGCCGGTGAATCCAATAGAGCCAGTAAATCCAAATGAACCAGTGTAGCCAGATGATCCAGTGTAACTTTGACTACCAGTATATCCAATAGAGCCAGTAAATCCAATAGAGCCAGTAAATCCAAATGAACCAGTAAATCCTGATGACCCGGTGTAACTTTGACTACCAGTGAATCCCAATGAACCTGTGAATCCCAATGAACCAGTGAATCCAAATGAACCTGTGAATCCTGATGATCCAGTAAAACTTTGACTACCAGTGTATCCTATTGATCCAGTATAACCGATTGATCCTATATAACCTTCACTACCAGTGTAACTTTGACTACCGGTATATCCGATGCTACCAGTAAATCCAATGCTACCAGTAAATCCAATGCTACCAGTAAATCCCGATGATCCTGTGTAACTTTGACTACCTGTATATCCAATTGAACCGGTATATCCGATGCTACCAGTAAATCCCGATGATCCTGTGTAACTTTGACTACCTGTATATCCAATTGAACCGGTATATCCGATGCTACCAGTAAATCCCGATGATCCTGTGAATCCCAACGAACCAGTGTAACTTTGACTACCAGTATATCCAATAGAGCCAGTGTAACCAAGACTTCCGTTGTATCCTTTGGCACCGCCATTCATAAACCATGCAGCAACAGTTGAATTGGTACCACCACTTCCCGATATTACTACAAATGCAATACTGTCGCCAGTAACAAACGGCAAATACAAATCATTTGCAATTCCAAAAGTTGCTCCATTTGCGGCTGTTACAAATACACCAGTACCAACACCGTTCTTAAGAACTTCAATTGATACGTCTGACGTGTAGGCTGAATCAGCATCTACTGTTAATGAAATTAAAATTGCATCTTCGGGGAATGTAACACCTGCGCCAAGAGTGTTAGTTCCATTACCAAATCCAAAATATCCACCTGCTGTTAAATTAGTGCTATGTTGTCCAAATATTACATATCGGCCACCACCGGGTCCTGCACTACCAGCAAATCCTACTGATCCCACATAACCACTACTACCAGTAAAGCTTTGACTGCCTGTAAATCCAATACTACCAGTAAATCCAATGGAACCAACAAATCCTCTACTACCTAGGAAACCTCTACTACCTGTAAAGCCCTCACTACCTGTAAAGCCCTCACTACCTGTAAAGCCCTCACTACCTGTAAATCCAGAACCTTGACTACCGGTAAATCCCTGACTACCAGCAAATCCTCGACTACCTGTAAATCCTGCGCTTCCGAAAAATCCTCTACTGCCCAGGAAGCCTCTACTGCCTACAAAGCCCTCACTACCTGAATAGCCCTCGCTACCAGTAAATCCAAAGCTACCAGTAAATCCAAAGCTACCAGTAAATCCAAAGCTGCCTGAAAAACCTCGGCTACCTGCAAAACCTTCACTTCCCCTAAAGCCTCTACTGCCTGCAAAACCTATTGCAGCAAATGCACCAGAACTACCAGTAAATCCTCGACTACCGGTCATGCCGACGCTACCTGCAAATCCTTCACTGCCAGAGAATCCAATGCTGCCAGTAAATCCTAATGCAGCAAATGCACCTGAACTTCCTACAAATCCTAATTGTCCTTGACTACCGGTGAATCCGTCACTACCAGCAAATCCGTGACTACCGGAGAATCCTCGACTGCCAGTGAAACTTTGACTACCAGTAAATCCAATACTACCTGTGAATCCAAATGATCCTACGAAACCTTCACTACCGGTATAGCTTTGACTACCAGAGAATCCAATACTTCCTTGGCTACCAGTAAATCCAAATGATCCTACAAAGCCTTCACTTCCGGCAAATCCTTGACTACCAGTGAATCCTCGACTGCCGGTGAATCCTCGGCTACCATTATAACCTAACTCACCAACACTGCCAACAAATCCACTACTACCAGTAAAGCCTGCACCTTGACTACCAGTAAATCCAATTGAGCCAGTATAGCCAACACTACCGGTAAAACTTTGACTACCTGTAAATCCAATACTACCGGTGAATCCAATGCTACCAGTATATCCTACTGATCCCACATAACCACTACTACCGGTAAAACTTTGACTACCTGTAAATCCAATACTACCAGTAAATCCAATCGATCCTACATAACCTTCACTACCTACAAAGCCTCGTGAACCAGTAAAACCTTGACTACCTGTAAATGCTCTACTACCGGTATAACCTTCACTACCTGTAAATCCTGCGCTTCCAACAAATCCTCTACTACCAGTAAAACTTTGACTGCCTGTAAATCCAATGCTACCAGTAAATCCAAATGAACCAGTAAATCCCGATGATCCAGTAAAACTTTGACTACCAGTAAATCCAGCACCTTGACTACCAGTGAATCCAATTGAGCCAGTATAGCCACTACTACCAGTAAAACTTTGACTACCAGTAAATCCAATACTACCGGTGAATCCAATTGATCCTGCAAATCCCACACTGCCTATAAAACCTCGGCTACCAGTGAACCCAATGCTACCAGTGAACCCAATGCTACCACTAAATCCGACACTGCCAGTGAATCCCGATGATCCTACAAAACCTGCACTACCTGCAAAACCTTGACTACCGGTGAATCCTTGGCTACCAGTATAACCTAACCCACCAATACTACCGGTAAATCCGACACTACCAGTAAAACCGGCACCTTGACTACCGGTGAATCCAACACTACCGATAAATCCAGCACTACCAGTAAAGCTTTGACTGCCTGTAAATCCAATACTACCAGTAAATCCTTCGCTGCCTACAAAACCTCGGCTACCTGCAAAACCTCTAGATCCAGTAAATCCTGAACTGCCAGAGAATCCAATGCTGCCAGTAAACCCTGCTGATCCCTGAGCACCACTACTACCGGTAAAACTTTGACTGCCGGTATAACCAATACTACCGGTGAAGCCGATGCTACCAGTATATCCCAATTCTCCTACACTTCCTGCAAATCCTGCACTGCCAGAGAATCCACTACTTCCTGTAAATCCAATTGAGCCGGTATAACCAAATGATCCTACAAAACCTGCACTGCCAACATAGCCGTCACTGCCAGTGAATCCAATACTACCCGTAAAACCTTGACTTCCTATAAATCCTCTGCTACCTACAAATCCTCTGCTACCTACAAATCCTTCGCTTCCTGTAAATCCGTGACTACCAGAAAATCCTTGACTACCTGCGTAACCTTGACTGCCTGTAAATCCTAGTGCAGCAAATGCGCCAGAACTACCAGTAAATCCAAACGATCCTACAAAGCCCTCACTACCAGTGTAACCTTCGCTACCAGTATAACCTGCGCTTCCCGAATATCCTTGACTACCAGTAAATCCAATGCTACCAGTGTAACCTTCACTGCCGAAGTAACCTGTGCTACCAGCAAAGCCTCTACTGCCCAAGAATCCTTGACTGCCACTATATGCTTGACTGCCAGTAAATCCAAAACGTCCTTCGCTACCAACAAAACTAGTTTCGCCTCTGCTACCAGTGTAGCCGAACGATCCACTATAGCCGAGACTTCCACTAAAGCCAACACTGCCCGCAAAGCCTTTGCTTCCGGTGTATCCTTGACTACCTACATAGGCTTTACTACCTGTGTAACCTAACTCACCTACACTTCCCGAATAACCTGTTATGCGGCCAGCGTCGATCCAATCAGTACCATCCCAGACAAATAATTTCCCCGTATCGGTAACAATTATACCGTCGCCATCTTGTCCAAAATACGGAACCGGTAATGCGGTATCAGTAGGCACAGTTCCGATAACTTGTAGACCTGTACCTTGATCTCCTTTAGCTCCTTGGCTACCTGTGTAACCTAGGTTACCTCTCGATCCAACAAAACCTTCACTACCTACATAACCTTCACTGCCTGTATAGCCAATACTTCCAGTGTAACCTTCACTGCCAATAAATCCTTTACTACCAGTAAATCCTGCTCCTCGACTTCCAGTGTAGCCTACACTGCCGCCGTAACCTTTGCCAGATGTATTTGTTATCGCTTGGAAAACATTTAATTGGAATGTAACTGACTTAGACTGTGGAATTGCGTCTGTAACTGTTATTGTAAATGTTAAAGGTGCGCTAGTTAACAATAACGGAGTACCAGAAATGTATCCAGTTGCATTATTAAAGTTTAATCCTAATGGCAATGAATTAACAGAAGTATCTAATGCATATGTGTAACTTGAACTAGGAGTCGAATAGCCGCCACTGACTGCCACAGGTAGAACCTGATCAAATTGGTTTTGTGTAAAGTTAATGGGATTAACTGGAACTGTCACTAATAGTTCAGGCGGTGCGCTTGTACCAATTGTTAATACAAACGACGATGTAGATTCTTGTCCAATACTGTCTGTTACTTTAACAATGTAAGTAGTTGATATACCCGGGTCAGTAGGTGTTCCTTCTACTTCGCCAGTAAATGCATCATACACTACAGTATTAGGCAGTGTAGGAGGAATTAATGAATATGTTAATACACCAGAACCGTCGGACGCAAGTACTGGAATGATAGAAGTTGTAATCGCAGCATATCGAGTTAATACTACTTCAGCCTGTTGCACTGTTAATGTAATAGGCTTTGGTTGAATTACTATCGTAACATCTGTACTGGTCGATTGTGGTATTGCAGCACTGTCAGTAACTGTAATTGTATAAGTTGCTGTGTTTGAAATTACTGTAGGAGTTCCGGAGATAGCACCAGTTGATACATTTAGACCTAAACTTAGCGGCAATGTCGGAGAAATAGAATACTTTAGTGCGCCAGTTCCGCCATTTCCTTCAAAAGGTTTAATCAGTGTAGCAGGCACACCTATCGTATAAACTAAAGAACTTGTATTAACGATAGCAACTAACGGTTGTGGAGGATTAATTCCAATACTAATTGATGTACTAGTTGTTTGTACAACTCCACCACTATCTGTTACAGTAATTGTATAAGAAGCAGTGGTTAATGTAACAGTAGGAGTACCAGCTAAGATGCCCGATGTACTATAAGTTAATCCGGTTCCAGTTAGTGAAGGTGCAATACCGAATGCATACGGAGTGACGCCGCCGGTAACAGTTACAGGCTGTAGTGCAGTGAATGATTTATATTGTGTGAATACATTACTAGCACTCACTACCGTAGGAGTCAACGGCGGATCAATTACTGTTAATGTAAATGTTTGTGTGCTCTTTTGACCAACTGCATCAGTTGCAGTTACGTTAAACGGAACGGCAACTTGTATTACCTGTGCAATTCCCGTAATAAATCCGTTAGTTGTACTGATAGTTAATCCACTTGGCAATGTTGGACTAATCGAAAACGATATATTTCCAAACCCACCAGTAGCACTTACAGGAGCAACATTAGCATTCTCTATTAGACGTGTTAATTTGACTGTGGAAGTATCTAATACAGTTGTTAAAGAAGGAAGATCTACAACATTTAAGTTAAATGTAGCGGTGCTTCTATTATTCCAATAATCGCGTACAGTAATACTATACGTAGTAGTACTTAATACCGATGTAGCGATTCCGCTAACAAAACCTGTACTTGTACTAAAAATTAAATTTCCAGGTAATGCAGGATCAATAATGTAACTAATAGGACTGTAGCCATCGGCACCATCAACTGGCTTAAACGGCACAGCATTGACAGATCTAGTCAACTGTCTAGAAGGAATTCGTAATGTTGCACTGACTGGCGGTGGTATAACATTTAATGAAAATGTTGCAGTTACTACTTGGTCTGCCTCATCACTAATCGTAACAGAATAATTTGTTGCGGTATTAATATAAGCAGAGGCAGATCCTCCTAATAGTCCTTGATTAAATGTAATACCTGTCGGTAAAGTAGATGGAGCAAGGACATAGGTTAAAGTTCCATAACCTCCGCTGGCTGCAAACAACCGTATAGGAGCAAAAGGAACGCTTTGAGGAAGAACTACAGTAGATGTACTTGTTGTTAGAACCAATGGTCCTGGTTCATCTATTTGAAGATCAAATGTTTGTTGCTCAAAAGAATCAGGTTCAAATCCAAATTTACTTCTACTGTCATATACAGTAACAATATAAGTTTGATTGCCTTGTGAAATTCTAGGAATTCCATTCACCACACCAGTTGAAGTACTGTAAGTTAGGTCAGCAGGTAACGGCGTATCTATTATAAATCTTAATGGCGGTATGCCGCCTGCAGCTATAATTGGGGTAAATGTAGTTGCAACATTTTTTGTTAATACAGACCCAGGAACATCTACACTTAATTCTATAGGTGGTCCGCTTGAAATAGATAATGTAAAAGTACCCGATTCGGATTGACTTGGTACAGAACTGTCGGTAGCCGTAATTGTAAATGTAGCTGTATTAAAAGAAACAGTGGTATTTCCACTAATCCTACCGGTTGAAGTTGTAAAAATTAACGGACTAGGTAAAGCTGGGCTAATACTGAAAGATAACGGATTAGTTCCGCCGCTTGCTGTAATAGGAGTATTAGAATAAGGTCCACTATACTCCACTAAATTTATTGAAGAATTTACAACCGTTATAATAATGCCTGGTGGCTTTTTAATAAACAGTGCAAAAGTTGCTGTACTAATCGATCCAACACTATCAGTTACCTGAACAGTAAACGTTGAAGTGTTAAAAGTTGAAGTTGTATTTCCTGATAATACGCCAGTAGAACTTGAATATGTTAATGGGCTTGGTAGTGGTGGCGTAATATTGTAAACTAATACAGGAATGCCGCCAGTAGCACTAACTGGTGTAAAAGAATATGGACCGCTAAAAGAATCTAAAATTAAATTAGGATTATTAACCGTTAATATTGGAGGAGTAGGTGGTCTTACGTATAAACTAAATGACCCTGTACTGATTGCATTAATAGAATCTGTAACTGTTACGCTATAACTACTGGTATTAAAAGTACCAGTAGTTGAACCAACAATTTGTCCAGTTGAGGTACTGAAAAATAATGTACCCGGTAATGAGCTAGGACTTAAACTAAAACTTAATGTTCCAACACCACCCGAGGCACCGATTGGAGTTAATAGGAAAGGTCCTGCATATGCAGAAAACACAACTGTTGAAGAATTAACAACAATAGTTGGCGGAACAGGAGGTTTAATATATAAAGTAAATGTTCCAGTGTTAATCTGATTCACTGAATCACTAACACTTACACTGAAAGTATTTGTATTATAAGTCGATGTGGTTGATCCAGATACTCTGCCGGTTGATGTTGTAAAGGTTAATGGTGAAGGTAAAGGTTGATTAATATTATAAACTAACGAGCCTTTGCCTCCGGTACCAGTAACTGGAAAAAATGAATATGGGCCGCCAAACGAATCTAAAATTAAATTAGGATTATTAACAGTTATCGTAATTGGTGTCGGCGGTGGTTCTGGGGCTACATATAATGAGAATGTACCTGTATTGTTACCTCCAAGAGAATCCGTAACAGTTACTATATAAGTAGATGTAATTAATGTTGTAGTTGCTGTTCCAAAAATTGTGCCTGTATTAGTAAAAGTAAGACCGTTGGGCGGCGGAATACTAGGACTTACAGAATATGTAAATGGCGCTACTCCACCTGAGCTTGCTGTAATTGGTCGAATATAATTTGCAAATGTTATATTTTGAACTAATCTTATAGAAGACGATGTTTGCGTAAGAACTATTGGTGGCAGATTAACTGCAAGTAAAAATGAACTGGCAGTCGTTTGTGCTAGCCAATCAGTTACTGTTACTGTATAAGATGTGCTACTACTCTGCACAGTAGGAACACCACTATAGGTGCCTGTACTTGTGTTAAATGATAAACTTATAGGTAAAGAAGGACTAATGCTAAAAGTAGAAGTTCCGAATCCTCCTGTAACATTGACAGGTTTAACTGGTGATGTTATAGGTACATTGTAGGTTAGATTTTGCGGACCTACTACAGAAGTTACAACTAAGGCCGGCGGAGGATTAATAGTTAAATTAAAATTCGACGAAGTTGTAGCACTAATTTCATCATAAATGGTAACTGTATATGTAGTTTGAGGTAGTATACTTGTTGCAGTTCCACTAATTGTACCTGTACTAGAAAAAGTTAGACCAGTTTGAGAATTTAGATTGGGACTTATAGTATATGTAAGGCTACCAAACCCTCCAGATCCTGTAATTGGTCTAAATGGGACAACAGGAACAGTATTTTTAACAAGAACAACACTACTACTTGAAACAACTGCTGTTAACGGTCCCGAAGTTACACTTAATGAAAAAGATTTTGAATCGGTCTGCGAAATACTATCAGTAACACTTACTGTAAATGATTGAGATATCTGGGAAGTAGGGGTGCCAGAAATTTGTCCAGTAGATGAGTTAAACGTTAATCCTGTTAAAGTCTGAATATTAGGATTAATTGACCATACAACAGTTCCATAGCCCGCAGCAGTGGGGACTAGTGTAGCTGGTGAAAATGCGGTGATTGCGGCATTAACAGAAAATTGATAGCTTGTAACAGTCTGTTGTAAATTTAATGACGGTACAGCTAAGACTGAAAGTGTAAAACTTTTTGCACTAGTATTTGCAGTAGGAGTAGTACTGTCTGTAACTGTTACTGTTACCGTTGCTGTACTAACTTGTGTAGCTACTCCTGAAATAAAACCAGTTGATGGATCAATACTTAATCCGGCAGGTAATCCAGTTTGACTGTAAATATACGGGGTTTTACCACCACTAGCAGTCACTGGCTTAAATGCTGTAAATGATTGGCCTACATATAATGTAGGAATAGTTCCTAATGTGCTGCCCAGCGGCGCAGTTACTGTTCCGGCTGCAATAGCAATAGAATAAGATTGTTGGTTGCTTTTAGGAGGAGCAAAACTATCTGCAACTGCAATTGTAAAATTTGCAGTACCTGCTGGGCCAGTTGGTGTTCCGCTGATAACACCAGTAGTTGAATTTAACGTAAGTCCGTTTGGTAGACTACCACTTTGTACGGCAAATATAAATGGAGCAGTTCCTGTTCCTGAATTTACTGAAACAGTAGTAGTATATGCAACACCTACTGTTCCGGCTGGTCGAGCAACAGATGTTAATACTGGTGCAGTAGCAACAACGGTTCCAGATCCAGTTACAACTTCTAAATTAAAACTTACAGATTTTGTCGAACCGGCTTGGTCAGTAATTGTAATTGTATACGAAGTAGATGGAGATGTAACAGTAGGGGTACCTGTTACTGAATAGGATACAGAGTTGTGCAGCCAAGGACCTGTTCCGTCACTTGCATTTGCAGACTTAATGGAACCGGTGCCTATTAATGTTAAACCGGCAGGAAGAGCAGGAACAATTGCTGATGTGTAAACCGGTGTAGTACCAGGCTTAGTTGCTGACGTTCCGCCAGTTGGGTATATAGATGTTCCGCCATAAAATTCAACAACACCTTGATTTGCAAGCGCATTTACACCAAGAGAGAAGGTAGTACCGAGGGCAGTACCAATTAATTCAGGAATAAATGGTGCAATAACAGTGTTTACGTTGCGAGGATAAGGACCTGCGGCCGGTTTTGCCCATAGGATTTTACCTGCGTTGATACCCGTACCAACGCTGGCTTTAGATTGGCTACCGGCGTTGGTAACATACCAATCGCCGGCTCCGTAATTATAATTGGAGGCTACCGGAGTGGCTGCGGGGTAAGTGGAATAAAAAATTGCTGGCACGGTATATTTATTGCTTGTTAAAGTTCAATTTGTTATCGAGGTGTAATATCTTTTAATTGATAAGCGGTAAAGGATGCAGTTGTTACGGATCCAATTAACGGCTGTGTCAAATAAATTGTATAGTTTCCCGATGCATCGGGACCTGAATATGCAGCAGAAAGAGGATCGGCTGGATCATAATTAGCAGTGATAGTATTAACATCAACTCCGTCACCTCTTACATCCATACCAGGCATAATTCCAATAGGATTAGCAGGAGTTGTAACTGTAGTGGCTAATAAGTAAGAGTCGCCAGCAGTTCCAATTACAGGAAGATCAAATACAGGAGGAGTTATTTCTGCCATAACAAATACTGCTTGATTAACATCATCAAAATATGTGTCGCCGGGGCGCAGTGAAGAATACGGATTAGCTACAAAGTCTGTATAGTTTGTAAAATGTTTTGGTGCTCGTCTGTCTTGGTGTATGCCTTCGTCACCTAGGTCAATTCCTATATTTTTAACCCATTCAACATAGCCACCTGGGTTTATTGTTATATTTGTAAATGTTACAGATGCTGTTACAGCAACATCTTGCCCAATAGAAATAGTAGAAGTAGTGCCGGAACCTGTATTAACAGAAACGCCAATCCCTCCTTCTATATTAGCCAACGAACTGCCGCCTGTACCCGGACTTCCTACATAACCAATTACGCCGGAACTACCGACAAAGCCGATACCTTCACTGCCAGTATAACCAAATGAACCTACAAATCCTTGACTACCATTATAACCGAAACTACCAGTAAAACCCACGGGTCCTTCACTGCCAGTATATCCAATTGAACCTACAAATCCTATTGAACCTGTGTAGCCTTCACTACCAGTATATCCAATTGAACCTACAAATCCTATTGAACCTGTGTAGCCTTCACTACCAGTGTAACCAAATGAACCTACAAAACCTTCACTTCCAGTATATCCAATCGAACCTACAAATCCTATTGATCCAGTATATCCAATCGAACCTGTCGACCCTACAAAACCTTCACTACCGGTATAGCCAAATGATCCAAAGTAGCCTATTGATCCAGTATATCCAATTGAACCTGTTGAACCTACAAATCCTTCACTACCAGTGTAACCAAATGATCCAAAGTAGCCTATTGATCCAGTATCGCCTTTGTCGCCCTTCGGTCCTTTGATTTCTCCTACGTCTGACCAAGATGATCCTGTCCATACGTTTAGGTGCCCGTCGTCATTAGTAATATATCCATCGCCGATATCTCCTGTATAGGGCAAAGGTAATAATGTGTAAGTTGATGTATTTCCAACGATAGTTACCGATGTGCCATCATTTCCTTTGCTACCAGTATAACCAAATGATCCGGTATAGCCAAATGATCCTACAAAACCTTCACTACCAGTATAACCAAAACTACCAGTGTAACCAAATGATCCGGTATAGCCAAATGATCCTACAAAACCTTCACTACCAGTATATCCAAAACTACCAGTATAGCCTATCGATCCAGTATAACCAAATGATCCGGTATAGCCAAATGATCCTACAAAACCTTCACTACCAGTATAACCAAATGACCCAGTATAACCAAATGAACCAGTATAACCAAAGCTACCAGTGTAACCAAATGAACCTACATAACCTTCACTACCAGTAAAAGCTCGACTTCCAGTATAGCCAAATGATCCAGTATATCCAAATGATCCTGCATAGCCTTCACTTCCTGTGTAACCAAATGACCCAGTGTAACCAAATGATCCGGTATAGCCAAATGATCCTACAAAACCTTCACTACCTGTATAACTTTGACTACCAGTAAATCCAATGCTACCAGTAAATCCAATGCTACCAGTGTAACCAAATGAACCTACATAACCTTCACTACCTATAAATCCTCGTGAACCAGTAAAACCCTGACTACCTGTAAATGCTCTACTACCGGTATAACCAATGCTACCAGTGTATCCAAATGAACCTACATAACCTTCACTACCTGTATAACTTTGACTACCAGTGTATCCAAATGAACCTGCATAGCCTTCACTACCAGTATAACCAAATGAACCTACAAAACCGTCGCTACCAGTATAACCAAATGAACCTACAAAACCGTCGCTACCCTGAAAACCCTGACTTCCTACAAATCCCCTACTGCCAGCGAATCCTCGACTGCCAGTGTATCCAAATGAACCTACATAACCTTCACTACCGGTGTAACTCTGGCTACCTGTAAAACCAATACTACCAGTATAACCTTCACTACCAGTAAATCCGAAACTACCGGTATACCCAAATGAACCTACAAAACCTTCACTACCAGTGTAGCCTATACTACCAGTGAAACCTTCACTACCGGCGTAGCCTATACTGCCGGGGGCGCCTTCACTACCGGTATAACCAAATGAACCTACAAAACCTTCACTACCAGTGTAGCCTATACTACCAGTAAATCCAGTTTGTCCCACACTGCCCACATAGCCAATAATCTGACCTACGTTGACCCACTGCGAGCCATCCCATACATATAGATCTCCAGTGCTTTCTGCAATAAAACCATCAGATTGAGAAGCGCCAGTTGGCAATCCACTAGGATTAGTAACTGTTCCTTGAATTGTAACCGATGCACCTGGGGCACCTGGTTCTCCTTTTAGACCTTGACTACCAGTAAATCCAAAACTACCAGTATAACCTAAACCACCTAATTCTATTTGTTCCCAATTGGCATTAGCATTGGGCAAGTTACCGGTTGCTGTATTTCTATATTCACCTGGCAAAGAAACGTATTTGTAGTATTTTCCGCCTAAGAATGTTCTTCCGCTATTTGTATAACCAGTGACAACATAGACCAACATACCATCTTGCAGACGTTGTCCGGTTATGTTATGTAGTTGATCCCCAGAATTACCAGTTATAGAACGAAGAGAACCCCGTATTTCTGCATCTAATACGATGGGATGATTACTAGTCGGGCTCCATGTGCCCGGCCAAGTATTTCTTGTTAAGCCGTCATAATTAGAAGTCATGTTATATTATACTAACGTATGTATTCCCTGGTTGTAAAATAATACCATATAAATTATAAGTTTCCGAGACATAACCTACTGGTACAGAATCTGGTGTTAAAGACACTGTGCTGGTTGTTCTAGTCACGTCACTTAGTAATGTAGAGCTTGCTCCTGTTTGAAACGATGTAGGCTGCGCAACTGAACTTCTAACACCCAACCAAAATACTCTAGGAACTAATGCAGTGTTATTAACAAAACTGGCAAAGTTTTTTACTTGATTTCCTAATATTGTTACTCCTGCTGCAAATGTTGATCCTGTTACTATATTTGTTCTCAACGGCGGCTGTGCAGATGAATCAGTCCATACCCAAAAACTAGGATAGGTAAATGCCATTGTCAGTGCTAGATCATTAGCCGATGCCTGTGCATTATATGCAATTCCAGTAACGGCTGCTGGTCTAGTAAATGTTGCAACAACAGCTACTGATACACTGTTGCCTGCACTGTTTTTATGTAGGGGCGCAGAAAATAGTAAACTTCCATTACCAATTAGATTACTAGGAGTTCCGCCAACGCTGGTAACAGCTAACGTATAATTTGACGATGAAGATATTCCTGTTACGGATATTGCATAATTTGTTTGAGTATAATTCTGTAGGAAATTATTTCCAGTAAGATCAGACATACTAATTGATATCGAAGGAGTAGCCCATGCAACTGTTGCAGTTACTATGCTATCGATGTATTCTGTTTCTGTTGGAGAATTACTTGATCTAAAGTTAAAATGTATATTTGCAGAAGCAGTGCCGCCGCTTAATGAAGAACTTGTTGATCTAATTACTGCGGTGCCGTTTGTATTAAAAATTTGAGACCACGAAATTCCAGCAGCTGGAGAAACACTAGGTCCTGTAGTGGTATAACTGGCAGCGGTAACTGTTACAGTTCCTGACAATTGTGTTAAACGTCTTACTGAAGAAATCCATTGATCCAAAAAGTCTGTTGGATTAGTTACATTTACGGTAAATCCAGTGCAGGGCACATCCCAATTCAATGCATTGGATGGTAGTATACTGCCCGTTAACGTAGGAGTAAATCCTGCTAGATTCAATATAAACGAACCGTTGATTAATTGTGTTTCACGGACGGTATAAGAAATTCCACCAGGGTCTACATAGCCAGTTAGTAGTCGTCTTGTACCTGTAGAAGTCCATACTAAATTGTTAGTACTAGTGCTAATTCCAGCAGAACCAGTATAACCTATCGATCCTTGACTGCCTGTAAACCCGACAATAACTGTAGAAGTCCCGGTGGTAATAACAGTGGTGCCGCCGCCAACAGGATTTCCATTGATAAACAGTGTACCTGTATTAGAAATGGTAACAGTATTTCCACCAACAAAAAAAGTACTAGAACTTAAATGTAGAGTTCTCCATCTATTAGTAGGACTGCCTAAATTATAGGTGTTGTCAATTCCCGGGAGAAAATTGTTGAATACTGTAGAAGAAGTAGCTGCGCCCGAAAAATTCAGCGGAATTCCGCCGGGAGTAATGCCATCTCCGATGCGTAATACACCTGTTTCGTCGTAAAAAAGCAGGTCTTTGTCGCCTACATACGCAGATGCAGCAACATTTGATACCCTACCAGCTTGTATTTTTAAGAGAGACGACACGTTAAAGACCTTACTTTAACATATTTACCGAGAAACGGTTTTTAAGATTTTCGAGCTTCAACCAAACGATTATATTCTGCAGAAAGTTCTTCAAAATCTTCCGAAATGTCAAATTCTGTTCTTTCATTAGTATTTTCGTTTGATGCTGCGCCATTGTCGTCTAAAATCTGGTTGATTACGGCACTACGTTTGCCGGATTTATGTTTTTCTAATTCTAAAGATTGCTGTAACGGAGAAACAAACACTGGTTGATCTGGTAGATCCTCCGGGTTGATAGGATCAGTAGACACAACCGGATCACCACTACCGTTAGGAATTGTAATGTTTATAGGTATATTGATAGTGACGGTTCTACTGTCAGCTTCGGATAGAAATTCTTTTGCTCTCATAATAATATTTATCGTTGTGCGTTAGCTGTTTATAATTAAGATATGTTAGTAAAACTCATTCTACGGTCACTCTCTTTTAACTATTTAGCTAGTTTTCTGTTAATAAATATCCCATGGACAATATACACAAAGATCAAGAGTATTGGTCCAATTTAACTTGGCCGGCGGCTCCTAATAATAGTGACTATGCGGTATTTGAGCACTATTGCAAAGGTAGTGTACTACTTTTAGGCAGTACACAACTGCTATTAACGTTAGCAGATGAAGCATGGGATTTAGAGCCCAAGTACTCTAACCCTAAGATTAAGAATCGTGATTGGTTTACGCTAGACGAACACTGGGATACTGTTATTATTGATGGCGGATTAGCATTGGGCAAAGAGTTTACAGAACGTGTGCTCTCCGCAATATTACCAAACTGCGATAGATTTGTTGCCCGTGCTTTCTTAAATCCTAACTGGCCCACAAAGTACGCCTGCTATTTCCCCCGTGCTGAAGAACTAACACCACAACCTACGGAACACCCTATTAACGAGGTATATACATTTTACATATGGAATCAAAACCAATAATATTAGCCATGTACTCAGGTGGGTTAGACAGTTTAGGCATGGTCTACAAGCTACTAGCTGATCCTGCGTATAAGGACTACAGTATCCATATCCATCATATACACAATCGTAATATAGAAAATAGGGATCGTGCTGAAGCCGTAGTAGTAGAATTAGTATTAAAAGAACTCAGACGATTAAGTTTTAATTTTGTTTATAGTGAAAGCCAAATAGCATCACAACCCTACAATGGCAAGTTTCTGTTTGACTCAGATACAATCAACTTCTTTGCTGGATATATTTGCAGTGTCAATCCCAGTATAGTAAATGTTGCTATGGGTATGCAGGCCAATGATGCTAATCAATCACTGGAACTACGGCGAAAACGTGCTGATGCTATACTTGCAGCATTTACAACAGTTAAAAAGATTTTCCCTGTGTTAGAAATGACAAAGCGTGAAATACAGGACAGTTTACCAGACTCACTTAAAAAAATGTTCTGGAGTTGTCGCCGTCCCGTGTACACAGAAAAAAATATCGCACCTTGTGGACAGTGCGATACTTGTGTTAAATTACGAGACCAGGGTATAATTACTTGAAATTAAATGCTACAGTAATTCTGTAGTCGTTACTTCTATTCTGCTGTACTCTGTGTGCTAGGTTACCAGGAAATTGAATTAAATCTCCCACAGTGGGCATGAATATTTGATATTCTTCATACTTGCGAAACTCTATGCCACCTGAGTTCTCAGGAACCTGTACATACAGCACACCAGAATGTTGATACGGACCATGATCGTGCCAACGATATTCGTCGCCTTGTTGACCGCAATTAAACCACCATTGATCTATTCTTAATGGTGCCACTGCTGCTACCACACGATCAAATGTCTGTTGAAACCACGGATAAGGATTATTTCGCATACGCTGGCCGTGCCAGGTACCAAACTTTCCTCCACGACCGCGATCTAGTTCTTTAAACAACTTAATCACCTCTGAGGCTACATTAGGGTCTACATCAATACAACTCTCACTGTACATTGATTAAACACCGTAGGCAGTTTGTAGTGTTGCGTAAGCAGCAAGCACGCCAAATTCATCTAACCCGTAATCATGGACTCTAACATAATAATAAGTGCCATTGCAAGGATCGGTGGCACCTACGCCATTGTTGCCGTGTCTGGAACCAATAAACAGGTTGCTAGTAGCAGTGTCGATCGGTGCTACATACCCCGAACTAACTGTAAGTTGAACACCGTTTCTATAGACGGCCATAACTCCGCCTATGTTGGTAAATGCCCAGTGTGCCCTAGTTGATAAAGTAATGTTTGGAGTGGTTAGATCAACGCCCGCTGTACCCGAAGGTGATCCAACTTGTAGATCCATAGAACCACTAAGATAAGCCAAATAGCCCAAACTGCCATCGTAAACCTCATTGCCCCACAATGCTGCCCAGTAACTGGTAGGAACTAAACTACAGACCATGTCAACAGTCCAATTGCCTCGGTTTAGATTAACAGGAATATCAATATATCCCGAGTTTGTTAATATACCGTTGACTCCGCCCGAGGCGTTAACGCTCCAGCCAGATGATATAGTTGCGTCACTACCAATACCGGCAAGCCAAGTACTGCCACTTGTTGGAACAGTACTTGATTCCCAAACAACACTAGAACCCGGTGTTCCTGATTCAGAACCACCGCCGCCACCGCCGCCACCGCCTCCACCGCCAGTGGTATTGCTGGTTAATAATATCTGTGTAATAGGCATTGTGTTTCCTTAATCTACTGAAACATTACCAGTCATAAACCAAGTTGAATTATCCACCTTGATCAATGTGGCCATACCTGGGTTGGCAAGATCCCAATAGGTTGCAGTATCCACTCCCGGAACTATGATGTTGATAGTTCCGAAACCATCACCGTCAATTGACACTGTGCCGCCACTGTTGTTGATGATTACCACTGTGAATCCAATTGGTAATGGAACATCTTCATGGTATGGTACAGCAATTCTAGTTTCGTTATCGGTAATGTAGATATGCTTACCCATATCTTCTAGACTGAGTCTATGATCCGCACCATTGAAAATTGCTCGTTGTGGAATCTGCTGTGCTGAGCTAGTCTGACGAGTACCATCTGCAAATTCAATAGCACCACCATCACGATCACGGATCTCTGACAAGGTATGATAATGATTATCGCCATTGCTAGGATCCCACCAGTTTGATTCAAAGTCCGGATTCCAAGTTTCAAATTCACCTGTGCCAATGTTAGGTGTAAATGCTGTAGCTCTTGTTGAGTTAATCTTGTCCACATCATAGGCATCCATCATTACAGTCCAAGCACCGTAGATGCCATCACAGTCTCCACTCTTAGGCAGTTTGACCAAGAAACCATTATCGTACTCGTTGTCAAAGGCTGTAGTGATTCCTGAAACATAAAGGTGCGTTGCATCTAGATGCAGATTGCGACCTTCACGTAAGTAATCATTCAATGACTGTCCGTTGCTACCAATATGTGTGGCTAAAATCTTACGCCATACAACTTCACCGTAGGTGTTCAATCTAACAAGTCTAATACATTGGTTATATTGGCTTTCACTGAAGCTTTCTATTGCAGCGTAGATGTCACCGTTGGTGTCAACAGCTACTGAACTGTCACTATCATTAGCAACTACATCTCTCTGCCACTTGACCGCACCAGTAGCGTCTAGTTTAGTGATCACAGTTCGATTATTATCATTATTATAATGTGACACTGCTATAGTGTTGCCAAGAACTGCTACAGATTTGGCATAATGGTCATCAAGACTGGTATTTAGAGCCTTGGTCCATTGATGAACACCAGTACTGTTAAATTTACTTACAACTGCACACCAATAGCTGTTTAGATCCGCACCTGCCGCATTGTTGACAGCAATCATTTCACCTACAGCATAAACGTTGTTGCTGGCATCTACTGCCACGGATCTGTAGCGTTCATTGTCAGTGCTGCCACCAGCACTGAGTACCTTGGTCCATACAGGAGCAAATGGTACACCCGACGCTGTGCCTACATATACAAATGCTTCACCGTTTATACTTTTTTGTACAGTCCAAGTTCCTGTGCTGCTGTAGTCCGGTGTTTGATTAGTGGTCTGTACTCTCCAGTGAGTAGTTGGAGCAGATCCTCCAACTGAATCAGTGCCGTTAACACCTCCAGGGCCAGCACCGCTGTTGTCAATTACAATCATTGTGACATCGTTACCGGCAAAGAAGTTTATAACACCACCACCATCACTACCACTAATCATGGTAAAAGCAACACCCCAGTTGGTTCCATCGGCATCTCGAACAACAGTAACTCTTCCGATAGCACCAGTTGCTTCAAATTTAGCAATAGCACCTCCGGATACTGCGTTTAGCGTATCATTCAATGTTGGGTATGTAGATTTTGAGAAAAATGCCTCACCGCTGTAAGCCACAGTAGTTGCAGATAATATTTGGCTACTGGTTGTACCACCTAGGAACTGTGTGCCTGGGACAGTTAGTACATCGCCTATAACATAGTTTGTACCCGTAGTATCAAACGCATAAACAGAATTAACTATTCCGGTTGGCTCAAATTGCAATGTCATTGTACAACCACTACCTACGTTGTGGTTGATGCCAGTTCGTCCAGTATACGAAGCAGGCGATACACCGGCTGCTGTTCCCGCAACAGCGGTGTCAAAACTGTCAATAACGCCACCAGGGTCAATTGCTGAAACTGTAAGGACAGCATCGTTGACACCATCTGCACCGCCCAGTAATGATCCTAGCACCTTAAGTTTATGCCCTACTAGATAGTTGGTACTGCCAACGCCATTAAAGGCAACAAGTGAATATGTTCCGTCGCCAACATCGTCGATATCAAAAGTTACAGTTCCACTACCTTGACGAACTGTAGTAGTCAATCCAGGATAACGATTCACTGAATCAATATTCACACGGGTACCAGTAATGTTAGCGCCAGCCACATACCAACTGTCAGTAATAGTCTCACCTGGGACATTTGATCTAAGGAATGACAATACACCAACGCCACTGCCTGTAGTGACAGGTGTCACTTGATAGGATTGATATTCGTCATACTTGCTGCCAACTACTACAATCTTGCCATCACTGAGAAAGTCAAAGTCATAGCCGTATGTGCCTGAATTGTTATTCAAGTCACGGACACCTGCGGAATTGACCACACGAGCAGTATCTGGATCAATCTCAACTAGTAAAATATCACTATCATCGTAGATTGCCAATACCACAAGATTTCCCGTGGTAGGATTAATTTTCATAGCATATATGCCTGAAACATAACCTTCGTCATCGTCAAAGAGTCTAATACTCCACAAGACTTCACCCTGGCTGTTGTAGCGAGCTACAAATCCTCGCTGGTCGTCCTCCTCCTCGCCGCCTATATAGACATCACCTGTAGTGAAATCTACACAATTAGTACGGACGTCAATGTCATAAGTGTTGATATTGTTAGGTGGTCCAAATACAGAGAACCAACCCAATTGTGTTTGTGTTAATTGGATGTCGCCATCGTTAGGTATAGTCAATGTGCCATCATTGCCAAATACATATTCATAAGGTGCTGACTTGATCACTAACTGTGCCAGTTCAGGATCAGCGTAGGTAATTGTAGGAGTAGTAACTACAACATCTGCTGTAATATCTGCAACTGTTACAGTGACTGGACCACCTTCGACTACTTCCACATCATCTAGGGTTACAAACTTGCCCGGAATACGGCTTTCTTTAACTGTGAATTTTTCATTGCCCGAACCCACAGTCATTTCACGACCGTCTTGATCAATTTGGAAGGTTATGCTTTCCCAGTATTGTGTATCGTCATAACTAGTATCTGGATCAAGATTTTTTACTGTGACTTGGACTGCTAACTTGCCGGAGTTGTTGACTGCTAAACTACGTCCCATGCTAGCGCCATAATCAAACACTCCCGGAGCACCTTCAAAGTTGGCAGTAGTTCTGTTCTGAACAAACTGGTATCTGTCTGCTTCAATATAGCGTTGCCAAAGCACAGCACCTGAAGTAGAATATTTGGCAATGGCTAGGACATCTTTAGCAGGAGGATCTGAAAAATTGTAGTTATCGTTATCTCTGTTAGGATCTTTCTGTGCTGTGGTTAGAGCACTGAGATAGACATTGCCTAGACTATCGCAGTCGATACCTGTACCAACTGACGCACAAGGTCCTGGGCCCGCTCTGCGTATCCACTGTGTTACACCTGAGGTGTTGAGTTTTACAATGTAGACCACAGTTTTAGTATAAGTGTCGGATTGATCGTGTACAATATTGATACGACCGTTGATACTGACAAACACATTACCCTGACTGTCCGCAGTGATGTCAGCACCACTAGATTCACCTTCTAGGTTGCTTAGTACTCTAGTCCAAACTTCTGTGCCAGTTGTTCCATCAAATTTAGTAACATAGGCAAAAGTTGGTCCAGGAGGAACAGACCAACCTCCAGTAACAACAAGATCACCGTTAGAGTCTATTTCCATCCCTTGTGGCCTAACAACAAACCCTGGTTCTTCAAGATAAAAAGATTTAGCCCATGTTAGCGATCCGTCAGAGTTGGAAATTTTTAGTAGAGCACCGATAGGGTCGTCATTGACGTTTTCTAGGTACCTTGCGGCAATAAAAGTATGTGTACCGTTGGTAACTGCTCCTGCTAGTTCTAAATCACTGTTTACGCCCTGGCGAGTTAACCGATAAGCATACGGATCGTTGTTTATTATTTCTACAGGGGAGTTGGCTGCTATATATAGGGGAGTGGTATCAGTACCACTATTGTATGCTCCTATGCCTAATACTGCGGCAATTGTGGCATAGGTTGTGCCGGTGTTAGAGCTTTCCTGTAGGCTCCACCCGGTGTTGTCACTGAAATAAGCATAGTCCCCTGAAATAGTTACTACATCAACTGTGTTGCCCCCAAATGTTCCTGAGGTAACACCGCCGGCGCCTAAATTGAATCCTTCAGTAATTGGTACTAGCACCGAAGGACGATAGTCCTTCTTCCACAGTTCTGCACCCGATGATGTATATTTGATCGCCTGTAGTCTATCAACACTGGCGTCGCGGCTGAACAATACAATGATGTTGTCATCTGCGTCTATAACGACATCGTGTGACTGATCGATGTCCATATCTTCCTGTATCTCTTTTTGCCAGAGCAGAGTGGCTGAAGAATTAAACTTTGAGATTATTAATCGGTCTACATTGAATGGTCCAGTATCAACTTCGCTAATGTGTAAGGTGATTAAATTGTCCTCACTGTCGTAGGCCACTGCTGATGATTCAACACCGTCATCTTCGTTGTTAGAACGATTTACAATGGCAAAGTAATCTGTGTTGCCCACTGTGACAGTAACTGCTTGATCGTCTGTAAGTGTGTCGCCGCCAGCGTGTTGTAATCCAGACCAAGCAGTTACACCGTCACCGTATTTGACCTTGCCGGTGTCGGTTTCTAAACCCGGTTCACCTGCGGCCAAGATTGGATTAGTGTTTAGCCAATTAGCGGCTGTATCTCTGCGTAGTTTGATTCTTGTTGTCATTTTGTTTATGCTCCGCCACCGTCTATGGTGTTATCTGTTAGTTCGTTGTATACCGTATCAGAGTACCCGCCATCTGCTACTGAATATGCTTGCCCGTTTATTACAGGCCATGCTGTGCTCCATCTATTCCCAAGCCAGACATAAACTGCTGCGTTGTCAGGAATGTATTCCTGCCCCATTGTGGGTGTTGTGGGAAATGTGATCGGTGCTGTCATAATATATATTTACTTGTTTTTATTGTTTAGCGTACCCAGTACCAACTAACACCTAGGTTGTTGCTCAATTCATTCCAAGGTGCAGTTGTAAATCCTGAATTTAATATTAGTCTCATAGTGCAGCAATTCTAGTCTTGAAGTTTGCAAAATCAGTACTAGCAGCTACTAAAGTTTTTAGCTGTGCAATACTTATAGATGCTCCAGTTTGCTGTGTACCATTTGGAAATACTACAGTACCTGTAGTGCCAACAGACACAGTCCATGTACCGTTGGCAATTGTAGCAGATTTGTCTTTGACTGGTAGGTACAAGGACCATGCATATCTATTAGTCGATGTTGTTTCTGCAACATCAATACCCACCATCTGATATCCACCGCTTCTAATATATTCTCTAGTATTGCCTACAATTGTGAACTCTTGATCAAAACCAGGAGCACCTGTTGCTCTAATTTTATTTCCCGGTTTTAGATCATAGATAGCTGTTAATAATTCTTTTCCAGGAGTATCAAATGTAAATGTAGAAGTGTTCCATGCAATAGCAACAGCATCTCTAGGACCATAACCTTCTCCGCCAAAATATTCTAATTTAGAAACTGCGTCATTACCGTTGACTAACATCTGACCTTCAGAAGATATAGATATTGTGCTGGTTCCTAAATAAATGGTACTAGAACTTACATAGATATCCCTAAATCGGTTAGTAGGGCTTCCTAAATCGTATGCAACATCAGTGTCTGGAATAATGTTGCCCGGAACAGTTAAATTACCGGCCGCACCAAATTCCCAAATATTATCTGTTACTGGTCCATTAACTGCTCCTGTTGCTATTTGTACAGTGCCGCTACTTGCTGAGAAAGGACTATTAACAATCACCGCTGCTGCGTTGGTAGTCGATGTAGTAGTGTCACCTATCCATTGTAAGGCAGCATATCCGCCCGTGCCTTGGGTAAGAACACCCACTGCGGTGCCGGTACTGCCCGCAATAACATCATTACCAGCACCATAAACATCACCAATACGAGTATTGCCGCCAGGTAATGTCAGTACACCATCTGCACCTAAAACTACGCTGTAACTACCTGCAGTAATTCTATCTTTATTATCTTCAAGAGTAACTGTTCTACCAGCAAGTTCATCTAAGCCCGCTGTTATTGTTCCAACTGTGGGACTACCTAGCCAGTCTGCCGGAGTAGTCGGTGTGTAAATACTTCCGCCAGTGCCAGTGACTTCGCTGCCGTTAACTAACAACACACCAGCAGTGTTAATTGCCAGTGTGCTGCCATTCATATTAATGGTTGAACCGTCAATAGTGATCTCATCTAGGTATGTACCAGGTGCTGGAACTACTACAGGATTTGTGTCTACCCAAGTTCCGTTGTAGGAAACATAAGTTCTGCCGTCTAAATTATTATACCATAATTTACCTTCTTGACTAGCACTAGGAGCAGTGTCATCAACCGTTACAGGATTTGATGCACCACCCAATACACTTTGTCCACTGCTGTTGACAATGTCGCCGCCTGATGGCAGTCTCAGTACTCCACGGTCATCAAACTCAAATACGTATTCGTCATTATCCGTATTGGTGCGAATCTCAATGCCGCCTTGGCCGATCAGTTGTATGCGACTTGTAGAAGTTCCTTTGTTATAAATCTCTAGTGGCTGGCCACTTGTTTGATTTGGTACACTTGGGATAGTAATATATGCGTTGCTTTCGCCGCCTGGATCAAGGTACATATTATAGTAACCCCAACCAGTACCGCTTTGAGCCTTTGTTCCCAATGTGTTGTCTGATATCTTAAAATCACCTAGATCTGCGGTACCACCGCCTATTTCATACTCAACGTCAGCAGCTTCTGTGCTAACTGTGAATGGTATAACTATCCAATCATTGGCTTGAAAGTTGTTGATAGGATTTAGATTACTACCAACATAGGCTCTCATCTGATCTCGCATCTTGGCTGCTACTGTTTGAGTTAATCCAGCGCCGCCATTGACTACAATGATCCTATCAATTTCACCGTCATCCATTTCATCTACTTCATACTGCGGAGGTTGATAGCCTTGCGGAGCAGTCAATACATTGCGTAGTATATCATAGTAGGCTGCGTCAATGACTATTGGCGTGCCAGGAAATGAGTAAGTTTGATCACCGTTTTCTTCTACTTCATCTATAGTGTAGTTAACACCTCGAGTAATACCTGGCAACACCAATTTGCCTGTAACAGATTCACTGATTACAGAATTACCAATAGTAATACTTCCAGGACCTACGTAGATATGTCTAACTCTGTTTGTAGGACTACCAAGATCTTGTAGGTTGTCTGTGCTAGGAACAAAGTTGTTACTAGCATCAACTGCCCAACTTGCTGATCTCGAACCAGTGATAGGAGTACCGTTAATTGCGATACCGCCATCAATAACACTCAATGATGTGCCACCTATATAGATAGTGCTTGTACCAACATACAGACTACGCCATTGGCTTGATGTAGAACCTAAATCGTATGTTAGATCAGCTGCTGGTAGAATATGATTTCCTACATTTAATAAATCAGCACTAGTGCCACCTGATGGAGTTACCCACTCAACTGTATCTACATAAGTAGAAGTAGATGTTACTGCTAAAATCTGCCCAAATCGACCACGTGATAACGGTAATTTATATCCTTCAAAAGAACTGTCACTATTACCTGGATTTCCGCTTCCTTCTGTATCACTTAGACCAATATAAACGCCCTGCTGAGATATACTGAGTAGACCTGAAAATTCTATATCTAAAGTTCTTGTATAGTCAGTAAGCGTATTTGAAATTAATGAAACAATATCGCCTTTTAAGTTCAGTGGAGAAAAGGTATTAGTGTCTTTTCGTGAAGTTATAGTCTGAGGTATAACTACATCTTCATCATAGAACGTTCTTAGCCAACTGTTTCTAGTAACTTCTAGATAATGATCACCGGACGTTAACAAAGTAGTGCTGGTAGATAAACTGGTAACAGTGGAAATTTGTCCTTGTAATCTTAAAGGTAAAGAAAGATTTCCCAGTATTAAGACTCCAGTTTGTGTGAGTCTCAATTGCGTATCTCCGGATACTAAAGAAACGCCTGCTGTACCAGTGTTTACCAATGACGCTGCTTCAAAATTATTAGCGTTTATCCCAGGTAATTGTAACCATGCAGACGAATTCTGTATCCCGTTATTATTTGTAATGCTAAAAGAAATTTGATCAGATCTACTAATACTAGCAGCATTGAAAGTAAACCCTCCCAATGGGTCATTGCCGTCTACTAACAATTTTCCAGATAGGGGTTCTATACTGATTCCGATACCCTTAATGTATACAGCATCAGACAGATATAATGTGCTCCATCTAAATGATTCTTCTCCTAGGTTAAAGATATCAGCTTGAGCTGGAATTATACTGGTATCATTGACTTCTTGGAAAATTCTTGTATTGGTATAATTTCTTATAAGAGTGTCATTCGCTGCTAATTCAGTTTCAGTAACATATTGCGTTAAAAAGTTAGGAAGATTGATAGATGTAAGATACTGTTGATCATCTAGATAAGTTAATGTTGGGTATTCTGTTAATTTTAAATCTACATAATTTGTAGATGCAAAATTGTATGTCGATAAATCGGAAACAAATACAAAGGTAGTGTTTACATAATCTATCTTTGCATAATTTGACAAAGCAACAGTACTACTGGTAATAAATCCATCCGGATTTGTACTAGGATAAGGTGTGTAACCTAATAAAGTTAATAGATCTGTATTAGTAAATTCAACAATACCAACCCTGCCATTCCAGCTAGTAACTCCTGCGGCGACAAAATTACTGACCAAACTGTCAAAATTTGAATTTATTTTACTAAAAGCCGTTCTTAAACTGTCGCCGTCTCCCGAGTTTGCTCCAGAACCTGTGTTTATATAATTGATAATAGCCATTTGTTTGTCCAGTTATAAGGTATTTATTCAAAATGTCCAGGTTGCTCTTTGTGCAAATTCATGCTACAATATACGAATCTAAACCAGAAATAAATAGTTCATCATGGGATCAACATTAGTACTTAACACCGACGGATCACCAGTTTCCATGCTGCCTTTGAGCGTAATTCCTTGGGAAGAAGCCATTCGTTACATGGTTTTGGACAAGGCTATCGTTCTAGAATGGCACGATGACTGGATTGTCCACTCTGCACATTGGGAAACTCAAGTCCCTGCTGTAATCATGCTGAAAGAATACATGAAAAAGAAAGCAGGCGTGCGTTTCAGCAAAAATAACGTATTTTTACGTGACGGGTATCGCTGTGCCTACTGCGAAACAGATGTTAGCAAGAAAGAAGCTACGTTGGATCACGTGCTGCCAACCAGCCACGGTGGTAAAACTACCTTTGAAAACACTGTAACTGCCTGCGGTCCATGTAATGCTAACAAAGGCAATAACAAGAAGATTGTGCCAAAATTCAAGCCAACAAAGCCCACATACTTTCAGTTGGTGGAAAAGCGCAAGAAAATGCCGTTTGATTTACAGCACCACAGTTGGGAACAATACTTAGGTGTTAATCGTTAAAAAGCCCCGCAAGGGGCTTTTTTATTGGCTGTATTTTAATAGATATCCATAAGGATAAACGCATCCTCAATGGAATTTGGCACTTTCACTTTGATCTATATACTATACGACATTTTGTTAAGTCGTACGGGCTCATTTCTACCTTAACTCGGTCGCCTAACAAAATTTGGATTCTATTTTGTCGCATCTTTCCCGAGATGAACCCTAAAACTGCGGAACCTTGTTCCAATCTTACCCTGAACATTGCGTTAGGTAATACTTCTTCTATTTTACCCTCTAGACTGATAACGTCTTCTTTTGCCACGATTAAACACTTTCTCCTTTTAGTCCTTTGATGACCATTTCCTTAGCTCTCCTATCTAAATCGGCTACTTCAGCCGTGTGTATATTTACTGCCATTTGAGTCATGAAGTCTTTTATAGCAACCTGGCCTCGATCAGTAAAATAACAATACTCGGGCGATACTTCGCTACGATGATAGTATCGGCTGTCGCGAATCAGCTCGCAGAAGCCCCCGAACATTAAATTTTTAACAGCTTCTTTGTCCATATTATAGTTTTTCGCCTGCTGTAAAACCTCGGAATCGAAGAGCCCGTGGAAAGCGGAGGCTGTATACGTCTTCACTATCTTGGCTCCGAGTAATTGCATCTGCTCGCACTTCCAAGACTTGACCAATAACCTCATCGTTAATCTCGGCTCTCTGATCATCTGTCCAGCCAGAGCCAACGTTAACACGGATGAACTTGCCATCGTCCTCGCCTTCGCAGATAGCCGCGCCCATTTTGCCTTCATTTTTACCCGTTCCTGGCTCAATGCCCACAATAGTCAAACTTACTTCGATGAATGGCTTTTGTTTAAGCCAAGCCACATGTCGTTTGCAAACATAGGGAGCATCGACATCTTTAATCATAATGCCTTCGAATCCTGAATCGATAGCTTCCTTGTTGTACTGCTTGAATTGCATTTCGCCCACAGCCGTACCTAGATCAACTTCGATCTGAGGAATAATATCGATACTGCCAATTTTCTTAAAAATTTCAGTCATGCCTTTCAGCATATTGGTTCGACGCTTTTGTCCAAGAATGCTTTTGCCTTTTTGGAATTCGCTGAGAGGAATGATGTCAAACAACATTAACACAGCATCGCTAGCTTCTACATTGTCTTTTCGGTGTACCTGCTTCATCAGTGCTTGGAAGCTGGTGCTGACAATTTCACCGTCCAGCATAACACTGCGTCCAATTAGATCAATGTTTGCTTCAATAGCTTTGGTAATATGGCTGAAGTTTTCCAAAACTTTGCCGTTGCGACTGTATTGTGTAACAGTTCTTGTCTGCATGTCTACCAATGTAAGAACACGAACTCCATCTAACTTAGGTTCAATAAGTTTCTTACCTGATACCTTGCTTTCGTGATTAGCACCATCGTGAGCCAACATGCATTCAAATACAGGTACAGCATTTTTCTTGATCTTGTTGATTGTCTTTTCGCTAACGCCGCAACGAAGATCCTTAATAAGGATACGACGATACCAATCATTCCATTGTTTTTGTTTACTTGCGCCCAAAGCTAGTTCAATAGCATCACGTGCGGCGTCGCCTGTAAGTTGTCGGGTACTTAACAAGTGGCAAAGCTCTTTGAATGCCGCCCAAGGTAGACCCTGCCCATCTGGTCCGCTGTGGCTAGGGACCTTTTTAACACCGAATGTGATAAACGGGCTAAGTGCAAGTCGGAAGCCTTCGAACAATTCTGCATTGTCTTGCTCTGCTTCGATAATTGCTTCTTTGTTGAGACGACTGGGATGTTCTTCCAGACTGCGGATAACTGCATCGCAAGGAGTTGTCATGTGTGTTTCATTAGTGTGTTACTATAAGACAATTATACAACATTTTGAGCAGTTTGTCAAGCATTATTTTACCGAAAAACTACTGCCGCAGCCACAGCTAGATTCAGCATTTGGATTTAGTATGTTAAAACTAGCACCTAAGAGGTCTTCTTTATAGTCTATTACCGCACCGGTCATATATTGCATACTCATTGCATCAACTAACAGAGTAACACCATCTTTTTCCACAACAAAGTCATCCTCATTTTGTTGTTCGTCAAAGGTAAATCCATATTGAAATCCACTGCATCCACCGCCCTGCACAAATGATCTCAATTTCAAATTGGGATTATTTTCTTCAGCTAATAGACTGGTAATTTTATCAATTGCGTTGTCAGTTACTTGTATCATATTCTAAAACTTTCACCGCATCCGCAGCGGTCGCGTTCATTTGGATTTTTAAAATCAAATCCTTCGTTAAGTCCATTCCGAACCCAATCAATTTCAACACCTTGAATATATGCACAGCTTTTAGGATCAACATATAGTTGGCAACCATACGACTCAAAGCATCGATCTTCCGGGTTTGGTTGATCCACATATTCTAACACATAGGCCAGTCCAGAACATCCAGTAGTTTTAACGCCTACTCGTAATCCTATACCTTTACCTCTTTTGGATAAGGTTGCTTTGACTTTTTTAGCAGCCTGTTCAGTTAGTGATATCATGTTTGTTTTTGTAATCAGCCACGGCTGCTTTGATAGCATCTTCTGCTAAAATGCTACAATGTATCTTAACTGGGGGTAGTGCTAGTTCTTCAGCAATCTCACTGTTCTTGATAGTGCCTGCTTGATCAAGTGTCATGCCTTTGACCATTTCTGTTATAAGACTGCTGCTGGCGATAGCACTGCCGCAGCCATAAGTTTTGAAGCGAGCATCAGTAATAATACCATCCTCAACTTTGATCTGTAGTTTCATTACATCACCGCAGGCAGGTGCGCCAACCATGCCAGTTCCTACTGTGTCGTCAATATCAAATTTACCTACATTGCGAGGATTTTCATAGTGATCAATTACGGCGGCCGAATAAGACATATAATTCCTCTAATTTAATGGAACATTTTGTTCCTTTACTAACATTTACATTATACGGAATAAATTCCAAATTGTAAATACTTCCGATGACTTTAGGAGGAACTTTATTTTTAAATCCCTCTGTTATACTATACTTATGATCTAAGTGGTAACCAAATCTACTTCTTTTTTCATGATACCCTAGCTGTGTTAAATCATTTTTGCTAGTCCAATAATAAACTTTCCTGCGGTATTTTTTAAATTCAATATATTCAGGATCGTCTGGTTTCCAAAAAAATACCTTTATCTATCTTAGTTTGAATCATTTTTTTAATAGACTCAGGTTTTACTTCTCTACCCGTTAATGCTATTGAACGTTTTCTATTAGATTCTTCTGTTTGACTTTTGCCAGCCATACCTTTTCTATTTAAATTAGCTAAACTATTTGTATTAGTTTGTCTTACACCAAACATAGGATTGTTTTCTCCTTGTTTAGCAAGGCTAGCTTTTTGTTTCCATGTTTCTGAACGATTATTTGCGGACCATCTTCTTGAACAAATAGGACCACAAAATCGTCTTGCTTGTTCTTTTTTGCCAGTCTTTAGTAATATAAATTTATTGTTACAATGTTCGCAAATTTTTTCTAACATAATAGAAACCTCGTTGTGTTCTATTATTTAGTCTGTTACGAAAATATGCCATATAGTTGATTATGTCAGGTCAGCAATCATAAACTCTTCATCGAAATATTGACGAACATCTGGAACCATTCCTTGACTTGTGTCAAATTGCCATTGCCCAATGACTTCTAGTATTTGATTGTAAATTGTCGAGTTGTCTGTGTATCTTACAAAATATGGATCATTGCCGTATAACAGATCAGCATCGTCCAAATAGTCAATAGGATCGCCACCAAAGTATTCCGATAACCAACGAGCGTAGCATATGCCTACCATGTAGCTTTTTGCAGGATAGATCCATCCGATATCTTTTTCAGTAAAATATCTTACAGCATTATTTGTTATGTCATCAGACAGCACAATTTCTTTGGTATTGAGATCGTCATCAAACACTTGATTGATCCGATGATAAACTTCTTGTCGTATTTTCCATTCTTTCATTTTTGTACCAGTTTATTAAATTGTAATAACCATTACAACTATTGTCAAGATCCTTAACATACCTATAGTGCTCAGTTAAGCACCCGCCAAAGTAATCACAAGTGCGGCAAACATCACTGACATTAGCTTGTTTTTCTTTCTTAGTCCATTTAATGTAGTCATCAAATGAATCAAGTCCTAGAAAGTATTCTCTATCGTTAAGATCAAATTCAAGAACACCAAAGTTACCATTAGGAGTTATATAAACATGATCATCACTGAATGCATTTCGTTGCTTGTTTATCACATCTTCTATATAGTATTCATTAATAAATTCAAACTGTTTAGGTATTGAAGATGCTATCCATTTTTTAACAAATTTTTCGTAATCAGCATGGCTAACATTGTAGCAGTTGGCCTGATTAATACTATAAGGTTTTATCTCAACACTTTCGACACTTGAACATAAATTCATAGATTCAATTAACTCATCTACATTCATTTTCAATACTTCAGGACTTGCCAATACTAACACTGCAATAGGCACAGGACTCATTAACATATTTTGATAAACTCGATCATGCTTTTCACGAGCTGACCAATCGTAACTAACACTTAGATAAAAGTCATCTTCGTAAAATCCCTCATGTAACATTGAAAAATTAGTAATAACATTAATCTTTCCTTGATAATGTTTACGAATAACATCACGCATTGCATAGAAGTAATCTTTTTTTAGAGCACCAATTTCACCGCCATATAAATCTATATGGCCTATCTCAGGTATTTGAGCCAATAGGCTATCTAACTTATCTAAGTCTATTTTATTAGTATCGGCAAGTTGCTGTTCAGTAAGATAACAGAAGTCACATCTAAAATTACAAAAATAACTAGGATTGATCGAAACGGTAATAGGCTTATTCATGTTCATTTACATAAGGTGTAGGATCTACTTTTCCAGTCAATCCGTTTGCTTCAATTATGAGAGGCGCTAGAGTTTTCATCTTAACACAATGAGCTTCTACCATATTGTGGTCTTTTAGATCTTTGATTGTTTTCTTGCAACCGTTGCATATTTGAAACATAGGGCAAGTCCAACAGCTCTGTTTTAAACTTTGTAATTCAGGTTGAAACTGTAAGGGAAATACTTTCTCCCCTTTCATTTCTTCTTCAAAGTTTATATTGTAGATCCGGTCATCACCAAATGCTCCGCAACTGTAATAATCGCCTGTAGGCTGCAAGGTTCTTATACCACTATCGCACGATCTGTTCTGAGGACAACTTGTGGCATATCCGTTCAAACGATTTACCATTTGTTTTGTGTTAAATTCCCATTCAGTTAACCCTTGTTGCCAAATTTTTACATATATTTCGTATATGTCAGCTAACATGTATGGTCTACCTTCTTGTCCCATAGTAATATTTTTAAATTTAACTGGAGGGCCACTGCTAAATGCATAATTGAGTTTACATTCAACATTCATTTCTTTTGCCAGCTCTACATTCTTAATTGCAAGATGTTGATTCTCTTCTGTAATTACTGTGATAAAATCAGGACGATATCCTATGCGCTCTAGCATCATATTGCTGACTGCCCAAAAGTCCTCTTCGCTGAATTCTGTTAGGTCTCCCTTAAGACGGCCGCCGCCATATTGGAAACTAGTTGTGACTCCTAGGCGAGGATGCTTAAACAGAGATTCCCACTTGGTAGGATTTTTATAAAATGGCCACAGATTACTTGTAAAACTGATAGTAGCTGTCGAGCCTATATTGTCTAAGTGTTCAATAAGTTTCCAATAATAATCTGGTGGCATCATTAAGGGGTCGCCGCCATTGACAATTATAGTTCGAGTTTCTGGAAATCTTTCTAAGAAACGAAAGATATATTCATGATCAAGCTCTGCAGACTTATCTTCAGTAATGTTCGTGCTAGAACAAAATGTGCATTTAAAATTGCACCGTTCAGTTGGCTTGATTATTAGATCCATATTCTACTATTTCTTCAAAGAGGTTATTATAGATTAACTGCTCGTTTGAATTTATAAATTCTTCGATTATTTCTAATCTATTTTTTCCATTTATTTTTGTTATATCCTTAGCAGCAGTTTCGTAATTTAGTGTATCTTTTACATCGTTGTATATCTCTTTAAAAGAACTAATGTTATTCATAGCGGTCCAACAATATTCAAGAAATGTCCGAACATCTGGTAAAACATCTTTTAAGTTTTTCCAAAGTTTCCTGACTAATGTATCTGATGCAAAAGACATAATAAACATTTGAATGTTATCTTCTAATGTATAAGAGTTACAACTGGATATAGTTTTAAAATAATTTTTACGATTTTTATAAAGGCCGCTTGAAATAAAAGAAATTCCTTCTTCTACGGTTTGTGTGAAAACTTCTACTAATTTTATTTTATTTAAAGCACAATAAAGATCATCAGTAATTTCACTATCTGGTAGAGCCATATAATCATAAAAACAATATTGAATATTATTGTTTTCTAAACTATTGTATATCACTAACAGTTCATCATAAAAATCATCCAATGTTGAACCCGGCATTGCTCTTATAAATTCCATAAAAGGAGATGATGCTCCAAAATTTTTTTCGCAGTATTCAATTAATTGTATTTTATCTATCTTGTTTAAATCAACACGTTTAGAAATCTTCATTGCATTATCACTTAAACTCTGAATACCTATATTAGGAACTATCGATTTTCTCCCGTTTGACGTATCTGTTCCTGTTATTTTGAAAATCTCATCAATTATCTTAATTTTTTTATCTAGATTTGTTGTTTTAAACAATGAAGAGTTTATAAATGACATTCCCAAGTCATATGCATATTTTAAGAAAAACAAGTCTCGTTCTAAGAATAATCCAAAGTTTGCATCAACATTATAAATTTGCTTATAACCTAATTTGTGCAGCACATCTATTTCTCTAATTACAATATCTTCAGGTTTCTTTAACACCTTAGTTCCAATGCCGCCACCCCATTCACAATATGTACAATGAAATGGGCACCCTCTTGTAGTTTCTATTAATACGTGTGGAAATATTCCCTCAATATCGGCGTAGTCTTTTATCTTTTTTAAGTAATCGAAATTTTCTTCATATGCACAAACATTGGGAAATTGCCATTCTCGGCATTTAGTACTTCTTAATTCAAAACTAATATCTTCTATGTTAGGTATTCCGTTATTTTCAAAATAGGAATCTATAAAATCTTGCATGAATAGTTCGCCTGGTTTTGTTACCTGACAGAAATAATCATACATAGTTTTCTTTTTGAAGATATCTATATCTTTCTGCCCTATTTGCGGACCGCCCAACACATTAACTATATTAGGGTTAATATTCTTTGCCAATCTTGCAACTTCATCTATGATATCAGTATTCCAAATGTAAGAACTGTATAAAATTATGTCAGCAGTATTAACTTCTTCCCATATTTCTTTACAACTTTGATATCTGTTATATTTGAATGGTGGCTCTAACCATTCAACTAAATCTTTGTATTTTCCAAAATTATCATAGTATGATTTCATCCATATCCAAGTCACTGGACTGAATAGCTCAGTGTCAATGCTAGGAGGATTTACAAAAGCTATTTTAATTTTTTTCATTAGTTATATTTTAACACATTTTCTTCGTCGAGTCTATTAAAAAATTCTCTAAACAGACATTCGTCATTGCGTTCCAATTTTGCCCAATCAGCTTGCACAAAACATCTAAATGAGCAACGATCAAACCATTTACATCCCAAGCATTTGTTGCGTTCAAGATGCGCTTCTATAATATTGCTGTTAGAAGAAAAATTAACCGGAGTTAGAAAATCTTCAGGCTCTGTCTTTACATAACGACAAGTTACTTCTCTACCTGACGGAAGTATAGTAGTCTTGTTCATCGAATAACAAGTCATCTTATTACGACTGTTTTCCAATAGATCTTTTACGGGATAAATGTTGGGATAATTCTTGGCAATATACATCATACAATCCAACATTTCCTGTTCACTAGGCATCATCTTATCTGCAGACAATTCTGGAACATAATAATCAAAATACAATGTATATTTTTTATACAGTGTATCTATAAAAAATTTGTCTTGGTTGCGTAATATCTTTCTAATAGCCGGAGCAGTGAGTACAAATCCAATAACAGTGATCCAATCTCCAAATATTTTTAAGTTATTTTCAAATTGTAATGATCTGTTTAAATTAAAACCTCTGCCTGCAAAGTCATAAGATGTCGAGATATATGCATTATTTCCCACAGCTCGCATACGAGTTATTAAGTCAATTACACGTTGACTCTTGTTGAATATCAAATTAGTTACCCAATTAAATCTAACAATCTTGTTGTTGAGGTTAACCCAATCATTTATTTTTGAATAGAATTCCCAATAAGATTCAAATGTGTTATCTGGCACTAGATCATTAAAAATCTCTCCACCCATGACGTTTACAATATGGGAATCCTTATCAGATGCCGTCATGAAATCTATAACTTGCTGAGCCTTATCAACAATACTGTTAAGTTCCATTCCTTCTGTAGAATCGTGATCTTGTCCGCAAAATGCACAACTTAGATTGCAAAATTCAAATAGATGCAACTCGATTTCAGATGAATCGGGTACCTTATCTCTTAATACATGTTTTAGAAAATCACTCATATATATGTTCCTGTGTCACGTTGTCTATATTAAAATCTTTTGATAATTCAAAACAATATTTAGGCGACGTCTTAACATGGACCACTGCCAGTTTAAATTCATTCGACCATTTCTCTTCTTTATTCATAGACGACGTTAATATTTTAAACAACTCCTCCATAGAAGTTATTCCTAGTTCTTCTGTTAGATATAGAATATTATTATCTATTAATCTAAATTCCATTGTTAACGGATAGTAGTATCGACAATTGTACTCGTATATTACAATAACAGATACAGGAAACAAGGCTTTCTTAAAATATGAATACTCTGTTACTGCTTTGGCATTATCTATAGCAGTAATAGTGCATGATATTTCTATGTCTGTATTTTTTCTAATAAACACATCATCTGTAGATTGTAACATTATCTCACCTCAAACATTTTATATATAGCGTTTGGATTATCACTGTGTTTATATGCCCAATAGACTTTGCTCACAAACGTGCAGATTGCATTTTTGCCCAACGAATCTGATAGATAGGTAATCCTACAATCATTGCCTAGATCTCTATATAGTAGTTCTTCATATTGTTCTGCATATATAAGAGAAACAGGTTCTAAATAACTATCAACGCCAGCAGCATCTCTGTGAGCTATTGCATGATTATTAAATATTTTGATCATTTCTTTATAGTCAGGGAACAGTTTTCTTAATGCATGTTCGACATTAACATTGTTATGGTCAAAATCATAACCTAATATAAAATACCAGTCATTGTGATCTAGCATTTTTTTCGGAATATCAGAAAGTCGACTGGTTGAAAATTCTAAATCAGTTCCTGTAATATAATGAGCATTAAAAATGTCTCTCTTCATATCAGTTGCATACATTTGAAGTTCTTGAGATAACAATGACCAACAACAGAATTTAACGTATTCTAATAGTTTAGTTTTTCCCAAACCGCTTAATAGAAAGTTTGGTAATAAAAACTCGTAACCTAAATTGTCAATTGACAATTCTTCTAGACAAGAAATCTTATTATAATCTGTTTGGAAGATATCAACATATTTTTCTAAATTACTTTTTTCGTTATTCAAAGATAAATTTAAGAAGTATAACTCAAACAAATTGGTTAAGTTTTCTTTGCTGTTATCTTTTAATATATTTGAAAAAAAATCTCTAAAAATAGTTACAAACTGTTCTTCACTGCAATTAATCTTTATACTCTTTTCTTGGAATAATAATGTTTGCCAAAAAGCATCACTATTCTTTCCCAAAAGGTTGTCAGCAGATATTGTTGAATCATAATCAGATTTACAACGTGTTAACCAAACATTGTTGAATAATCTTATCATAATTTACAAACTTCAGACAATAAAATATCTTTTGCCCATCTAATAGGAATATGTTTAGATACATCTCTATTAGATGCAATAACTAGTGAGTTATCATGAGCCAATAAGCATTCTTCTACAGTACGATCTGACATAGTTAATGTGCCAATATCTTTTTCAAAACTTAATGCTGCTACTAAATTTGCGTAATTGAATAGTTTATATAAGTTTTCTCCATATATATTTTCTACATACTGTTTTATTTCTAGGAAGTTTATGGGCACAGCTAGAGTATGTGTATCTCTTAGCATATCGTATCCCATTAATAACTGATCACTAGTAAATCTTATCAATGATCCCATAAAGAAATATGTAGTGTTCTGTTCAATTGACTTCACGGGCTTATCTATTTCAAGGAGTGCAATATCGAACTGAGACGCACTGGTCATCCACTTTAAATATCCTTGGTCAATAATTTCGTATACTGCACTATCAGACCTAGATTTATTACGACTGTCTAGAGTACTGTGACGAATTTTACAATAAGATACCCAGTCTGATCTAGAATAGCGTAATCCAGTAGCTAGTTGACCAAAATAAACAGACAACATTCCACTTATCGACAAGTGTCCTGGCTCATAATTTCTATCACCTAATGTAAATCTATAAAATCCTGGAAAGAAATCCCCAGAAGATAAAATTACCTTTGCAAATTCTTCGTCTGTAATATCTCTAGCTAGATATATTAAATCAATTGCCATACGGAAGTGTACCCATTGCGTTTACTACTTCAAGGGCATTCTTTGCAACTAGACAATCTTTTACATTATGAACATCCATTAGATGCAAAATACCACGATCAACACACGATCCTAAGAAAGGGCAGTCACCACATTCAGTCTTATCTCCGACATTAGAATACTGTGCTAATTGAACTGTCTGTTCAAAATTTTCAAAGTCTGTAGCGTGATGATTAGGTGTTGGAATTTTTAAGTCATCAATAAAACTAGCATATCGTTCATACAGTAATGGTGAGTAATAAAATTCTCCATTCTTCCAATTGTATTGTTTTTCAACTAGCGAATCAGATAGTCGTCCAAACGAAAATCTTAGATAGTTATTTTTTTCATTAGTTACTACAGAATCATTAAACATTTTTTTAATTCGTTCTGCTGAATTAAAAAATTCTTCTGTAGTTAATTTCTCGTCTTTTCTTCCAAAAGAAAAATTAAAATCAATTGTGGTTTCGAATAAATGATTTACTCTCTTGTGTAGGTAATCATAATTTTTTAAGAGATCAGATATTTTAGTATTATCATAGTCGTAAACGTTCATAATGCCAAATGATCTTAGCTTTGTAGGCCAGTTCATCAATCGAATTACTTCTTCTTGATTTTTCTTAATTGTTTCTAAGTATTTGTCATTTTCTATCTGTTCAGGTTCGATAATGACATTGATTTCTAATTCGAGATTTGAATAATGATCTCTCAACACATCGGCAATTAAACTGGCCTTGCTGATGTCTAAGTAAGTTGTTTGAAAAGATAATCTTTTAAATTTATTGAATATCTCTATAATTCTCTTGTCTGTTAGTAATGCATATGCATTTTTTGCTGAAAGGAAATCAGTAGGGCCAACAAATGCAATGAACGGACTGTAATAATTGCCAGTGTTAAATGAATTTAAAACATTTTTTAAATCTTCATAGTGTGCATCTGTAAGAGGTTCTGCACCTTCTTTGTTTACATGACATCCTTTGCAATTCCACTGACAGCCATTTAATAATTCAAAATTTAAATTAAAATAAAATGTATAGGAATCATTTAAATTACCAGAAGCAAGATAGGCATCCATTTATTCTACTCCAAATACTTCTTCCGGATTTAGCGGAATTTCTTTGTTTATCATTTGATACAATAAGGGAACAAACATATTTAAATCATTATTATAGTAGTCAAATAACGATTTTCCCTTAAACATGTGTGCTTCAAATTGTTGAGTAAAATACGTTAAACTTAAAGGTCTGTCTACTGAAAAGTATATTTCTAAAAAGCCTGGCAAACTAAAAAGATTAACAACATTTAATCCAACATAATGGGGATCATCAATATTTTCAAAGTTCTCTTTAACATTAAGTTCTGCGTTTAAGTCTTCAAAACTTTTAATTAGAAACAACATAGTAGAATCAATAAAATGAATCCAACGACCTACTAAACTTTCATTCTTAGTAATAAATTCTTCACACTCTTCTTTGGATAGCAAGCTCTTTCCATAATTTGCATCAGGATAAATGGCTTGTAAGATAATTTGAGCCGCAGCAACATTCAGATATGCAATGTTCGAAACACTGTTCCCCCCAAAATAAGCTTCAATTAATTCAAACTTTTGTTCTTTGGTTACTGACTCATTTAGAACCAAGTCAGAAGGAATATCTAAATTTGAGAGGTATACTAACAGTACTTTTCCTTGAATTTTTGACTGTTGGTAATCTACCATAAAGAATGTATTTTTATCTTTAAAGTACTCTTTGATTTGATCAATTGGTATTGGTGCAATCGTCTGAACGTAATTCATTATAATTTTTCCTAAGTTCTGTTAAATTTTGTTTTGCTTTTGTTTCGTATAGTTGTATAAAGGTAGATTTGTTATTTCTAATCCTCGATATAACTTTTTTCGACAACGGGCATTCATCGCTGTCATCAAACAGACTTGCATCACAATTTCCGCCGCAAATATCATAATGTTCACATGTGAAGCACATTTCATGTTGTGTCATTTCGGCTAATTTATTTATAATGACATCTACGGCCTTGGTTTGAAATGTATCCCAGTCGTTTACCATTTCATCAACTGTAGATACAGGTTCAACATAAGTCTTGTCGGGGCAAAATCCAACAGTACCATTTGGATTTAACGTAAATGTTCTTTTATCGCAACAATTACATTTACAATCAAACATTTGACCGCTCAATAGAGTTTTGGTGAATAGATCTACTTGTGGTAAGCACCAAGTAGTTTCATTATGTTGGTAATATTCAACCAAAGTATCTAACCAATTTGCCCATTTGATATTATTTGGTTTTAAACTTCTTGTCTGTTCATCAAACGTAGTGAGCAATTCAAAGTCTATAGAATCAACTCCATCAAATAGTTTTACAATTTCGAGAGGATCATAATTTAAAAGATATTTCTGTGCTGTGATAGATATATGCACTTTTATACCTGCATCTATTAATTTTTTTAAATTACCAAAGAATAAATCTTCTTGCTCATGTTTTTTATTAATTGCAATAGATCCAAATCTTATATCAGCGTCCCAACTTACTCCAATAGTTGATCTATATTCATCCTTAATAAATTGAATAAATGTATCGTCTACCTTATAGAGTAAATTGGTTTGGGGTACAATGTCCATCGGCATTGAGCCAAAAGTATTTCTTATTATTTCATTTACTTTAACTAAATGTTCGTAAGGTGATAAAAATGTCTCGCCACCATGTATGTAAAAAGTAGCCTTGGCAGGATCAACATTTTTTTTAATTGAGGTTAGAAATTTTTCAATGTAACCTAAATCAGTAAGCATATAGGGATCTTTGTCTCCTAATGTAAAACAGTGAGTACAATTTAAATTGCAACCCTGTATCACTCTTAGATAGATTACATTGAATTCGTTTGAAAAAACGTTCATAACTTCGGCTTGCTTGCCACAATAAAATAATAGTTAAGTTTATTGTTTTTATGATTTTCTATAAAATATTCTTCAATGCCACTTTTAAGTTCCCACTGAGATCTCAATTCCCAATAAGGTACCAAATCTTTAGTTCTATCTTCAGTAAAAATTAAGTTTAAGCCTGAGTTAACTATTGCAGTTTCGTATTCATTAATACCATGCATGGTAGATGCGTAATGATCGTTAATAGGTTCAATAAATTCATTAAAATTATTAGTGTCTAGATTGTCGTTAAAACACCAAGTGGCAATTACAAAGCGGCCACCGGGTTCTAAAACTCTGTATACTTCCTTAAACAACATGTCAAGTTCTAATGCATATTGAGTAACTTCGCAGCAATATGCATGACTAAAAGTAGCATCAGCATAGGGAATACTTAGAAAATTAGCCTGTCTAACTTCTGCTCTATCTTGTAAATTTCTTTTTTCTATTTCGTCTTTACAAAAATTAGTTTGATACTCAGTTAAATTTACACCATCGACTTTGACATTTGAAAACTTTTCTATAATCCTAAACATGGTGCCTCCGCGTCCGCAGCCCAAGTCAATGACTCGTTGTGGTGTACCAAATAGTTTATCAAACTGTAAAAATGTTATTAAGTGACTAGTCAGTTTGTTTTCTTGTCGTTGGACTTCTGCTGTAATTTCTTCTGTAGTTGCAGTAGTAGCATCTATTTCAGTAGGGCCTAAGCCAAAGTGATGATGAACAAAACCATCAACTGCTTGTAGCAAGTTTCTATCATTCTTTTTATTGTTATAATAATCAAATACCGCAGTACTAAGCGTGTTTTGAGTTTGGGTATGATCGTTGTTAAATTTTGTATACATTTAAATTTCCAGTAGTGCTTTTGCGTCTGTTGCAAAAGAATATCGTGTGCCAATAAAAGGTTTTGCCCTATGCCAAACATCCGACGCCATTACTATCATAGTATACGGGATAGGAGCATATTTGTAAACCGGATTTAAATTTTCAGGCAACCAAACATGTGATAACGGGTTTTCTTTTAAATCTTCATAGAATTCAAAACATCCGTTATCCATTCCAATAGTATCATCTTGTTTGATATATAATACTGTGGTCACGTCACCGATTTCATCTGCTCTTAAAAAAGGTTGCCAGTGACGATGTATACGTTGGCCTTGCCAACTGTTAGGAGTGTTGAGCCATGAATCCTTGTCTAGATAATAGTTCTGGCCTTTGCCAGCAAATCTAGGATGCACCGTATCTAGAAAATCAAAAATAATGCTGTCTATTACAGCTTCAAACATCTTCACTTCTGGTGTATTTGTTTCCCAGACGTTTAATTTGTTTTTTTCATCATCGGGTCCCAAAAAATACATTTGCGTATTGTCAATTAACGAATTACAAAATGGTTCTATAAGTTCTTTGTAATCATTTAAATCATATATCATTGCATTAAAGTTAGGAACTTTAAATTTGTTTGTCAATTTTGAACCTCATCAAATACAGTAGATTTCATCAAGGGGTCGGCAGGATAGTAATATAACTTTAACTTCAATGGTTGATAGGTAGTTGCGTTATATGTCAAACCAAACACCTTCATAAAAGTAGTGTCTTTGCAAAATTCTTTAACAGATTCGATGAACGGAATTGGAAGATTATAAAAATTTGCAACTGTTTCAACATTTTGATGCATAAAATATAAATCTTTCTTTTCGGGATTAACGCTGATACCTTGTCCCCAGTGACTTAATATTTGACTTCCTGCAACTATCATCGGCTGTGTATGTTTCCACAGATCTAAATCATAAAATTTTGGAACCTGTTGTTTGCTATCTAAAAAATAATTGATACAATAATCGTCATGTGGTCTAACGATATTAATGTTAAATTTGTTGCAATCGATCCTTCCTCCGGAATATACAGCCATGAACTTGTGTTCGGTATAGTTTATACCATCTGCAGGTTGGAAACTAAATTGTTGCAATTTTTCTAAGTTCACACCTTCATTAAAGATAGAACCCATAACATCAATATAGGCGAACAAATAATCGTCTGGAACTTTTTTAGAATTAAACAAGTTCTCTTCTACTTTGTTACCTACGATTGTTATCTCTTCGGCATGTTGATTTATTTCTTTGCTTATTTCTTTAAAAAAGTCAATACTATTCATAGTACATTAGTAAAGTCTAAATGGAGCCAAATCTGCTGTTAAATTTTGTCTCTTTTTTCTATAGCAATAAGTTGAAAATATTTGATTAGATTTTTCTCTAAATAATTCAAATGTATAAAGACACCCAAAGTTTCTATTGATGTCTCGATGTAGTAATCCTTCCCAATCTTCAGCCATAAGCATTTGGTTTACTTCAAACATATCTTCATTACCTGTATGATCGGGCACCCATATTCTTTCTAAGGAATGCCATTGATTAACAAGATTGTTGTAATCATAGTTAGAAGTAATGTAGGAAGGTTCTGCTGAGAAATTCTCATCAACCATCCAATTTAACGTTGAGCTGTTTTTCAATTGGTCTTCGACGTTACCTATTTCAAAGTTGCTGTCAGGGTCTATTACACCCATGTCTAAGAATCCAAACATCGTTTCTAATCTTAGTTGCTCCAACTCATCTCGCCAGTTGTCAATACTAATGATTCTAACACGGTCTAGTATTTCTTCTTTGCATAGACTTTCTTCACCATGATATAGATAGTCGGGCAAAAGATATTCGAACGAAACATCCTGTTTATTAATGACATTTCTTAAAAAATTAGAAACTGGTTGAGCATCGTATATAACTTTGAATTCTTCGAATGATTTCATCTTAAAAGTATCTCTTACCATTTGATGTCGCGTATCGGGTGCATTAACTTGTATATAGGATCTTACTCGCACACTTTCAACCATTGATTTATACAGGAGGTAAACATCTTGCTCTGAAGCATATTGAAATATACTTTTTGCATATTGTATTAACAATCTCTCAGTAACATCGGTTTTTAAATAGGCGATAAGTTTGTGATCAGCTTCGTACATATATTGCCAAAATTGTTCAACATCGTTTTCAAAATTGTTTGCCAATAACTCGTCAAATGTGCCAACTGACGGCAGTATACAAATATCTGTTGGCATTGGAAAGAGATTGTATAAATCGGTTGCCATTAACATTTTGTAACCAATACTGTCGAATTTATAATCAAATTCTAAATAAGCTCTTTTAAATAAGTGAAACATTATCTTCTTCCTCTTGATCCGTGGCAATTATTATGGCACGATGAATGACACACACGTAAATCAACTGTTCCTATTGAACCTCTTAGTGCAGTAACTGCGGCAGCTAAATTAGTATAAAAATTGTTGATATTGGCTGCAGAAATAGTAGCATTTGTACTTGGTTCAGATGATACGAACCCTACAGATTGCAAATAATTATTATTAAGATGGGCTTGGCCATAAGTTAATAAAACTGTTCCGGAGAAAAAGGGGATGTTTGCATTGTCTGACGGTACGCCAGTTTGAGTATATTGACCGTTAAAATATTGAGTATAATAAAGGCCCCAAACAGCTGGACGTAATCTAGTAGTAGCATTGGCAAATGCTTTGCACATATTAACAATTAAACTGGCGTTTATTGTCAAACCGGATGCTCCTGAACCAGGTAGATTAGAAGTCGTTGGATATGCGTATGTATTCGTACCTAACTCACTTAACCTTGCAGAGAGGTATGCTCCTGTCCAGCCGATAACAGTACCGTTGTCCCACATTCTAACGTTAATTACTGGAACGTTGTAGTAGTGTATGCTTCCACTAGGGTCCATTCGCGAGGTATTCATCACTGTTGCAATAAAGTCATTAACTACGCTGGCTTTGGTTATAACTTGTCCTGTAGATGCCATTTATCCGTTCCTTTTATTTAATATCCAAAAAACAACCCATGTTAAAATCTCTTGCTATAGGAAAATACCCTTTTCCCATGCAGTGGGTTAAATTTTTACAATTGACACATTTGTCTAGTATCACGTTATTTATATCATCTATACTGCTGTAAGTTTTAATAAAACCTTCGTAATTTGGAGTCAGCACTCTAAATCGAGGATTATCTATAAAAACGTATTCATCAAAAGGAATAATAGGAGTTAAAAAAATATCACCCGGTGACCCTAAAAAAGTAAATGCAGGTTTTCGCAACAGTGTTCTGTCGTTGTATTGTTTTGTTGCATTCTCTGTACCTAAATAATGATCAGTTATGTCATGTATGGTTCTAATGCTTTCTTGCAACATGTTTGTTTTTTTCTCCAAACTTATATCTGGATTATACAAAAATGTAAAATTTAGTTCAATTATCTCATCATCGGATAAAAAATCTAACATTTGGTTTAGTTTAACTTTTTCCTTATCGGACAATGTAAATCCGGTATTGATTGCCAAGTTGATTATAACATCATCGCCGTATGTTTCTTTAATCTTTGCAATTCTAGATTTTATTGTTATTTGATAGTTTATGTCAAACAGTTTTGCTATCAATAGATTGACCTGCAATTCAATTTTGGCCAATGGATTATTGTTTTTTACAATTTTAAAAAATTCTGGATCAAACCCTGTTTCTAACGTAGATGCCACACCCACATACTCAAACAATGAAACTGTTTCTGCAAATTCTGCATTTTCAAACAGTTTGTAATTGTCCTTGTTATCAAATATATCAGTTGGCAATAGATAACAAGTTTCCAATTCATAACCGTTTTTCAACAAGTCTTTGGCCAACGATAACGAAGATGTAAAATCGTTGTAATTATTTTTAGTTCTGTTGTAAAAACATCCCCGGCAATCCATGGAACAGTCATTCAATACCAGCATTCTAAATTCTGCCAGTTTGTATGGGTCACCATATCTTTCGTAGGAATTATACATGATGTACAGCCTTGATAGGAATTGTAATTCTCTTTGGCTTTGCCAATGCTTTCATCAAACTTTTCGGTGCTCCGCATATATCGTCCTGCCATTCTAGTTGATGACAATCGCTGTTGCAGTATTCAAATACTTCGCAAGTATAACATCTAGGATCCCTAGCTCTTTCGCAAGAAATGTTTTCTAATCTCTGGGGACTTGTTAACAAAGAGGCAATGTCATCATCAATGTGGCCAAATTGATGTTCTGGGGCGCTATTGGGGCAACCAGATATAGTTCCATCAGCATTTAGGGTAAACAGCTTTTCTTCACAGTCCCTGCAAAATGTAGCGCCATTGGTAAGTCCAATTTCAAATTTAGCATAGATGCTTTCCATAAATTCGTTACTGAACCATGACCTTGCGTCATGCTCTACTATCTGATGGTGCATCTTTAAAAACCACTGATCTTGTTCTAAGTTTGTGGGAAATATATGCAAATTTTCTCTTGCGCTGCCGTTCATAGTGAGACGCTCAAGTGCTAGATCAGTAACGCCTAAATCTCTTATCCATTCCAGCAGATCAATAGGTTCCATGGCAACGGTGCCTCGGGTAACACTGACAAACAGTTTGACCTCAACTCCTAGATCAATTAGGGTCTGCAGATTCTTTCGCCATAAGTCGTATTGTTTAGGACTGGCAAATCTTATGTCTGGATCCCAGCTAGTTCCTATGCGGCCTCCCAATGGCCCCATGATAAAATCAATCTTGTCCTGTGTTAACTTATAAGTTAAGTTGGTAGTGACACCCCAGCTGCGACTAGCCCATAATTCCTGGCATTGATCATACACATACTGCATCGATGATATATCTGCTAAAAAGGGTTCGCCGCCGTGAAACTCTAAATGTACATGGGGCGCACTAGCTGTTTCAACATGTAGACGTTTAAGCCAATCGGCAACCTTTACATGATCCCAATATATCTTTGCGCCTTTGCTGCCGCTAGTAAAACAGTGCAGGCAATTGAGATTACAGGTTTCTGTAGTCTTGAGGTAAATCATTAATTCTTTCATCAGAATATTTAATAGCCTACGCTAAGGGCCCAAGTATTTTGTACACTGCTGACTCGATGTAGATAGCCCCGTGGTATTATCACATGCTGACCCGGATGCAATACAACCTTTTTATTTCGAATGTAAACTGTCTTTCGACCCTTTATTACATGCAGTAATACATTTACATCGTCTTTGTGCCAATCAAAACTGTAGCCAAATTTTTGATTGACAAATAGGTGTATGTTTTTAAAATTTATCTTGTTAAAACAAGAACTGACAGCGTGATCTGTTTCAAGGCCTTCAACTTTTATCACAGGATAGGATTTATGCTGTTCTATCCATTGAGAAAAAGTAAAAAAATCTTTAACTATGCAATCACTGTGTTTATAGTCAGGGTGACCTATAACTTTTATTAAACCCTGTTCATACTTGGAATAATCTAACAGCTGATCGGCCAGTAATTTACTTACTGTCTTGGTCAGGCAGTGGTCCGCCATATTTAGAGCCTCTTATCTTTTTGCCTTTGATATAATTGCCCTGGCCGTCTGTATGGCCCTTGCCCTTGCTTTGATGTGCTCTTAACCCTTGACTGACGCAACTGCTGTGATCGCTGCTGCCCAATCGTTTGCTACTGCGGCAAAGGTCGGGATCAGTTTTTTCGGATACCGATTGATCTTCTGCCATAGCTGGCTGAGTATCGGAGTAGGCTGAAAATGCCTGCAATGCTTTGGGATTTTGTTTTAGCCATTGTTCAAACCGTTGAGCATTCATATTGGCAAAAATACCAGTACCTAGTACCCCAGGACTCGGCGGTCTTCCACCTAACTTTAACGCAAGTTCATGCGCTTCTTTGTCTCGTAGAATGTTTGCTTGATATTCTCTTTGATTGGCTTTGTCTTTCCAATCCATATAACTAGTCCACGAAGAGCCGGCTGGCGATCCTTTTCGTAAGTCAGCAGTAGCTGCTGGTCCAAACGCCTCCTCCACACCTTTCTTTTGCAAATAGAAATAGGAACTGACTAAATCACTAGGAAAGTCTTCATCGTAATTAAACAAGTGTCCTGCTTTCTTACGGCCCATGTCACGGACAACATGCTCCCATGCGGCATTTAATACATCATCTTCAGACGTCAAATCTGGATATTGACTGAACACTTTTGATGCAATGTTTTCATTGTAGTAATTGCCAAAGTTCTCTCCAACAAGATCGCCCTGACTGGCAGGGCGTTTCATTGAACCTTTGAGGTGCCCAGCAGGGCCTAGTTTGTTTTTATCGCTGCCCGCAAAGGCTGATGTGGGCATGAAAGCTTCGGTGACAAGTTCGTGTATTCGCATAATGTTTTTATTTAGCGAACAACTGGGTCAATCACCTAAACAGGATCAGGCCCATGATGAACGTCTGGGCGGCAAAGCCCAAACAGATAGTGGCAATGTAGGCCCGGTTGCGTTCAATCAAACTCTTGAAGAACAATGCAATCAAGGCGCTCCACACAAAAATCATAAGATCTACTGGAGGCAATCTATCACTGTCCGCCATTAGTACAGCCATCAAGGTAGGAACACTGGCAAGGTGCAACAATAAGATCACTATCCAACCTAGGGTATTGCCCGTAACCCTGCCCAAATGATCACGTAGAAAATACCACACCCAACGAGGGGCCATACTCAACATTTCCATAATTCGACGATTCATGATAATCCTTATTTGTAAAAGATGTGACGGCCGATATGTGCCACTTTGGTACGTTTCCAGCCGGGGTTGATATAGTCTCCGTGAAAATACAGAGCCTGCTCTAGACTGGGTAGTCTAAATCCTTCTAGCAAGACTTTCTTGGCCACAGCCATGCTTTCTTCATATTCGCGGCCATTAGCTGGCTTGACTTTGGTCACGCCCGAGCAGGTCCAACTGAACTGGCACACGACCTTATCCATTATGGGGCTCTTTTGATAGATAACCCTGCAGATGTCATCAGGGAACTGGCTGCTTTTAACTCTGTTGAGAGTAACCTGAGCTACAGCTACCTTGCCCTCAAAAGGCTCACCTCCAGATTCGTAATAGATATTACGGGCTAAACAGTCTAATTGGCGCTCACGTACAGCTACAGTAACTTCTGCGGTGTCGGGCACTGCTCGGGCTTGTGCCTTGTGATCCATGGCCCAACTTAGTAGATTGATCGATACCCAAAGAGCTGCCACGGCAAAAATCACTGTAAGGATCATGCCCAATGCACCAGCTATCTTTTGATCAGTGGACCAACGTTGCTGTTGATCCGCTGTGTTCATGATATTATTCATAACAATGAACCTCCTTGTATATGGTTAATAAGTAATGATGTTATGACAGGTTTTAAACACAGTGTTGAACACACTAGTATAACCCTACATCTTGCGGAACTGGACACACAAGTGTGTGTAATCCAGCATAGTGTTAATTATACGATCTAGTCAGCATCCCGCCAAGTGTGGATCTATCCACTCTTGGTAAAACCAAATCTAACACATACTAATATTTAACAAGAAACAACTTATCTATGCAAAACCAAAGTACTGGCACAGCCCTGGGCATTATCCAAAGTAGAGGCCTAGGCGACATTTTTATAGCCCTGCCTATAGCCAAGCATTATCATGATCAAGGTCGCAAGATCATTTGGCCTATTTGTGAAGAATTCCACAGTGCTGTAGCCCACACGGTGCCCTGGATTGAATGGGTACCTATTCCTGTAGATCCTATGGGCAAGTTTTTTTATGATAGACCATATTTTGAACTAGGTCGTAGGGGATGTAGTGAACACATTTGCCTATATCAGGCGCTAACAGGTCATCCAGAATTCAGCAGTGCAGCCTGGTTTCAAATCCAAAAGTTTGATGAATACAAATATACTCGTGCCCAGGTGCCATTTTATAAAAAATGGACACTGAGAAACTGTTACGAGCCTAACAAAGAGCAGACTGCTAGCCTAAAAACTCAATTGCAGTTAGAAGATGGTCAACCTTACTGTGTTGTACATCGCAAGGGCAGTAACTATACCGCCAGCCCAGATCTATCCAGCTTGCCCCCTGAGTGGCGTGTAATAGACGTAGACAGCTACCCGGGCTACAGTCCGTTTGATTGGGTTCCCCTAATTGAAGCAGCGGATGCATTTATTGCCATTGATTCAGCATGGAGCAACATGGTGGACCAATTGGATCTCGCGGTGGACAAGTACTGGATTCCTCGCAGTCACATACACTTAACTCCAGTATTAGGATCAACATGGACAATATTAGAGCCGCCCCAAGATAGCATGGCGGCAAAAGCAATATTTCAGGCAACAAAATGAAAATTTGGATTTATTATCATATAGCGCAATTTCCCGGATGGGAAGAACTGGTAGACGAAAAAATCGCCCTGATGAAACAACACGGGCTCTGGGATCGTGCAGATCGTATTGTGTTGCAATTACATTATGATCCAGACGCAGCATTAAGGTGGATGTTGAAACATAAGGATATCAGAACCGATCCTAGAATCGAAGTTCGTCGACACATAGAAGTTTTTGGAATCTTTGGAATCTTTCCCACACAGAAACCTGTAGGAGAAGTGTATTCAATTAGAGAACTGCATGATCAAAGTTTAAAGACTACGGAAAATACCGCAGTGTTTCACTATCATACCAAAGGTATTACTCATCGCTGGGACGAAACATGGCCAGCAGCACAAGAGTGGAATCGATATTACGACTACTGGAACATTGAAAAATGGCAATTGTGCTATCAAGCATTGCAAGCAGGCTATGACACTGTAGGAGCCAATTGGCATAACGGGTGCTGGAGTGGCACTATCTGGTGGGCCACTACTGATTGGATGAATCAAATTCCCAAATTAAAATGGCCGCACGAAGTCAATTTTGAAAAGCAATTAAACAGCTGGAGTGCTCGACATGATGCAGAGCATTGGATTGGTTATTGTAATCCTCGCAGGTTAGAATTAGATCACTTCGAACATGCTGCCGATTGTAGATGGCAACCAGACGCTTCAGTTTACAGACTTGATCAAGATCAGCCTAAAGAATAAAACATTTATTTAGATCATAAAAAACCCCGGAACTTCCGGGGTTTTTTGTGGGTGCATAATCTAGCGTTATGCTTGTGCTTCTGACCAGTTCATACGTGCTGTAACTGATGCGTTGCCTGCAAGTGGAACAACAGCAACAGTCATAATATCAGGACCGTCTGGATATTTGTTAATGTCAGTAGTTGGGTAGTTTAGTGAATTTCCACCACCCAAAATACTGTTACCAATGTCTCGTAACCTGAACAAATCTTGTGAACTAACACCACCAGCCGGTGCAATAAAGGTAAACATAGCCTCGCCCGATGACATAGTTTGAGTGTTGGTATGTAGTGCAACCTGTGCAAGACTTGATCCACCGATGTTTACAAAAGTGCCGCCGGTTACCCTAGCATTTAACCAAAGTTCAACACGAACCGCAGCAGTGGTCGTAAACGTTCCAATACCTACAGGTTGTAACTGCATACGATTGATAAGTTCACGAGCACCTAAAATTCCAACGATACCAGAGTCAACTGTTGGTCCTAATCGAATACTGAAAACAGGATAACGTTGACCAGCAGTGGCATAAGTGATAGGTGATACCATACCGTAGTTAAACAGAATAGATTTATCATCATCGTAACGTCCGTCCATGATAACTGAGCTACCCCAGTGACTGATTGTATTACTACACTGAGGACTAAAATACGTTACTCCGATTGGAGCCGTTGCACTGAATGTAAATGTTTGACCGGTTGCAGCGCCACCACCACCAGTTAACCCCAACGGACCAGTTAAGTTAGTTCTTGCACGAGTTAATCCCGTAAACGATGTAGCAGTTCTTCCAGTATAGCTGATATACTCAATTGCTGCACCAGTATTTCCACTCTGTGTAACAACCAGTATTCCTGCTGGTGGAAAGCCAGCAGTGGTTACTACGTTTATTGAAGTTGTTTCAGTGTTGCTAACTGTACCAGTAATCTTAGTATATGGAGCAATAGTGTTAACTTCATATCGAGCGGGCATGTTACCCGATCGCATAAATGCTTCAGTTAAACTGTTTGCGTGGGCAATTCTATGTGCAAAAGTAAATTCACCTCTGGCATTCTTAACACCAAATCGAATTGCACCGGCACCGTACCAACTGTAATCTAACATCCACATTTGTATTTTGGTAATATCGAGGTTAAATCCACTTGCTCCCGTTCCATCTAGTCTGTCAATGTTGAAACTGCTTTGTGGAATTCTTAGATTGTCAGTACGACTGATAATACACTGAGTTGGGGATGCAATAGCAGTACCTCTATATTCAGGGTAGATAGTCATGGATGTATTGCTTTCAATACTGACCACTGTATGACTCATTCCTCGTATAACAATAAAGTCTCCTGGGGATAGCTGTAACGCCCACTGTGTGTTTATTCCAGTACATATTTGGCCGTTTGCTGCCAACGTACTGATATATCCGGCTAACTGGAATGTGCTTGATCTGCGGACTACGTTGATACCCTGACCATCATATTCCCAGAAGAATCCATTTTGATTGTCAAACATGCCCAGTCGAATAAATGCTCCAAACCAGGTAAAAGGTTGTACAGTAATACCAGTACCAGTAGCAGGAGTAACACCGGGACTGCCGCCTGCTGTATAGGTAAATGTTAGTTCTGTCGGAACACCAGTTACTGTAAAAGTACCGTTATATGCTGCTTGATCAGCACCGCTAACTCTAATAACAGCATCAGTAAACAAGTTATGAGGGAACTTGGTAGTAACTGTAACAGTTGCACCACTTGCAGTCAAACTGTCAAGCACGAATGGACTGGTCATACAACTACCAGTAGAGAACTGCATACCTTTACCAGATTGGTAACGGAAATATCGACGAGTCTGACGAATTAGTTGGTTACCATGATATGGTGCACCAGCAGTAAAATATACGCCGCCGTCAAAAGGTCTGTGAATAGCATTACCCCAAGGACGAGCAAACAATGACAGTTGTGCACCGGCGGCGGCAGTTATTGCACCAACTGGTGCAGTGACTACTTCAAATGTAAATGTGTTACTAGTTGGGGTTGTTCTAACAAACCAAGATCCGTTTGGAGGATTTGACGTCGCTGCTGTTGTTCCTACAACGTAAACAGCATCGCCCACAGACAATCCATGGTGGAAAGTTGTTGTGCAAGTTACCAATGTACCAACGTTGGTAAATGCTGCACCAGATCCAGTGCCAACAGTAATACCAGCACCTGTGTAAAATACTCCAATAAACACCAATGTCTTTGTAGCATCAAAAATGTTACCGTTAGTTACGTTTCCTCTGGCAATGTATGTAAGTGTACCGGAGCCAACAGTAGCGGGCAAATACCAACCGTTGGCAGAAGGATCAGCCGAATCTTGAACGAAAATTGGTGTGCTAACGGACGGTGCAACACTAGGTGTACCACTCCAGTTAAGTGTAACAGTTCTAGTTCCGTTGCCGGAAATAGCAGTTAAGGTAATGGAAGCTGTGGGATCATAAAATGCACTAGGTCTGTTGTTTAACAAACTGATAGTTTCCCATTTAGTAGGCTGTGTTCCGAATTCAAAGTCAGTATCAATTAATGATTGAGGAGTACTGACTTTGAATTTTTGGTTGGCATCCATCATAACTTCAGCCGGATACATTGTTTCATTTGTTTCGTCAACAATAATACTCAACTTATCACTGTTGCTCATTGAGCCAGTATTATAAGTCAAAACAATTACAGTAGTTTCTACGTTGTTGGTTTGCGATGTAGTGTAACTGCTGGCAGTTAACGAACTATCTGCAAAATTGTAGATAACAGTATTTGTTGTGACGTTGGTAATTAATACTAACTGCTCTCGCCTTACGGTTCTGCCATTAATAGTAATTGTTCGTGTACTAGCATTGAAAGAATAGGCTTCTAAAATTACGTGTTTAGCCATTTGTTATTTCCTAATTATTCTTCTGTAACTACATCGATTGGACTACCAGATACTGGGCGTAGCCATTCAATTCCGGTTCCTAGATCGTGTTTTAATGCAAATATAATATTGCCGTTGTAGTTCATTACCTGTGGATTATCCCCAGTTAGCCTAGCACATCTGTCCATAGCTTCGTTCATTGTAATACCTAATACTTCGTAAAAATGTGTATGGTCTGGAAATGCGTTGTTTAGTTCTTGAAACATGTTAAGTCCTTGTGGAAAATATATGTTATTTAGTTAATTCCAAAACTGTATTGGTTCCTTTTTAGGAGCTGCTACGTCTATAATTCCGGTGCTGCCGGTCTTAAAATCGCCCGTTTTAAGTTTTAGTATATTTTCAACTATTTGGAATTTGAATGTCTCGGCAACTTTTTCTGGCGGAACACGGTATCTAAAAATATCGCCCCGTGAGAAGGACAAATCAACTGGTAATCTTACCTTGATGGAATCTTTTTGTAAATTGCCTTGTAAAATTATGGCAGATACGTCTTTGATCTTTGTCGAATCTCTTTGTAACAGTCCAGAGGTGATTCTAAAATTGCTGTCATCTAACGAACTGCCAAACGGTGTGTTGACAACTCCATATCGGTATCCTCCAGCCAACTCAGCATAGAATAAACTTTCTCTAGGTCGTGTTGGGGGAACTGTTGTTCTTACGCTTGATTTTGGATATATCGAAACACTAGCACTGGCAATAGTAGCGTTTGCTGTTTGATCTACATAAAACTCGTTAGATGTTTTTGTGTAAGTAATAAAATTAGTGCCTGCATTTGTTACAGGAACAGTTATGTATGAACTATTATTGTTGTTAGTTATACGTACAAAAGATCCCACAACATACGGAATTAATGTTGTACTATTATTAAAAAATACTGAAACATCATAACCAGTGTCTATCCTTTGAATAGTCATGCCACTGATACTAGGAAAATCATCTAATTCTAAAATTGTCACACTATCAATAGTAGCAGACAATACTGTTACATCTCTTCCATAGTTTACATTGCCATTGTAAATTCTAATTCTATTACCCGCTGCAAATGTCTGAACTAATGTAGTAGAGAAGTATAATGTAATTGTTGGAGTACCCACAGGTAACACGGTAAGCACATCACGATCTTCAATATACCATAACACCGCATCATTGGTAAATTGACTAGTTCTACCCGTTACAGAAACTCTAGGGTCAGTAGATACATTGACTGAACTAAAAGGTTCACTAATTATGCCTTCATTATCAAATGTTGACAGTTTAGATGCAGTTATTGTTGTATTATCTGGTGCAAACGCTCTTCCTTGATTATAAGTAGAATTTGATCTAAATCCTGGAGCAATGACAGAATATCTATACCATGCAGCAGGACTATTTGGTACAGTAATAGCTGAATAGTTGCTCTGATCAAAATAATTGTCAGTTATTCCAATTCTTACAGGTCTGTTTGCAGGTTCCTTAACTCTAATGGCCGCTGATAATTTATTAACAGTTAGTCTATTTCCGTCTGCTTTTACTTTAATAGCCGCTGATAATTTACTCGATGTAGGTGCAAAGAATACTTGAGAATATAATACTGAGAATTTAAATTTAGTAAGAGCACCTGTTAAAAAATACAGAGGTAATAGTGTGTCTGAACGTAGTTGGGATACAAATTTTATCTTTTCTGGAGTAAACGGAGCAATTACTGATGCTAATTTTACTATAGGTTTATTAATGATCTCTGTTCTAAATCTAACACCGTCACTTCTAACAGGTGATACTGATCTTAATTTGCCTAGACCGGGTGTATAAAATACTTCATTGGTATTGAATTTAAATTTAACAGGTTCTAAATTGCCTTGCTCTAACAGATAAATTATATCTGTTACTTTTATAGTAGGTTTTCTAATTGACTCAGCAGGATTAAAAACAATCTTGTCTCCTTTTAGGGGAGTGATAGATTTTAATTTACCAATAGCAAGTGCCCTATCAGAAGATTGATCAGTAGCTAGTTTAAGTAATTGCTTGTTTAAATTTGCCGAAGTTGGTGCAAAGAATAATTGAGTTTTGAATAGTTGTTTGTTTAAATTGGCAGATGTAGGTGTATAAAATACTTCAGTATTTAAAAACGGTACTTTAAATTTATCAACTAGTGCTGTGTTTATTTCTTGAGGATCTGCACGCAATTGAGATACAAACTTTATCTTTTCTGTTCTAAATATTACGCCATCGCCCTTAACAGGTGACATTGATTTCAATTTACCAGTGATCGATAGTCCTTGCTCAATTGTATTACTGGTCAATTTAAACAGTTGTTTTGCAAGTTGGCCAGATGTTTCTGGCAACAAAAATACTTGATTTGTATTACTTCTAAATCTAATAGGATTATTAATTGCACCTGCAGCAGATATTACTTTGTCACCACGTAGTTGAGATACAAATCTTATCTTTTCTGGTTTAAAAGAAGAATCCACTGATGCTAATTTTAGAAGTTGTTTATTAATTGTTGCTGTTCTAAACCTAGTATCATCTGATGTTAATTTTAGTAGAGGTTTATTAATTGTTGCTGTTCTAAATCTAGTACCGTCACTCTTGACAGGTGCTACTGATTTCAATTTACCAAAAGATCTCTGTGCATTATCTGCTGCAAAAGTTCTACCATAGGAATAGGTACCATTGTTTCTATATCCAGGTGCAAGATTAAAATAATAAAATCTTTCAGCAGGAGTTATTGGTCGTGTAGTAAGTCTAACACTAGTCTGTGATGTTAAACTTTCTACCCTATTCATATAGGTAGCAGTGGTAGTCACAGTGATAGTTACGGCTTTTAGTCTGTTGGCAGCGTTTACTTCATTAGTGTTTATTTTAGCAACTGACGGTATTAGTCTAGTAACTGCACTAACTTTAGCAACTGTTAAGTTTCTGCCTACCGATTCTACAGTGGCAGCAGACTGGCCTCTCAACCCAGGGGCCAATTCAAAATAGTATAAATTTTCTCTGGCGTTTGTAGGTGCTTCAAGTGGTTTGACAAACAACCTAGGATAGACGCTAGTCACAGTCTGCTCAATTGTAGAAGTTCCGGCGGGGAAATCGTTAGGATCTAATATTGTTACACTAGAATTTGTTCCTGTGATAACTGCAAATATTTTATTGTATCCATTAGAAGAATTTGTTACTCGAACAGTTGATCCTGAAGCAAATACAACTGACCCTTGCTCTGGAAAATAAATTGTTTTAATTAATGAATTTACCGTTGTTGCTGTAAAAATATCTCTGTCATTTATATACCAATTGACAGTTGGATATATCTGTTCAGTATTTTGTCCTACAATAGATAACGGAAAGTCTCCAGGCAGATTAGGTAACTGGAATAATTCTAATCTCTTAGTAGTTTGAGAAAGATCAATTGTATCATTTCCAATGGCTCTATCAATTGTATATACAACAGTTCGTCCTGGAATTAACGGTCTATACTCACTGTAGAACAAATTGTTTCTAGGACTATCAACATTTACTATCGGAAGTTGAACTGGAAATAAATTTTCTGCAACTTTTTCTTTTGGATAAACAGCCGGGCTCACACCTTGAATAGTTAAACCACCTAAGCTATTAGAAGGAAAACCAATTACTGCATCAAATAAAATACTTCCAGGTGACGATGCTAACACCTGTACTGCCTGTCTAAATCCAGAATTGGCATCGATAATTTCGACATAGCTACCAGCTGGGAATCTAACTGTAAAAATTGAATTTGGTAATTCGGGATTATAATACAGAGTAGTTGGAGGCTCGAATAATATAATAGGAGATATGATATAATCGTCATATAGATAAGACGACAGAGCGTTATAATCTAATGTGTTATCTTGTGTTATGAATTTAATATTGTCTTGGCCTGTAACACCTACAATGGGGCCATCTAAAATTCCCTGATTGTCAAATGATTCCAACCTGTATACGTTTTCAAATTGAGGTGCTCCAATAATACCACCTGGCAAGAAAGCAGGTTCTATAGTTAATACTGTTCCATTTAGGTATTCATAACCTAGTTTGTAAATCCCAGAAGGCCATCCACTAGCATATGCCGGACTAAGGAAACCAGTAGCAGTTGTAAAAGTTTGAATCTTGCTCGGTAGTCTACTAGGTGCAACTTCTCTTGGTTGAATGACTGAGGTAAGTTTTGCAGGCTGATAAGCTATTGAAGGCGTTTTCAATGTGTTTATAGATTTAGTAGTGCCCATAGAGCTAAATCTTAAATCAGTAAACTCTTTGTTTTCGAGAGAGTATGTAACAGCTCTACTATTCGGAGTTAATGTACTTAGATATAATGATTGTCTGCCACTGGTAATCTGTGTTACACCTCGTTTGTACGTTGCTAGATTAATATATTCAAGTGCCGCTGGATATACTGACGGCGTGGGGTTAGTTAATAATGCACCATTATAGGGAATTGTTGCAGTAGTATTAATTGTAATTGTAGTTGGTGTAAAAGAAGTTACTGTAAAATTTTGTCTGTATACCGGTCTATCGTTTGATATAGTAACTGTATCTCCAACATTATAAGGACGGTTTGCAAAATTAGGTATGTCTAATACGTTATTCCCAGTTCTGCTAGAATATGTTAAGATACTGCTGTCGTAGATGTAATCATTTACCACATTCCATTTGACTTTACTTTGTCCGTTAATGCCAATAGAATCAAAATTTATAGCCGGATCACTAAATGTAGATAATCTTGTAATTCCATATGATTGTTTAACAACAGATGGTATCCCTAATGCAGCAAAGCTAGTATCTAATGTCGCATTATATCCCGTTGAAGTATTTCCAATTTGTACTTGTGGGGCAGCAATATTTACAGACCCTGGACTACCAGATGCAATTGTCCATAGAGGATAAAATACAATTTCCGATGTAAATGGATTTGTTGTAAAACTAAAAGTAATTTTAGTATAGGTAGAAGTTGTTTGATTATAATAACTGGTCGGTGCTACAATCGTCGAAGAGTTTGTACGATCATAAACTCCGTACGACATATTGGTAGCAGATCCCCTCTTGGCAAAGAAACTAGCAGTATATCTAGTATTGCTAGACACCGTTAGCACTTGACCAATGTAGGCAGTACTGGTACTAGTAATTACTAAGTTGTCTCCAAAGCCGTTAGACAACACGTATAAATCGTTAAATGGTAATATGTCATTATCGCTAACATACCAATCAACAACATCATAATTGGCTGTAGTAGGGCCGGCGGCCGATCCTTTAATCCACGAAGACTTAGATAGATCATTACTATTTTGTAAGAGGTTAACAAACGTTCCTCCACTACTGGATAGAATATCAAATCCTAGTAATATATCTGGAAATCGTTGTCCATCTGCACAACCTGGTGCGGGGAATATTAATGCCGGCATAGCAGTATTTACTCAAAAAAATAGCTGCCTGGTGGCAGCTATTTTTGAGTCGCAGCATATTAGGAAGGAATTGCCCAACGGAAGCTGTTTAGGAATACAGCATTCTGGTTAGCAGCAATTACTGAACCGTCTTCCAATGAACGAGTACTTTGGAAGTTTGTACCTGCCAATGAAGTTCTGAATGTTGTAGTGTTAGCAGTGGCTACCCAATGATCAGCAGCAGGTTGTGCTGCATCATAGAAGTCGTTGCTGTCAATAGTTACACTCACAGTATCCATCAATGTACCTAAGGCACTTGGAATAACTTTCAATCCGTATAGACGTCCACGGATGTCTGGATCGTATGATGGTCCAAGAACAACTACAGGACTAAACATGAAACGCTTACTGTTATACACGTTGGTATAAACAGGAACCATATGACCCATGTGTGGTTGGAATATTGTGTTGGCGGCGCCAGTTAGTACACCAGTAGCTACGGTACCGGCTGACTGATACGAACCGCCACCACCTAATTCAAACAAGTGGCCCCAACGACCTGTTGTGATAGTACATGCAGAGTATACGTGAGCATTGGCACCAACTAGGTCGCCAGTACTTGCACGAACACGAGGAACAGCCAATACTCCACCGTGTACTGCTTGAGTATGGGCAACTGGTAATGTAGGTGTCAATGATAAGCCAACTGGGAATCTATTACCGTTGATGTATGCATAGCACGGCCATGGTGCAACACCTGGTGTTCCAGAAACTGGTGCACCTGTGCTGTAGTTAATACCAGAACTGGTTCCTAGACCTGCACCGCTATCTTCTGGCTGAGCACGTTCAAATTCCACACATCCTAACCATTGGGTTTGTACGTTGGCAAAAGTTTTTCCTTGGACCATTAAGTAGCGAGGTTTAGCAAACAGGTACATGAATCCACCAGTAGTTTGTGACATGCTTGTAAGATCAACAACGCCACCTGTTGCTGCTGTAGCTGGGATAGTGGTGTTGTCACTCAAGTGAGCAATGTTAACACCAACGCCATTAGTCAATCCGTATGCTGCTACCCAACGCTCATAGACTGTTAAGTTATATGCACTACCAGCGTTGGTAATCAAGTTACCAGCACCAGCACCAGTTGCCAATGGATAGAAACGGAATCCAACGTATTTGCGATCCAAACTGTTGTTGAATAACAATACACTGGCTTCTGTACTCTTATTTGGAGCACTGTAGATATATTCTAAGAAGTCAGTTGCAGCACTTGGTGTATAGATAGCCGGAGGGTTAGCACCGTTACTATATACAGTGTGTCTAATAGGATGTCCCAATGTCATGATTGCACCGCTGACTGCTGCAATGAAAGTGTAAAGAGGCATTGTCCTGTATATTGGACTTGCAGCAGCAACCGTTACAGTCTGTGATACTGTCAGTGCTGTGTTGCTTGCAATTGCAGTAACAGTCAAATACTGTCCGGCAATGGCAATTTCTGCGCCAACGTGCAATTCTGTTGTAAACAGAGTGTTGACACCAGTTACGGTGTTGGTTGCCGCAGTACATTGTCCAGTTAATGCCACTGGTGGTCCGCCTGCACCTTGAATCTTAATTAGACCAAACTGGCTAAAACCTGTAGCAGTGGCCACAGTTACAGTGGTACTGCCAGCAGCAAAAAGAGTACCAGGAGCAACTACTGAAGTAGTCTGCGTGGTAAATTTGTTACCAGTGCCTGCACCTTCACGACTTCCTTCCATTACAAATCCGTGAAGTTTTCTCTTCTTGTAAACAGTTCCGCCTGTTAAAGAATGACTATAATCAAACGCTACTCTAAATTGAGCTGCGTTTATGATCTGGATTACCTTGACTTCATTACTGTCAATTATCAAATCATCACCTACTCGTAGGTCAGTAGTAAATGTACTGCCAGAACCGTTAATGTAAGTGTCATCACGTTTAAAAGGTATTGCAGTAACAGTTTGACGTAGCACGTTGATAGCTGTTCCAGAATAGCCAAGATAGTCAGTCAATGTCGCTGCTGTTGTTGCGTTAGCAGCAAAAGAGAATGTACGTAATTCATCACCAAGCAACACTTGATCACCTGTGACCAAATCCCAACTGAAGTTAGTGGCTGTACCAGTAACTGAAGCAGTTCCGCCTGTGACTGTTACCGTACCCCGCGGATATGCTTTCACATGTAAATTACTGTCAGTAAAATCCATTGGTACATTCAGCGTCATAGAAATGTTGCTGGCAATGGCGGTGATTTGTCTCACCCTACCGTTGATCATGACAGTTCTTCCTGTTGCACCGTTAACTGCTTTGGAAATACCTTGACCGCTGGAAATGGCCACACTTGGAGATACCAATACAGTTGCGCTGGTGTCATTGGTAACTGTGCCAACAACAAAATATTGGCCAGCAACTAAAATACCGTCACCTGGTTGCAATCTGTTTGGGCTGCCGTCTGCACCTGTGGCAAAACTTGTGCCGACACCGGTAATTACACCGTTGGTAGCAATGGCTACTGTACCTGCTAGGGTAGCTGTGGTAACACTGTTGGTCAAGTCACTTAGAAAGAAAGTACCAGTACCTACTACGGTTGCACTGCCGTTGGTCACGTTAACTCGGCCGCTGGTGTCGCCTCTTGCAACAATATCAACTGTACCAGTTACTGTAGCTTGAATAAATTTAACAGCACTGGGCAAGGTAATAGCAGGGCTAAATCCCGAAGTGACTGTAAAAGCACTGTCGGAGGAAATTGCCAATACAGTTCTCACCTGTCCAGCAATCATAATTGTATCGCCTGGTGTCAGCTGAGTTGTAAAAATTGTTCCCACACCAATAACGTTGGAGCCCGATGCTGTAACGCTTCCTTGAAGTGTGTCGTTTGTTAACCATTGGTCAAACAAAGCAAAGGAAGGCCACATTTCAGCGCCAGTTGCTGATGGTCCATATGTAATCGATGCACTGTTTTTACCAAGTTCGTTTAGTGTTGCCATTTATATATTCTCCTGTTGATTATATCGCTAATCAAATCTTATTTTGTATTTAGTTCTCGTATCTCAAATGTTGAACAAAGCCAGCGAAAAATTAACGCCTGCGCCGCTGACCACATTTACTGTCAAATAATCATTAATGTTGATGGGATACTCTAGATCCCCGTAGACATAGGTAAAATTGCCCGCAGGCAGGGTAAAAAAGTTCAACAGTGTTCCATTTCTATAAAGACCCACAGTTAGGTCAACACCCGCTATTTTACCGTTGGTCAATCTAACTGATCTCACTGTGTCATTTGCATTGGGTGCAAAAACAGCACTGCCCAACAAGGGCGCATTGAAATTATTCAGTATATTAAAAGTTTTTATGGGCTGATCCGAAGCGCCGCCACCACCCCCTCCAGAACTGGTAAAAGTGATAGTTTTGGGCGAAGCTGCATTGTTTGTCACAATGGACATGCCAGCACCCGCTACAAATCGAACAGTGTCAGCACCCGTGGCAGTTATGGTGTTTTGTCCTGTAACTGCTATGCTTTTGAAACTGTCGGGATTTAGCAAACTGCTGTTGATGCTGACACGGGCAATGCCCGAGCCCAAATTGGTCACAATCAAACCGCTGGCATTGTCAAAGCGCAGGCTGACCACATTGGTCACTGTGGTCACAAGATCGGTTATGCTGCTGAGACTGCCGCCTCCTCCACTACCCCCACTGCCAGTAAAACCAACAACACCCTGTGGACCCTGTGGGCCAAATGAACCCACAAAGCCTCGAACGCCCATGCTGCCCACAAAGCCTGACTCACCCAGAGAACCAGTGAATCCACGAGACCCAAAGCTACCAGTATAGCCACGTGGACCCTGTACTACGCCTAGATCAACCCAATTGTTGCCGTCCCAAATGTACAGTGTGCCCGTGTCACGAGCCAGTACAGTGTCACCAACAGCACCAGTCCAGGGATCAACCAAATCCGCGGCAGTGTTGACATAGTTGGTAATGGTGATGGCCACTCCGGGGCCCCCGCTGCCCCCGGAAGCCACAATGGGTATGCCCCCGGGTGTGACACCGTCACTGTAGCGCAGTTCCGCTGAGTCGTTGTCGTAGAATAGTTCACCCTTGCGACCCACATAAGTGGCCGCAGTGCCCCCGCTTTTACTGGTCCATATAGTACGGATAATGGCCATTGCTGGGGCCTGTTAACCCAATACGCCGGGCTGGATAGTTTTGGGTGCCAATGATTTGGCTCTTTTGACAGCCACTGGTGTCAAGTGAGCAGGGCCATTGACTTGACCTGCACCATGTGGACTGTGCTGTTGTGCGTCAGCTGATTCACTGTCCAAACTCACTGCTTGATCACTGGGTCCAACGGAATCTTTCACAGTGTCCAAATGTTGTTGCAATGGAGGCGACCATTTGACATCACCCTTGCTGTCTATTCTCTTGCCGGGATTGACAACGGCATCATCGTCCTCACCCCCGCCAACTCCCAGTTGATTCTTAATGGCGCTGAGTGGCACCTGTACCGTGACCATTTGATCCGGTATATCTAGTTTAATTTCTTTGAGGAATTCACGTGCTCGCATAAGTGTTATTTACCATAGTGTGAGAGAATAAAATACGAGACAGAGTCAGCGTATAAACTCCAGCTGACTAGGCCCGTCAGTGACAGCAACTTCCACAATGATGCGACGACTGCCCCGGATCAGTATATCAAAGTGCTCAAAGTCCTGGGACTGTGCTATTGTTAAAGTGTAAGCTGCTCGTTGATCTGGTGCAATATACTTTCTCACTTGACCCCGCATGTTGCTGTCTATTCTGGGCAGTCCCAAACCACAATCGTCATTGAGATCGGGTCTGGTAAAACAAGGAGGCCATAAGAACAGGTGTCTATCCTTCATGACTCCCATGTTACGTAACTGTAGTATAGAAGCTATGTCCGGATCAAATCGTATGGTAAATCTATTGCTGGTAAACACAGGCCACTTGAATGCTTCCGGATTTCTAAAGTGTACTCCCACTTGCCGTATAGCAGACTTGTGCTGTATCTGAGCAGTTCTTTTGCCATAATCAACAACGAGCACACTATTACCATCTTCGCTGTGACAGTCTATTTGTTGTAGTTGATGATCTCTTATCTTGTCCCAAAAGTAATAACAAGCAGCCCAGCTGTGTGAACTAAAAGACAGTAGAGCCAATACAACAAGAGATCGAATGAATGTTAACATATATGAAACGTATTTACAATTAGACACATATATATGTATATACACAGTAAGACCCCGCTGTAGTAACTTTGGATCGAGTGTGTGATAGATACACATATACACATATACACATATATACACTGGAGAGATCAGTTAGAATGCTGTATATACACAGTGTGGGAGAACTGTGGGAGAACTGTGGGTCCAGAATGGGGTTAGGGTGGTTGGCACCATTTGAGCATAGCCTCTCTTCCCCACCGCCTACCACTGTGCTGACACTGTGAAAACGGTGCCAAAACTGTGAAAAATACTCCCAAATGACGCCAATAGTGGTGATTTTTCGCCCCATATTCCACCTATTTGGCACCGTTTCTCACCGTTTTTTTGCTGATTTTCCACGGTAGTTCGTTGCTCACTATAGTGCTGCAACGAGCTAGTTCGCTGATCAACGGTGGACCGCAACGATGTCTACACTGTATATATACACTATACATAAACTCTACACTGTATATATACATACACACAATGACCCCGCTGCTGTAGATCTCGTTGTATATGTATATGTCTATATATACACATAGATTGACTATATACAGCACTGTAAATATCAATATGAGCAAGCAAGATAACACACCCGTTGAAACTCTTATATATAATGCGGCTCTCAAAGAGCTCAATCGAAGTGACTATAAGAACAGCACTAAAGAGATTCAAAAGGCTTGGGTTATGGGATGGCTGATATCACAGCTGAAAATGGAACATCAATACAGCTACGATCTCAAACGTAGGATAGATCACATAATCCACAGTAGATAACATGACCCCGCTGCTAGTGTATATGTATATACACAATGACCCCGCTGCTAGTGTATATGTATATACACAATGACCCCGCTGCTCCAAGTGGGGTTTTTTGCGGCAAAATCCCATTGACAGGCTCTTTGTTTTCGTGTATAATAACTACTGTTGAGAGGGGGCCTCTAGCTCATGTTGGTTAGAGCAGCGGACTCATAATCCGTTGGTGCCGTGTTCGACTCACGGGGGGCCCACCAGAATAACGCGACTGTGGTGAAATAGGTAGACACAAGAGACTTAAAATCTCTCGCTTAACGGCGTGCCGGTTCGATTCCGGCCAGTCGCACCAAATGGTATCTATATACACATGTAGTATATAGTAGTAGTGATAAACCCTAGAACAACAGGATATTCTGTGGGGCAGTTGACAGGCACTTACCAGCCGAGAGTCAACAAGATCACAGAGAGGATAGGGTCTTAGACCGCCGCAACTGTTGAGAATCCAGGACCTTATGTGGTAAGAGGTTAGGGCTCGCTCAATGAGCAGGAACAACTGGATGGGGACAGGATCGGAGACCTGCCGAGTTCTGTACTGAAAAACCCTATAACCCTTGTGGCGGTAGGGTTTTTTCTTATCCACAGGTTATTCACACATTATTCACAGGTTATCCACAGGCCGAGGGAGTTGTGGATAACCTGTGGATTTGCTGTGGATAACCTGTTGGCAAGCTGTGGATAACCTGTGGATAACTTCCGAGCAGGCTGTAGTATTTTCGTATGCAGAAAAACCGTTCGCGCAGCCTCGCCGTCCACCCCCACTATGTTCGAACATGCGTGTATTATAACATGGTTTTACCAAATTGTCAACCGGTAACCCTATAACCCTGCGGGCTTCTGGGTCTTTGGTTGCATGGGAGACGTTTTGCTGTTATAATACACACATACACTAAAAAGGAGCTCAAAATGTTTAATACACTTGCAAAAGCAAAATTAGTTCATAATAAACAAAAAGAATTGTATAAACTAGTTGTCGCATTTAATGTACATACTAAACAAAAAGATAATGGAGATATTGTACACATATTCCCTACGCAAAAAAAATGTGCTTATGTTAGCGGAGATATTAATTATGAGGAACTGCAAAAAGAAGTATCTCGTTTAACAGAAACTGCTAAAAAGCAATTGCGTACAGATAATATTGAATTTGTTTAATTAAAAGGAGCTATTATGCAAGATAATGTTAAAGAGAAACTCACTAGTTTAATGTTGCAAATGCAAGACATTATTATGGAGGATTACGAGGATAATGTCGACATACAGGATGCATTTAATGCATTAGCAAGTGCATTTGATTATTATATAGATTAATATTATATAATCAAAGGCCCTATGCACTGTAGGGTCTTTGGTTGACGGATTGGTAAAACCTTGTTATAATATACACATGACACAGACACTAGCACCCCGTAAGAAGCGAGCAGACCGCAACCACATCATATACGAGCTGGTTGTCAACGGTCTCAACTACATTGGCGTCACTGCCAAGACAGAGTCTACAGTGAACAAGAGCGTGCTGTCGCGTGCGGCCAAGCACTTCTACCGTGCTAAGACTGAAGACAAGAACTGGTTGCTCTGTGCTGAACTTCGTAAGTTGAACAGCAAGGATGAGATCCTTGTATATGTACACGAAGTGATCCGCGGCAAGGCGGCTGCTCACAAGCGTGAAGTTGAGATCCGTCGTATGGTCAAGCCTGTATTGAACACTGACACAAGAGGAGATTGAGATGTATCGTTATATATGTAAGATGTTCTACGGTGACAAACTCTATACGGGCCACTATTGGGGCGATGACTACAGTTTGGCCCGTGCTCGCAGGGAAGTTGTAAAAATGCAACGGATGCATCCTGTCATGCGATTTGAGTTGACAGATGGTAAAACCGGTGTTACAATAGATACATACACTAACAAGGAGCTGGCATGAGTTATACACTATACATCTACAAAGCAGACAAGCGGTGCAAGACAGGGGAGCGCCTGTTCTCTACAACTGTTTGGCCCGTAAAGGACGACAATGCCATGCGTCGCACTGTGGCAGAACTGTTTCCCTTGTATCGTCCAGAAGACGGCTTCCGCTTTGATTGGACACCCAGCATGAAGACTGTTCGTAACCTGATGTCGGGTGTTGAGATCGAAATCCCGCATGATACTCCTCGTTCATGCGATCCCTCTAGCGAACTCTATTGGAGTATGTAATGGTTTGTCCTCACTGTACTAGTTCTACGCCTGTGTTCAGCACCAAATGTCCTCACTGTACTGGTGAGTTCGGGCTGTTGGAACTGTGGTTCCTCAACTCGATCTACGCTATTACACTGGTGATCGGAGTTGGCGTCATGCTGTGGTTGTTTTCGCTGATGCTGTGATAAAGCCCTTTCGGTTGACAGGGTTACCGGTTTTACCATATAATATACACTTACACACAAAGGAGCTGATATGTCTATTCAAACTGTTAACGCAGAGATCCTCGCAGGCAACTTCACTAACGAGCAACTGGGCTCTATCATCGACGCTGTGAAATTTGCCAGGTCACGTTTGGGTCAGATGAACAAGCGGGCACTGAGCATCGGCAGTAACGTCAACTTCACCAGCACCAAAACGGGCGTGAACTACACGGGCGTGGTCACAAAGATTGCGATCAAGTACATCACAGTCAAGACCGTCGGCGGCCTGTGGAAAGTGCCTGCTTCAATGCTCACTGTGATCGAAGATCACGAGTTTGCTTAATAACCCTACGGTTGACAGGGACTTAGTTCCCTGTTATAATACATACATCGCAATAAGGAGCAGACAATGACTGTAGTGTATAGAGCAGGTGATCAGACGTTTAAGGCCGTAGAGTTCCTGTTTGGCAAGCGTGAGCTGGTCAACGCAATTGTAGAGCAGGCCTTGATCAGCCAGACAGAAGCGTTCATTGAGATGATCATGGACGGGCAAGCAGACATGTCGCGCAATGGGATCAACGAAACACTGCGGGGCGTTAAGGACAGCGCCACTGACTTCATTGGCGACATGATGGGCGATCTCGAAAGCATGATTCGCGAGCGCATGAAGGCAGTGAACTACGGCGCGGCAGTTACTGGGATCAAGTACGATCTCGCTGGCGACGTTATAGACATCGAAGTTGATGTAAGCGTGGGCGTAGAAGTTCAATAACCCTTCGGTTGACAGGGCTATTGTTTCCTGTTATAATACATGCATAGACAACAAAGGAGCTAGCAATGCGCAAATACACTACAAAGCTGTTGGAAATGATGGACGAGGGTTTGCTCTCTGCAGAAGCTGTGGCAGAGATGTGTCTTGCTTACATGAGCGAAGACGACGTCAAAGACATGTGCCGTGCTAACGACATCCTGGACGAAGAGGACGAGGACTACATTGTAGAAGAAGAGGACGAAGAGTGGACTCCGGACAATGCAGACTTCAATGATCCCGGCTCACGTCACCACTATTAATTAAGGAATGAACATGCGATACTATGACGAACTGGCAACTTACGAGCGCGATGGCTTTACTGTGATCGTAGACAAGAGCTGGGAAGATCTCAGCGTCCGTGACTGTTTCGACGAAGAGTGCCACGACATTGATCAGATCTGCCGAGACATTGATTCGGGCAACTTGGATTGGTTCATGCTGCGTGTACGTGTAATGGTTGACAGTCTTGAGGTGGGCTCGCACTACCTGGGAGGGTGCCTGTACAAGGACGCTCGTGAAGTACTTACAGACGGTACCGCAGAGGACTGCATTGGTGAAGCACTGCATGAAGCCAAACGTGAAGTCTACAAATATAAACAGAAGTTCGCTGAACTGAGCGACATGGTGGATCGTGAAGGCATTGATGCGTAATATTAATGAAGTACTACAGTGGGCAGGTACAGTGTGCATTTTGACAATGTACGTGCTCATGAACTTCTTTCGGGAGTTGGGTCTAGATCCGTTGTTTGGACTCCTGGGCGGGTTGTGCTATGCCACCTGGGCATATCGTGTGGCAAATAAGCCACAATTGCTAGTTAACGTTGTGGCAATATCCGTATGTGTTGTAGGGTTATTCAAAGCACTTGGTTGACAAAGTGGTAAAACCTTGCTATAATTAGCACATGGACAGTTAGAAAAGAGTTAAAGGTTACCTAGACCACTAGGCGACTGGGATGATGACAGTACCGACGGGAGCTGGTCAAGTCCAGGAGCATGAAGCAGGAGCAATCCGGAGTTGCGGTGGACAATCTAGGAGTAATGACCGTGCAGGCCCTTGACGGAGACGTTCCCCTGGGTAGAGACAGATGCACAATGGTTCCTTTAATTCTTTTCTAACTGTCCATAAGGGGTTGACAGGTTGGTAAAACCGTGTTATAATACATACTTACACACAGCAACTAGGAGCAAAGATGAAAGCACTACAAGAGTTCATTGCACAGAAGAATCACTGGAACTCATTCTTCAAAGGCGAGCAATACGAGATCAAGACTGCCAAAGGTCGTCAGCGTGTCGCAGATATGATTGACAGCGCACTGAGTCCCGAGAACTTGACCTGTGATGGAGAACTTCCCCGCACAGAGGTCAATCGGAGATACAAAGAGCTGATGACTGCGGCCAAGCAACTGAAGAAGATGGACCCTGCTGTTAAGTTCTACGAATACGAAACGGAGATCTAATATGCAAGCACAAGTCACAACCATCCTCCGACAGACTATCGAAGTGCCGGAAGGCACCGATCGACAGAGCGTGCTAGAGTTCCTAGCAGAGAATCAAAGCTTCAGTGAAGCGTTCATTGGGGTTAGCGACATGACACAACGGTTCCGCATTGTTGATATCAGTGTGGTGGAAGAAGAGATTACTGAACTTGGTGAGGAGAGCTACGATGCCTAATTGGTGTAACAATACGCTGGAGCTCCAGCACGAAGACCCTGCAATGATCGAGCGTGCCAAGGCCGCTATGATGCGAGGCGAGTTCCTACAGGAGTTCATTCCTGTGCCCAAAGAGCTCAGCGAGGCAACTGCTAACTTCACAACCAACGAAACATTGGTGGAGAAGTATGGATACAGTTCTTGGTACGACTTCTGTGTAGCCAATTGGGGTACCAAGTGGGATGTGGGCGGTGATGACTACGGTACTCCTACCATTACCGAAGACGGCAAGATGATCGCAGGCTTCGACAGTGCCTGGGCTCCTCCTACTACTGCAATGGAGCGGTTGGTAGAGATGGGGTTCACTGTCAAGCTCTACTACTACGAGCCTGGTATGTGCTTTGCTGGCATTTGGGAAGACGGTATCGATTCCTACTACGAGTACGGTGATATGTCGGCAGCTGAAGTCGCAGAGTGTTTCCCTAAGGAGCTGGACGAGATGTTCTGCATTAGCGAAAGCATGGCAGAGTGGGAAGCAGAGAACGCCGAAGAAGATCAAGAATAACCCTAAGCCCGCAAGGGCTTTTGGTTGACGCTGTGCGCTTTTTATTGTATAATACACATACACTAACAAGGAGCACTAAATGACAATTTACATTTTGCAAGCACAAGGGCTTGGGGACTTAGAGGACGCTTTTTACAACATAGGCGTTTACAGTACACACGACAAAGCACTGAACGCAGAGGAAAACTTTGTACGCGACTATTACAGCGAAGAGGGTTTTGCTGTAGCAACTAACATAGAGATGATAGAGTTGGACATGGAATAACACTACAGCGTATAGGGTTACTAGTTGACACTATGCGCTTTTTATGCTATAATACATTTTTAAACGGAGCACACACTATGCAAGCACTTAACGCACAAACTGTACAGCAGTTTATTGAAAATACAGAAGACGGCTTTAATTTTGAGATAGTTGTTAATAAAACATTTACTACAGCAGGCGACGGCTTGTGGAGTAGTATTAGCAAAGCAGTATTTGTTGAAAGTATTAGTATGTTTATTAGTACAGAAAATAATGAAGGCGATTTTTACGACGGCGATTTAGCTATTAACTATACAAACGCTACATGGGATAATGATGTAGACGGATTAATTTATACTGACAGAGCATTTATTGCACAAGTAAAAGCATTTTTAATTAATGCGGGCTTTGATAATGAAGCTGTTAATGCTATTAATTATAGCGAACAAGGTATGCAAGACGACGAGCGTGTTAGTTGCGACGCTT